AAGCCCCGGCCTGAAGGCCGGGGATCGTTTACACCGATTGTAGGAGGCTGTCGAACAAGGCGCGCAGCCTGCCCTCTGCCCATGTGATTGCCCTGCGCTTGTCCGACTCTAGCAAGTGCTTGCTCACGAAGGTGACGTTGAGCCGATGTGCGTGCAGCATCCAGTTTCCGTGGATAAAAGCGAGCTCCACGGAGACAGTGTTACCGGGCACCCGGAACTTACGCACCCAGACGCGGGCAGCCGTGGAGTACCGCCAGCGCATAAGCCAAGCACCTTCTTGAGGATCTCTTCGGCCGTGAGGAAGCCCGAAGCCAGCAGGGCTCGGATGTGCTCCTTGTCCGCCGAGGAGATGGGCGACTTGGGCTGGTTGTCTGCCTGGGCAACGGCCTGCTTCAGCGAGGCGATCTCCTCCCCGCGGGCGTCTAGCGCCCTCTTCGCAGCGGCGTAATCAGTCTTGAGCTCCTGGAGCTCTTTTATGACCTTCTCCAGGGAGAGCCGGGCCGACGAGAGATCCGCTTGAGTCTTCGTGAGCTTCGAGCTGTTTGCCTCCGAGTCCGCGAGCATTGCGAGAATGGTCCGGTCGCAGCGCTCCTTCTCCGCTGTCAGGGTGTTGATCTGCGACTGTAGCGCGGTGTTGATCTGCTCCGCTTCCCTGTAGAGGGTAGCGAACCCTTCATCCACCTGGGCGAGTGCGGCCTTCCCCTCTTCGCTGACCCGAGGGGGGACCGCGGGGGCCGCGGAGGGCTTCGGCTTGCGATCCTCCCACCAGGACCTGATGATCTGTGGGCAGCGCTCCGGGACGTTGACCCTCCGCTCGATAGTCTCCTCCAGGGTAGCGCCGTCGTGGATCGTGGAGGGAAGGAGTGGGTTCGCCTTCAAGGCCTCGTAGACGTCGTCCCAATCTGAGAAGGACTGATCCAGTCCGATGATGGTGCCGGCCATCGCCGTGAGCCAGTCCCCCGCCTCGGGCTCCGCCTTACCCGACTTCTCACCCCTCTCGGCGCTTTGTGCCTGCAAGAAGCTGAGCCGGTACTTGTCCTGCACCGTCTTGAGTAGGTTCCCCCAGTTTGCCGTGGTGGGCGGCAGGCCGCGGCAGTAGATATTGTGGCTTTTCATGGCCATGGTCGGCGCGATGGTCGCCGAGCTCACCTGGAGGTTAGTGATCCACACGCCGGCCACGATGTTGTACTTCTTCAGGTAGTTCGTGTCCGGCGAGAACTCCAGGGTGTGCACCTGCACTTGAAACCCGATCTCCTCCAGGGCCCGTGCCTTGACGAGGACATCCTTCCGATCGGGGTGGGGCACGAACAGCAAAATACCGGGCTTCGGCATGTTTTCCATAGGGTGTATCTCCACAGGCGTTATCCCGTCCTTGCGCCTATTCTTGCCCAGAAGCACAAAAGGCCCGATACCCCGGAGGGGTCGGACCTTTTGGGTTAGGCGAGGGGTAGGTGTCAGGCCGCCTGCATCAGCAGCTGCTGAAGCTTCAGCCTATCCTCGGGGGGGAGGGTCTTGTCCTTCAGGAGATCCGTGGCGCGCTTCCGGTCCGAGGGGTCGGGGACCGGACTATCGGAAAGCCGGAGCGCGAGTTCGCGCAGGAGTTCGTGGGCCATGGGTGTAGTCCTTGTATGACACTGATTTACGTGTCCGTCAAGGACGACACCCGAGATCTGCCCCTGACAGGACCTACTTGCTCTGAAGGCAGGCCCACGTTTTGGGGCCAACAATGCCGTCCACCTGGAGCTTATTCATGGTCTGGAACGCCCTGACAGCCTTGACCGTGGCGGGGCTGAGCACCCCGTCCGCTCCGTTTACGCCTAGGTTGTACCCGAGCTCAATCAGCTTATCCTGAATCTCCTTCACCGTGGGCGGGCTGTCGGTATAGGGGATATGCTCGCTCCAGGAGGCCAGATCTTCCGCAAAGTCCGGCATGTCGACCCCGTACAGCCGCTCGATGACAGGACGGATGGCGTTGTACCTGGCGGGGTAGATCGCGATCTTCGGCCCAAAGGTAAGTGCGCGCAGAAGCGGAATGGCCTGCTCCTTCGTAGCGGGAAGGGCCTGACCCATCTCAGGGAGGGCTGCCTTGTACTGGTTGGCCGCCACGAGCGGCAGATTCGCGGAGAAGGAGAGGAACGCCGCCTGAACTGCGCCCACCCAGCCGGAAGATGTGGTTAGACCCGACGGGTAGATCTGAGGCCTAACGTCCGGCATGACGAACGTCAAAAGCTTGTTCAACACGTGTTTGCGCTGGACCTCCACGGGAGTGGGCAAGGCCAGGAGGTTACACATCGCGGAGGCCGTCTGCTTGGCTTGCGCCTTCGAGGCGTCCGTCCAAGAACCGTCTCGCCCGTCGCAGCCATAGAGGAGCTGGGCCATGTTCGAGGAGTCGAGCGGCCTACCGTCGTGCAGGAGCTTACCGGCGCTCAGCTGCACACCCCTGGACGCCAGGAGGTCGAGCAGCTCCTTCGATTCGCCAGGGCAAACCTTGACGATATCGCTGAGGAGAGCAGAGGCCGCGTGGGTGGCGCCCGCCAGCTGGATGTAGCCCAGGCTGTAGACCGCCCTGTCATACCCGTTAAAGGCGTCCGCGCGACCACCCTCTGTGGCCGTGATCACAGCCATCACTTTCAACCCAGACGAGGAGGAGGCGTTGGCGTCAAGAGCCCCCGCTGTACCCCTGAACATCCACCCAGCGTACCCGCCATACTTGCCCCACGTAAAATCTTGCATGGGGCTAAGTCTAGGTTCAAAGGGCCACGGAGGCCAGAAAGCTCTTCCCTGTCTGGCTCGTGAGCGAGATCTCCAGGAGGAGCGTACCTAGCTGCGGTTGTACGGCACAGCGCTCCACGGTGGCGCGCATGAGCCGCTCCTCCCTGCGGAGCCTCGTATTCGTAGCCTGAAGCGAGATCAGCTGCTCCGATGCACGGCGCACGGCCAGCACCGCAGCAGAGCGCAGGTCCATCCCGTTGCCTGGCCTGAAGGCAGATCTAGCCACGGAAAGGAGGCCACCGCCGAGCAACGGGTACCTGAGGTTTGTGCCCGGGGTCATCATCAGCAATCGAACAAAGGTTTGCACCAGCCGAGGCAAGCCCTGGACACGACGGGTCTGCTTGCCTGCCCTGAAACGGAGGAGCACCTTGTCGGAGAACGGCGTGTTCGACGAGGTCACAGAGGCCCTGAGCTCATGCCCCGCCAGACCTTGAGGCACCTGGGCGACGATCGTGAACTTATCTTGGACGTAAAAAGACGGGGATGGGGTGTCGTTCAGCCGAACCTCATCCACGCCCACGAAGGGGCCCCCCTGGATGCGCACGCTCGTGGGCACCAGGTTAGGTACATAGTCGAGCCTGCTCACGTCGAGGAGGCTCTGCACCTCGACCACCTGCAAATCGTAGGTCATGGCTAACTCTAGCCTGAACCGGTGGGTCGTGTCGCGGATCCAGCCCGCGGGGGCGGGCCCCCTGAAGTACATGCCCGTGAGATCGCAGTCCTCGAAGGTTACCCCGAGCTCTGCGTTAGCAAACACGGCCTTCCTGAGATTGCAACGACGGAACACCAGAGCGCCCTCATGCTTGAAGCGCACGTCGGTAAGTGACATGCCGTGCAGGTCGCACTCCTCGACGACACACGGCGTACACACCGACCAGGTGTGGGCTCGTGCGAAGGACAGGTCGCACTGCCTCAAGTCCACAGAGTTGTTTATTTCCCAGATGCAGGCGTGGCTCATGCTCGTTCTGCTTATGCGTAGGTCAGAGGTGTTCCGCACGTTAGCCGACCTGAAGATCGCGCCATCCATGGCGAAGGTATCCACCCCCACGACGGACCCGTGCAAGAAGTTCACCCCTTCGAGGACCAGGGAGCCGCCTGCTTGAAACCGAGCTGCCGCCAGAGTTACGCCCCGGAGCTCCAGGTCTTCGAAGTCCTCGAAGACCTCTCCGGCAAGATCGAAGTAAGGGAGCACGCCCAGGCTGAGCGTCTTGCGCACTGCTGCATTGCCTGACGTTAGCGCATGGAGCAGGTCCTTCCTGGTCCACGAAAAGATGAGCTGTGCGGTCGTACTCTTGAAGTGGATGTCCCTCGACTGTAGGTAGGCCTTGAGTGCGCGGAACTGGGTGTCGGTTAGCACCTTCTTCAGGCGCATGACATCGGCTTGAACTAGCATCGGGTCTGTTATGCCCGGAACGCGTGAGGTCCTGTAAGTTGACCTGCCTGTGCTGCCGGGCGAAAATCAAGAAATGCCCGAGAAAGCCAAGCAGAGGTTCCTGTCGCTGGTGGACCACGCCAAACCCGAGGACAAGGAGGCCGTCATCGTCTCAGAGATGGCTCTCTTGGTGGAGGCCGCGGCCAAGACTAACCTGGAGCTGGAAGCGTTGCGAGCGACCATGATCAAGGAGTTCGAAGCCGTGCATCAAGAAATACAGCAGATCGAGGTCAGCGAAGATGAGCTTGTCGCTCGCATCGTCCTCGCCTTTAGCCAGCAGGCCAAGGCTGATAAAGAGCAGAACGCCAAGCTCACGGAGCTCAGCCGTAAGGTCACGGGCAGGGAGGTCGCCCTGGGCTCGGCCAAGATCTTTGGGGCTGTCGTGGCTCTTCTCGGGGGACAGGATCTTCTTCAGTGGGTCGCAGGTCTTATCAAGGCTTCGATCCGGTTGATGATATCCTTAGGTCATGGAACCCTCTGTCACCCAAGAACAGCAAGAGATCGCTCAGCTGCTGCTGTCGGCAGCCATTCCGTGGCTAAAAACGCACCCCTGGGCGATCTGGGTGTGCGCTGGAGGCCTGCTGCTCCTGGCCACATCCTTCGTGGCTGGAGTGTCTAGCGACATGATCGACTACACCAAGCTCACCACGACCAGGAGCCGTGCCGCCTACCGGATCGCCAGGAGGTGCGGCATCTTCTTCAAGGGCTTCTCCCGCGATGTCTACGAGCTCTGTACAGGGAAGAGCTCAGGGGGCGCTCCGGACTCCGAGCCCTGAACCCTGCGCCTCAGGCAGGGCCAGCTGCCGCTTGAGTTGCCGGTTGAAGAAGAGCAGCCGCTGGTTGCTCACCTCGTGCCCCTTGTCGCAGGAGCCTGACGCGTAGCTGCTCAGCCGGTACGCAAAGGCCTGGCCAGAGCAAGCCGTGAAGCTCCTCCTGAGCATACGCAGGCCGGCGCGGAAGCACTTCTTCCGGTCTGCCACCAGGTCTCGCCCGCGCCAGCTGCCTACCGTGGGGTCTGCGTCTGGCACCTTGCCTTCGCCGAGGTGGATCTGCATGAGGCACCAGGACTGCCCCCCATCACCTCGGGACAGCCGCCCTATCCCCCGATCGATATCCCGTCGGAACCCGCTTTCAAAGTACGCCACACTCAGCATCAGGAGCGCGGTCCACGCCCTGCCCTTCTCTTCATCCTTCAGCTTGAACACGGGGTCTTCCTCGGGCATGAACGCCACCTCCACGGCGTCCTCCGCGATGGACAGATACCTGGCCTGCGCCTGCTCCTTGGACTCCCGGGCTTCGAGGAGGAGACTCTCGCTCCTTCGCTCAGGGGGGTACCATAGGGTGAGCAGCGTGTAGAGCCAGAACGTAACGATAGCTTTCATCATGTACCTTATGCTGTGGGTTTCTCAAGGAAGAGTTTGTCTCTAAGCCAAGCCAGGCCCCTCGTCTAGCTGAGTCGGGCGTATAGCTCTTCGGCCCTCGTCTTGGGGTCGTCCTCGGAGATGACCCCGCGATAGACGCAGAAGACACTGCCGGCGCAGTCCCCCCACGCCGGCCCGAAGGAGGCGTACCCCGCGATGACCGGCTGCTTGAGCTCCGCCATGATGGTTATCAGGGCGAGACACGCCATACCGACGCGCTCCGTGCCTTCGCTCGCGTCGACAGCGGTCAAGTAGAGACCTCCGTCGGTACCCGAGTTAAACCCGTAGTTCAGCTCCCAGCGGAGGTTGTTCTGCGTAATCTCGGCGACGAGCTGGTGGAACCGGTCCGTGTCCCGGTCCTGGATCGTGAGAGAAGGCATCTCCTTGCCTACGATCACATGATCGAGCCAGAGGATGATCTTTGAAGCGACGTTGTCGTCCATGTCGAGCACCCACCTGAAAGTAATGCTCATGCTGTACCTCCTTACCTTTTCGTTATTACGCCTTTGGGTGCTAAACGAACCCCTCCTCCCGGCGTACGCCCGTTCAGGGCACGAGAGGGAAGGGCTCCAGGCACTCAATGTGCCCCAAAGCCTCCCTGGCGGTGTCCATCGCGAGGTCCATCTCCTTGTGGAAGTCGGGGTCAGGGTTGAGGGCGTCCTCAACGTCCACAAAGAGGCCGCGGATGGGCCCGAGAACAGACCCGAGCAGCTCGACGGTCGACTCGTCTAGCTCGTTAAGGATCCGGAGCACAGCCCAGATCCGGTCCTCGTCGGTCTTATCCTCCGCAGCGCTAGAAGGCTTAGCGTAAGGATCAATCAAGGTGAGGATGTCCGCCGGGGGCACCCTGTCGATCTCGTCGATCTGCCACAGGATAGCCCCCAAGTCAGCCGTGGTCGTCTTCTCCACCCAGCGGATGGTGCTGGAGAAGAGGACACGGTTCCACCGGGTGACGGTCTCACGTACACGCTCGTCAGTGACGAGCGTGGTTTCATCCCCGGCGTGCCACCTCAAACGAATGGTCCGATCGTTCATGCTGTAGGTCTCCTCCTACAGGACCTTTATGGCTAAAAATGCTTATTTTTTGCGGGGCTAGAAAAGAGGGTGGCTGCTCTTTAAAGTGCGAACACTTCAGCAGCAGCCACCCCGTCTTCATACTCGCCCTCAGGTGTTCAACAGACACATGTCCGCTGCACCTTATAGGCTGGTCTCCTCACCCCTCGCCGGGTGAAGCCTCCGTACCGCTTTCAGCGCGATACGGCCTGAAACCTTCTGCTCGTGCACGCTTTACCTTCGCGTGCAGGCAGTTGCCTACCTCTGGCGGACGTTTGGCCGTCCCACAGCAGAGGTAGTAGGTTCCCCACACTTCTATTATTCCAGTATTTTGCCACCCCTTGCTTGACACCCCCCAGGCCTGTGTTACACATCCCCCTGTCACTTCGTGCTCCCGTAGACCCCTACACGCAACCAACTCCACGTTAAACGGAAAAACCCAGGGTTTACAACTCGTGCGAACTGACTACCGCGGGGTAGAGCAGTGGTAGCTCGCTAGCCTCATAAGCTAGAGGACGGAGGTTCAAATCCTCCCGCCGCGCCCAGAGTAGGCCGGATTCTCGTAAGAGGGTTCGGCCTAGCTCGTTTTGAGGGTGGCTAACGTTGGGCTCAGGGCCGATACTGGGGGCATGAGTTCCAAGAAGAGGCGGCAGGCAGAGATGGCCGCGAAAGACGTGACGCCCGAAGAGCCCTCTGTCGCAGAGGCCGCTGACCCTGTCGAGGAGACCGACCCCTCTCCTGCTGCCGAAACTCGGCTCCTACCGGATGGTGTGGAGGTGCCGGTGATCACCGCGGAAATCACGGCCCCTCCCCAAGAGGAGGTGCTGGCCCCGGCCCCCATGATCGAGCCTGCGGGGGAAGATGTAACCGAGTTCCAGCCTAAGGAGGCCGTGACCCTGAACGAGTCCCCTCCAAGGTACGTCGACCCCGACGTACCGGAGAGCTTTACGCTGCGGGATAGCCTCCGGGAGGGGTGGCGCGACAGGGACTTCCTGTTCAGCCCCTCGGGCACGCTCGGGCCCCGGGAAAAGCTCCACACCTTCGATCTGGCCAGGGATCTCATCATCGCCCTTGCTGAGCGGGCAGGGGCCATCAAGAAGGTGGGGGAGGCGTCGAACGGTAGCTTCTTCTGGACCGTGAAGGACGAGCTCCACACCTTGATCGCCATGGTGGACCACACCCTGTGGTCCAAGGCTTCGCGCCTGTGTTGCGTGCTCAAGAATGAGTCCGATGACCCGAGCAACCCTGCGCTAGCTGCCTTTATCGTGAACCCCGACACGTACGAGATCCCGGGTCATCTTCGGGTGTACCCCTCCTTTACCCCGGCGGACCTGAAGGTCTACGGTGACATCCCGGCCTACGTGGCCCTGTACAACATCCATCGGGGGGCCTGGGAGGAGGCTATGCGCAGGTTTGAGATATCCGTAGACAGCAAGCCCAGCACGCACCGTATCCGCGGCACGGAGGGTAAGAAGATCGACAACCCCTTCATCCCGGGAACCTCCCTCCATACTGCCACCCTTGCGATGTTCAAGGCAGAGCGTGCAGAGTGCCCCCACTCGATCACGGATGCTCACAGCATCTCCTTTGGGGGGACCGTCCTGCCTCGGTTCCTGTTCGATGCAACCACCCCTCCCCCGAAGGAGTTCATCATCATGAAGAGGCACGACATCATCCAGATCTTCGGAGACGGCCACCGGATCTTCTCTTGCTCGGAGAAGATGCTTCTGGCCTATGGGGGCTAAAGAACACATGGCTCGCCCCGGAAGGAGGAGGGTGGGCTGCACGTGTTCCCGATCGGACCAACCTCGCGCGGAGACTCCGCGAGGTTGGTCCGATCTGTTTAGGCTTAGGGCGCCCCCGCGGGGGCACCCTTCACGAGGCGGGCGATGTAGCGCCCCGCCTCGACCACCACGACGACACTGACGGTGACGGCGGCGATTCCCGCCGCCACCGTCACTGCCGTAGCTCCGGCCCGGGCGATCTTCTCGCCCCAGCCCGCCTTTTGCCAGACCTGCGCGGGGATCTCGATCCCCACGCAGGCCCCAAGCTTCTGCTCGTCCGACAGATCCTGTCGGGCGAGGATCCCGACGACGTGGGCCCTCTCGCCCACGTCGAGGGAAGCCCACGCCCTGGGGGGCGTGGGCGGCGTCTCTTTCTTCTCTTCTTTCTTCTCTTCCTTCTTCTCTTCCTTCTTTTCTTCTTTGGCTCCCGCGTCGCTCATCTGCTCCTCCAGGGCGGCCTGGAGGATAGCTTCTAGCCATTCCACTCAGGCCTCCATCAGGCGGCCTACCCCTCGCAGGTAGGCCGCCACGTTTTCCGAAATGAATGGCGCGCCAGGGACCTCCCCTGACGCGTCGGACTCTACGCCCATCACCTTGTTCTCGTGATGGGCGTAGACCGCCGCCGCAGCTGCTAGCTGCGACGGGTGAAGCCTGAGTTCACCCCCGAGTAGGGTGCCCCAGGCTTCAGGGTGACGCCTCTCAAGCGCCATCCCGGTCTCGACGACCAGGAGTCGCTTGGAGGCCTTCCCCCCCACCCAAAGGGTGAGGGCGGCTCCAAGGGCTCCTAGCATCAGAGCCTCCTTTCATATCTATTATGCCCGTTTTTAGGCCGTTTTTGCCCTGTGCTTAGGGCATCTGTCCTCCCCTGGTTCGACCGGTTCCAGGCAGGGGGGACCGTCCTCGGTCTCCTCACCGCACAGCTTTTGGGTTGGCTCCGCCGGGGGAGGGGGTAGTAGGGTGCTAAATCGACGATACGGCAGGTCTTCGAGCACTGGATGTTCAGCCTGTAGACCACACCTCTGTGGTCCAGATAGCTAACGATAGCGATGTCCTGGCTGAACCACCGGACATCTACAGGCTTTAGCCCGATGTGCTGGAGGTAAACATCCAGGGCGACGGCCCTGAGGGCCGGCGCTGGCTCGGGCTCCGTCTGGCAGTCCTGGCTGAGGACCAGGAACAGGGCGCACGTGATAACCAGAACCGCCAGCCAGAGGGGTGCGTTCTTCATCATTTGCCAGCCACAGGGATGCAGCCCTGGCCGAGCTTGCACCGAGCGAAGAGGGTCCTGGCCCACCCGTCCCGGTATTGCATGAAGGAGCAGACCCCGTGCTTGTCGCACGTGATACTGACGTTGCGCACCTCTTCGAAGCCGGGACGGTTGATCCACCGCCCGGCCTCCTCGACCATCGCCTGGTCGCGGTTGAAGTCCACGGGGGGGTTCAGGGCGTCCTCCGCAAACTTGGTTTCCATGGCGACAGTCGCACAGACGGCCACGCAAGCAAGGACCACGTAGGACCACGTAGAGTTAGTCATGACAGACCTTTCACTTTCTGCCCCAGTGCTGCTTGGGGCCCCAGCGCGCCCTTCACTGCGACGTTCTGTGCAGCCTCGGACAGCTGGGATGTTTCTGTCTCCAGCATCTCCTTGAAGGAAGACACAGGGAGCTCCCCTTTGAACACCTGGAGCACATTCCTCAGGGCGTTCGAGGTTGCCACACAGGCCTTCAGGGGGGTGGCTCCGTTAAGGATAAGGTTAACGGAAAGCACGCGCCGGGTTTGTTCGGCGAGTATGAGCGCTGCGGTGTAGGGGTTCACACCCCCGTGGATCATGCGTTCGAACGCCAGGCCCACGGCGGCCATGGCGTCCGAGAACTCAGTGGACCCTACGGCCTCTCGGATCTTGCCCATCTCTTCACCTTCTGTGTTGTCACTGGGCATGTGCGTGCTCCTCTCTTGTTATTCCAGGTTTTACGGTGTGGTAAGCTCAGCCCATGCCTCTTATGAGCTCCGAGATCGCTGGCCAGATTGGCATGTTCCAGCAACAGACTGCTGCCTTTCAGCAGCAGAGCAGCTTCCTCTCGGATGCCCTTCAGAAGAGCGTGGATCCTCAAATGGGGGCTCCTTGGCTGGCGGGCAGGGCGATGAACATGGCGGGGGCCGTAGGTGTACCTGCCATGGGACTTGGCCTAGGTCTAGCGGGACTTGATCCCATGAGCCTCGGCATGCGTGCTGCGGGCGCCTTTGGGTGGGCTCGCCCGGGCATGGCAGCCGCTGCCGGCCTGGGCACTTTCGGCCTGGCCAGTGCGGGCATGTCTGGAGCTAGCTGGGCGGCAGGCCAGGTGTGGCAGGGAGCTCAGCAGCAGCAGGCCTTTGGTCAGCAGATGCGGAGCAGCTACAACTTCCTGACCCCCTCAGGCCAGGGCTTCAACAACCAGCAGCTGGGCGTCATTGGTCAGCAGATGCGCAGCTTCTCCCAGCAGGTGGGCCCCTCGGGGGAAATGGCCAGCATGGGGGAGCTCTCTGCGCTGGCCTCGAACATGGGTCGGATGGGCATGGCGAACGGGGTTCGCGACGTCCAGGACTTCTCCAGGAAGTTCAAGGAGATGTTCGAGACGGCCAAGACGATGGCGCGGGAGATGAGCACCACGCTGGAGGGGGCTCAGCAGCAGATGAGCCAGATGCGCAACTCAGGCGTGTTCCGCACGTCAGACCAGCTCCGTATGTCGGGGGAGATGCGGGCCTACTCCCTTGGGGGCAACCTGGCCATGAGCGAGCTGTCTGGTGCCGCCAGCATAGGCTCCCAGATCAGCCGTGCTGTGGGGGGTAGGGGCCGTGCAGGCGCCTTCGGAGGCATGCGCACCCTGGGGCAGATCGGCCTATCGTTGGAGTCCGGTGTCCTCAACGAGGAAGACATCTACAACGCTACGGGCATGTGGGGGGCTGAGGGCAGGCAAGCCTTCGCCGCCAGCCAGATGCAGAACTCTGCGGCCTGGTTGAGGAACGGTAAGGGTAGGCGCTTTCTGGCCTCCATCGCGGGGGCGGACGGCAAGCTTGACGCCAACTCGGTCAGCGCCTGGATGTCCGGTGATATGGGCACGGGCGACACCATGCAGAACGCCTACAGCAACCTGAACAAGGTTGGTCGAGCCGACTTCATCCGGAACGAGGGCCGTCTTCGTGGTGCTGCCCTCGAACAGTTCGGTGGGAACATCCCTGCCATGGCCCTGATGCAGTGGGCCGGCAAGCGGGGCATCGACGTGAACACCATGAACGACCGCGAGATGCTGTTTGCGCAGCGGCACACTGGCCTCGGCATGGATGAGCTGGAGAACGCGGTGAAGATGCTGCGGGACATGCCGCGTATCCAGGACCAGTCAAACCGTACGCAGATGACTGATGCGTACCGCCAGGAGATGGCGACCTACCGCAAGACCTCTGGTGTGGAGGGGGTCAAGCGGAGCATGGAGCACACTCGGGAGGTGGTCACGGGCAAGCTCCAGGCAGTGGGTCAGCAGATGTACACCGATCTCACGGGGTTCATCGAGGACTGGCTCACCAAGCAGGGGGGCATGATCATCCAGGAGGCGTCCAGGGACATCGACAAGACCTACCAGCAGGTCTTGCACGGGGACAAGAAAGCCATGGCGGCGCTTGGAGCGGGAGGCCCCGGGATCTCCGCTGCTGCCAAGTCCTTGGGCGCCGTCTCCTCCTCCAACACGGGTGGGGGCATGACGTACGACACCTTCACGAAGAAGATGAGCTTCATGGGCGCGGGCTTCGGCCAGTCCATCCAGGATAAGGTGGCGGCAGGGGGCTTCGGCAGCTTCTTCACCGGCGCTGACAGCGATGCAGGTGTGCAGCGAGGCGTTGAGCGCGCGATGGCGGCCTCTCGGGGTATGAGCAACTTCGGCAACAAGGAGGCCAGCGCCCTCGGGGCCAAGCTCTCCGGCATGCTCAACGCCAACTACGCCGCGGGGACGGTCAACATGAAGGGGGACGCCCGGATGAACGCTGTTCGGGAGCTCCTGGCCAAGGAGTCCGTGGGGAACCAGGATGCCGCTGCCCTGTTCAAGATGCTGAACAGCGGAGACACCGAGCAGGCCTACGCTGCCCTGGCAGCCGCTGAGAAGGGGATGGGCCTTGCCGACGCCACCAAGATCGGGTCAGTGTCTCAGCTTCCCGCTGGGCTCGGGTTGATGGGCAGCAGTGGCATGACGGAGCGTGAGCGCGTCGAGAGCTACGGCAAGGCGGCCCTAGGGGAGCGAGGCAGTAGAGACTACGTGGCCAAGGGTGGCGCCATCGGAGAGATGCTGTTCGGAGGCATCGGTACCGTGATCCAGCAGAAAGTGGGCAGCCACCTGGGCAAGTACGGGAACATGGCCCTGGAAGCCAGCCCCATGGGCCTCCTGGGGAAGGTCGGTAAGGCGATCGGCATGAGCCAGGGCTATCTGGCCAACATGGCCATGGGGGCTTTGGGCTACGCGGCATCCCCTGGAGAGGGTGCGGCTATCGGCACCTTTCTGAAGTCCAAGGAAGGTATGAGCCTGAGCCAGCGCATGTTCTCGGGGGAAGATATATCCTCTGACTTGCAGCAGCGTATCAACGGCATGTCCGGTGACAACGAGAGCGTTAAACGCCAGCAAGCCATGCTGCGCAGCATGATGGCAGCCAATGCCGCCATCCGCGAACGGGGCAAGACCGGAAAGGACCTCACCGAGGACCAGATCCGGGCGATCGAGAAGGAGCATGGGGCGGGGGCCGGCACAGCTCGCGGCATGATCCAGGACGCTAGCAGGGCTCTGGTGGAGCAACAGGCCATCGACCGGCGTGAATCTCTTCGCATGTATGGGAGAGGTGCCCTTGCGCAGCAGCAGCGGATGCAGGGCGTGGGGTTCATGGACAGCAGTGGCGGCATCGATCAGGCCTCCCTGGACAGGATAAAGGCCTCTGCGGGCGCAGGCGGCGCCGATGTCCTGTCGAAGATGGCCGGATTGGTGAGCCTACAGGCCAGCGGGATGTCGCCTGGCCTGACGGATAAGGAAACCGCTGCCAAGATCCAGGAGATCGGAGCCGCGGGTGGGGATCTTGAGAGTGCGATGTGGAACATGAGCATCGCTGACCAGCGGAAGCTCTCCTCCGCAGCTCGTGCCGAGGGGGCCTTCGGCTTTGCCGACCAGCTAGGTCAGATGGCCGGGTTCCGCTCCAGGACGGAGCGTACCCTACAGAGGAAGGGGGACATCGGCGTAGCCAATCTGTTCGGGTTGAAGGTCGGCAAACAGGACGCTCAAGCCCTCATGAAGGGTGGCAAGATCGCCTCCTACCTGAGCGAGCAGTTTGGCCTAGGGGATGCCGCAGCAGGGATCCAGAAGGAGATCGACGAGATCACCGAGAAGGGGCCGCCCACCCCGGCTGACTCCGAGAAGCTGGACGCGCTCCAGTCTCGCCTGAAGACCGCCACCGCGGGCGATGCTGAGCTGATGGCCAAGTTCAAGGGTATCCAGGACGAGAAGGACGTCAGCAAGCGTACCAAGCTGATCAGCGATGCCCTGCGAGACCCGGAGCTCCAGAAGAAGCAGGAGGAGCGCCAGAAGAAGAACGAGATGAACGACCCCCAACTCAAGTACCTCAACGATATCGCGAGCAACATGAAGACGGCCGTGGGCCACCTCGCCACCATGGCCAGCAAGTCCACTCCCGGTGGAGCCCCGAGGCCTGGAGGGCAGTTAGATGAGTAACCCGTTCGTGCCCGATGGGGCCCTGATCGACCCCTACCTCTTCGAACAAGACCCCCAGACCCAAACGCTCTACCCCGCGGACTTCGTGGCCGAGGGGTGTGGCCCGGGCAGGAGGACAAAGAGCATCTCGTTCAAAAAGAACGGGCAGCTTTACACGCTGATCGCTTACGATAAGCGTGTGCCCGAAGACCTCGTTCTTAGCCATGTCCGAGCCACGGCCATGTCCTGGCGCAGGGAAGAGTCCTTCCGGGGCGTCCCCCCGGGCAGGGCGGATCTTGACCCCCTGATCAAGAGGAACCTGGAGATCTGACCCTATGGCCGTCTACTTCGAGCTGGTGACCGAGGACCTTGATCAGCGCTTCCGCAAGAGCCTGGATAACCGCAGCCGGGCGGGGGTGAAGAACGTCAGGCGTCCTGACCGGGGGATCGAGGTGAAGGAGGACACTTACGCTGTCTTCCGGGTCGTTCGGGCGGATGGCTCGGAGATCAAACTGGTGGACTCCTCCTGGGCCGAGGGCGAGGGCCGGGGGTACGCCAATTTCCTCCTCCAGAGCGTTCAGGACGCTCGGATGGAGCGGCAGCAGATCATCGAAACCTTCTCCTCCCCCCTCGTCTTCTTCTTTGGGGAGTCCCCCCGGTTCATCGACGTCTCTGCCTTGCTCCTCAACACCAACGACTTCAACTGGGAGGCGGAGTGGTGGGAGAACTACAACAAGTACCTCCGCGGCACCCAGCTCGTGGAGTCGGGGGCCCGAGCATACCTGCACTACGATGACACCATCATCGAGGGGTACCCGCTCAACGCCACGGCCGTTAAGAGCGCGGACACCCCCTACATCGTGCAGCTACAGTTCCGTATGTTCGTGACCAACTACGCGAACGTGTCCGCCATCGGGGATCCTTACTTCCCTATCCATGAAAGCGCGGTACTGCCTGCGAACCTGAACGAGCGCGACGATCGGACCTTTGCTTTCGAGGTTCAGGGGGGCCCCCAGGTGGCAGCCCAGACCCTCTTCATCAGGTACTTGAAGCAGCTGGGGGCTGTGCAAATCCAGGAAGAGATCGCCAAGGTGCAGTCCATCGAGGAGGCACAGAGGCTTCAGAAGCAGTACGCGCTGGACCAGCTCGGCGTAGGCATGGAGGGGCAGAACCTGATCCCCCTCGCCAAGAGCTTTTTCCAGGGTGCTGTGGGCGCTGTCCGTGGCGATAACGAGACCGTGGACCAGGCCAATCAACGCTTCCGGGAGGAGGCCAAGAAGGCCCTGCACCTGTCACAGCAGGGCGACCCCATTGGTGCCGCCAAGCTCCTTGCCTCGGGGCACCCTATCGACGCTCTGAACGCTGTGTCCAACCGAGGCGGCGGTGTAGACCCCCCCTCGCTTACGGACGCTCTGCGCAATGCGATCCTCTACAGCACCCCCTACGTGGGCCAGGACCTTTCCACCTTCGTGGAGAGCGCGCAGAAGATTGTGTTTCCCGGAGGCGCCAGGCAGATCCTGGAGCCCAAGCGCACCTTCCCGCTGAGGAGTCGGATCGTAGACAACTACGATGAGTACCGGGGGACCTTGCCGGAGCAGGCGGCTGCTATCTTCGAGGAGAGGACAGGGGTTCGAGTCGGGGGTGAGGTGGACGACCTGCCCTCTACCGTGGCCAATGCGATGGAGAGCCTGGGCGTGGAGCCCACCGCAGAGAACATGTACAAGACAGGTCTCGTCTCCTGGAGACCTGGCGAGGGGGTTCGTGTGAATAAGTCGGACCCCTTCGGCAGGGATCCTCTGACAGATCCCAGCGTGCCTGGAGCTGGCTCTCGATACACCTACAGCAAGCAATGGGGCACCACCCCCCAGGCAGGCGGATCTTCAGGCGGAGCTCTCGGGGGCGGGTTCGGTCCAGGGTACGGAGGGAAGGCCCAAGACCAGGGAGACTTGTTCGGGACGCAAGGCGTCTCCCCCTACGGGTCCCCCTTTGGAGGCCAGGAAAGCACGTCGCCCTACAGCGTGACCGGCGGCAAGGGGCCGGATGGGGAGCCGCTTTACAAGTTCAAGTACACGTACGGGCCTACGCCAGGCGGCAGCTTCTTCAGCGGTTCGGGGTCCGTAGGCGCGCTTAACGCGCAAGATGACACTGTGCAGGGAAAGGGGGCCTTCGGTGTGCATACCGCTGCGGGCACCCTGAAGGAGTGACATGTCTGTAGGCGTAGGGCGTCCAGCAAGGATCCGGCTCTTCCTGGAGGGCATCGAGGTGCCGGTTATCTCCGCGGAGATAACGGCGCAGCCCAATGCGCCGGCACAATGCACGCTACAGATGCCGGCATCGGCCCTGGGCGCCAAGCTACTGCCCAGGACGCTGGTTCACCTCTTCTTTCTCGACCACAACGAGCCCGCCAGCAAACTTCGACAGTATCGGGGCAAGGACTCTCAGAACCCGAAGCCTGAGAACCCTACGGTGTATGAGCAGGCCAGGGAGAGGCGAGCCGCGGAAGACGAGTTCGACTCCGGCAACGATGCGGCCTTCTCGAAGGACGTGAGAAACAGCAGATACAAGCTTCTATTCGCCGGCGAGATCATCGGACGCCAGTACGTCAAACAGCCCACGACGAGGAGCTTGGTCCTCCAGTGCCTCGATCTATCGAACTACTGGGACTATGCGTACCAGTTCAACAACACCGACCTCTTCGGGCCTAGCTTGAAGGCGGTCTTCTCCGGAGGCAGCACCAACCTGCTCACGGACTTCCTGAGCAGCCCAGGCGAGATCGTAACGTCCTTGCTGCACCTGCCCAGCGCCAACTACCCTGCCCTGAAGGGGATGCTCGGCGGCCTCATCCGTATGATCGAGGCCATCGGCGGGTGCTACGTCCAGGACGACAAGTTTCAGGGCCAGAACATCTTCTACAGCCTGGCTGAGCTCCGGCTGCACATCAGCCAGATGCTCACCGCCTGGCCCAAGGATCGCACGGTAAGTCGACTGCTGGGCGGCGGGTACGACGACATGTTCGGGCGCACCCTGGGCAATCTGGGAGATCAGGTATCCATCCGGACGGTCCTCAACGCCCTGATGGCGATCATCTTTCACCAGACCAGCTCTATCCCAAGCCCCTACTTCTCCCCTGGAACAAAGGGGGACACGCTGGGGCGAGAGCGTAAGCCGTTGTCGGCCATACCTCGATTCAACAAGATCTACACGTTGGCGATCGAGGGGCAGAAGATGTGCGAGGAGGTCCACGCGAAAGCAGAGCCCTCCAACCTGGAGGAGAGCTTCGCCTCCGTGCCTGCGGCCGCAGGGAAGGCCGCTGCCGATAGGTTGAGCAAGTACCTCACCACGCTCCAGACGGTCAGGAACCTGTCCAGGCAGGACCCTGTACTCAAGAGGAACAAGGTGGTGGACCAGACCATGGTCAGCGCCATTGGCTTCCTCCGTACGGCCGTACAGCAGATCCGCAAGATGGGCGGAAGGTGGGCTGTGAAGTCCCCCGACAGGGACAAGCTTGTCGTCGCGCTCAACAAGGCCCGCGTGCTCCTGAAGAAGCTGGAGAGCGTGGAGGTGGACGTCTCGGACCCCAAGACGCGAACCCCCTCCAGACTCAACTCGCACATCTTTCACCCGGACATCTGGTTTGCGGCGCCGCCCAGGTGCAACGTTATCTTCCCCAACATGTACGACAGCTTGCAGACGCAGCGCGTCGACATGCAGGAGCCTACCCGGCTACTCCTCAAGCTGCACGATGAGTTCTTCGGGGAAGACGAGCTCTTCGACACCTTCTTCTTCGCCCCCCGGGCCCGTACCCAGAAGGGGAAGAGGAGCACGCTTCAGGCCCTCTTTGAGCGTGACATCATGGAGCACGAGCTCTACACGGGGATCTTGCCTGTGTTCACCAAGATGGGTGAGCTCAACATCTTCGCCCTCCGGGACGGCAAGGTTAACGGCAAACAACCTAAGATCGGCCTGGCCCAGCGCTCGGCGAACTACCTCTACTTCAAGCAGAAGTTTGCGGCCCGGCAGTTGTCCGTGAACTGCTTCTTTAACCCCTACCTGGCGCCCGGATTCCCGGGACTGATCCTCGACACCTATGTCGACATGGAGAAGGCCGAGGCGTACCAGCAGAGGCAGCGGGACAAGGGCGCTACCCCTACGGAGATCGCCAAGCTTCTGGGTACCCACTACCTGGGAAGCTTTACGCAGGTCACCCACAGCCTGAGCTTCCAGGAGGCTCGGACCAGCGTGGGCGTGCAGTACGCCCGCGAGTATGACGAGTCCACGGAGTTCTTTGGACCTGCCATCTCCGATGACCAGACCATCCTCAAGCGCTTGGGCGGGGATGCCCATCGCAACACGTACGTCGCTGCGGACGTCAAGCCCAAGGTGGGGGCCCTGGGCCCGGCTTACGGCATCATTACCCGGGTTGTCGACGTGACGGACGAACCCGGGGTAACGGGGGGTACCTTTCCGATCTACACGGGGCCTCGACGCAAGGGCGACCCCTCCCTTGACGGGGAAGCCCGCGTAGGTGTGCCTGAGAGGCTAGGTGCTGTGAGCCCTAAGCTTGCTATCGACCGCGGCGCCAACAAGATGGTCGTCTTCCGGGGCTACCTCATCTTCGAAGATATCCCTCGGTACCGCAGGGATACCGTAGACCTGCCGGCAGAGGAGTATATCCGCCCGGGTTGGGTGGACGACTGCTGGCACCCGGCCAGCATCGGAGAGGTATATCAGCACTACTTCCGGACGGGCGCGATCACGGACAAGGCTCAGGTCGGAGATCCGGATGGGGTCAGCGTTGGGTCTGCCGGGCAGCTGGCCCGGGACCAGTTCATTGTCAACGCAACTGGGAACAAGGAGGGTGACCAGCGGGAGGGTATCTCCCCCGCTGTGCTAAGCCTCGACATCAACTCCAGCGTTGAACAGGCGGTCAGGTACTGGCTCCTGGTCTACTCCTACATCATCCAGGGGGGCCTATCTCAGTCGGCCTTCACCGACGCATTCACCTACAGGCCTATCGCATCCCTGCCAGACATGTTCGGCACCAGCGACCTTGAGCTTGATGTGCGCGGCATCAAGGCGCTGCGCGGCATCGAGGGGTTCCACTCCAGGGCCTTCGGGCCTTATGACGACGCCTTTGGCCTGGTCACACCCGAGATTACCGAAGTCCTGGGCGCCACGAAGTCTGACGACATCATCCGCAAAAAGTATGATGTTAGGGGTCGTAGGTTCCAGGCCGTGCGAGATTACGTTGACGCGCTGACATTTGTCGCCACCCGAGGGTTACATGCCTCCTGAAGTGTTCAACAAGGCCTCTCTTATCCTGGCGCCCACGCGTCGTAGCGGGCGTAGGCCCATCCGAGTGGAGAACCTCATCAACAAGGCAGAGCTCTACAAGCGTCCAAGCGGGCTCAAGCTGGCGCACAACTGGTTGGCCAGCCAGGCCGCTGAGCACATGACCGACCTGGCTGGCCTGTCCGCCATGGCCCTCAGCAGCGCAGATAAGCTGAAGGCGAGCATGAGTCCAGAGGACAACCCTACCAGCGCGGTGGGAGGTCAGCTGGGCAGGGACGCCCTCGACCTCGGCGGTCTCGCTGTCATGGCCGCCCCTAGCGTGGCGGCCTACAGAAAGACGCTACAGGGGCAGGGCGGCCCACACCTGGCCGGGGGCGGAAGCAAGATCCTCAACGGTATCAACCTGGCCGGCTTGAGTGCGCTGGCGGTCCCCGTGGCCGATCGTATTCAGGCACACCTGCGAGGTGGGGAGGACAAGCAGATCCTGAGCGACCGGACCCACCACCTGCTCGACGTCGGCGGCCTTGCTACGTTGGCGGGAGGCGTCGCCCGAGAACACCTTGGAGGTCGCAGCGACCCCAGCACGACCCGCCGGCTGCTGGGCGGGTACAGCATCCTGGCAGCGCCTGCCGCTGCTGACCTCATCTCCCATCCAGACCCGAACGAGGAGGCGAAGCCCAATCGGCTCCGTCCGCTGAGCGAGCTTGCAGGCTTGGCGATGCTCGCCTCTCCAACCCTCGGACACTTGGGACACACCAAGGCAGCAGCCGACAAGTCTGATCTGGAGAAGTCCCTCGGGCGTCTACAGAAGATGGAGGAAGACCCTCCTGAGGCTAAGCAGCTCGGCCGCTATGCCATGGTAGGGGCCGCAGTCGTTCCTGTTGCGAGCCTGATCGGCGATGCGATCGAGGGGTCCCCCCTGTTGAAGTACACCCCCAACAACAAGGTGGATCTGTTCGCCACGGGGCGTAGGCTGGCTGGCAAGTCCATCACGGGCGCCATCACCAGCGGGTTTGTCCCCGTGCTCCGCCATCAGCTGGACCGGAGTGCCGAGATCCAGCAGCTACGCGCAGCCCTGGCCAAGGCCGAAGCACCCGCTCCTGCCGAGACGGCAGCCAAGATAGCTACGGCCCTCATCCCTAGCGGACACACCCCCGCAGCCCGCCTGGCCAGCAGCCGCAGGATCGGGGAGCCGAGGATGACCAACCTCGAAGGCCCCTCCCTAGCGCAGCAGTCTCGTACGTTTGGTAAAGTACAACCTGGAACCTCGAAAGGCAGCATCTGATGAGCCTGAACCCCCTTACCGACGCCATCCGCGGCCTTGCCGCAGGGGCGGAGTCTCCGAAACAGCCCCCTTCCCAGGAGTCGCTCGACAAGGCCAGGGCCCTCCTGGCCCGGATCGACCGCAAGGATCGCCCGAAGGAGGAGCACAAGCACGCTGATGCGCCCGAGGATGATACCCCGGGAGCCACCAACAACCGCCCTCCCAACGAAGCCATGTCGGACGCTGCGGAGCGTACCTTGGCCGACACCCTACACGAGCTGGAGACGCTGTTCCCGAAGGCCCACGCTACGGCCTCCTCGGAGCGGGACAACGTCCGCAGCCTCCTCCCGGGCAGCAACCCGGACACGATGGTCACGCGCACGGCTTCCCTGCTCAGCCGGGTCCGCTCCCTCTTAAGAAGAGGCGAAAGTCGGTAACAAGGAGGGCGGAGTAAGGCCATGGGTTCCAAAGATGCCAACATTGACGCTGTGGTCGCCAAGCTCGCTGAGGATAGGGGGGATTACCACAAACGTTTGCACGCAGAGTGGCTGTCGTCGGGCAAGGACCCCGAGAAGCTTCAGCCCCTGATCAACGAGTTTCGTCCCCTGCTGGAGCGTAAGCGTGGGGACTACTCGGGGGGCGCCAGGATGCTCATGCCCCAGGCGATAGACGCCAGCCTGATGATTCATTTCGTGAACGCGCTGCACAGCTACGACCCGACCAAGGCCGGGCTGAACACTCACGTCCAGAACCGGCTACAGAGTACGCTGCGTGATGTGATCCGCTCGCAAAACGTGGCGCGGATCCCGGAGGACGTGGCGGCTAACATCGGCAAGGTCCAGCGAGCCCAGGCATCCCTTCAGGACGAGCTTGGCCGCAAGCCTACCGACTCGGAGATCGCTACTCGGGCGGGACTTACCCCCAAGGGCGTCCAGGGGGTGCTCAGGCGTCTCGTGGCCGACATCCCCTCAGGGTCCTTCGAGAGTGACGCTGTTCACGGGCGCATCTCCCGGGACTCCGAGGTGTTGCCTCTGCTTCGGGAGCACCTCAAGCCAGAGACCCAACGGGTGTTCGACACCCTCTTCCACCCGACAAACCCTGTGCTGGGCACGGGGGACATCGCCCGTAGGCTCGGCATGGACGAGCCCACGGTCAGCAAACACCGGACCGCCATCGTGGAGGCGTACAACAAGTTCAAGTTACCTCGCCCTCGACCCAGCCCCTAGGACAAACCCGGTCAGCCCCACGGCTGATCGGGTTGTTACGTTTCAGGAGACACCATGGACAAGATCGTTTTTAAGTACGAGCCCAACGACATGCCGATCGAGATCGACGGAGACTTCGTCGATCTCACGGCGATGTGGCGGGCAGCGGGTAGCATGGCCAACAAGCGCCCCGCGGACTGGTTCCGCGTCAACGGGACGACGGAGTTCATCCGCCACCTGGCCACGCTGGACAACATCCCGGAAGAGCGGGCCATCGATCACTACTGGCGCGTCAGCCGGAACACGGCGACCTACACCCTGGCGCACTGGCACCTGGCCATGGCCTACGGCCGGTACCTGTCCCCGGCCTTCCACGTGTGGTGCAATAACACCCTCCGCGCGCACTTCGAGGCCAAAAAGAAGGCTAGTGAGGGGCTAGTGGCCGCTGCCCACCACCCCACCCAGAGGGTCGACACCTTCAACGAGCGCGCGGCGCTGCCTGACCTCTTCCCCCACCACGTCGACTTCCTCACCATGCTGAAGGAGCACCTCACCCGGCTCCTGGAGACCGGGGAGCTGAGCTGGGCCGAGGCCAGGAACGCCTTCACCGTCGCCATCAACCAGTACAGCGGCCTCAAGATCCCCCTCTTGCCGCCCCACGCAAGGCCCCACTCGAAGGGGAGGGCCGCTCCCCTCCAGATGGAGCTCCCCCTCAGCCAGCCTGAGCCGGCGGTGGAGGACAGCGGGGTGTCCGTGGACCCCAGCAGAATCTCCGTGGGAGAAGGGCAGATCGCGGCTCCTGTGGCCTTGAAGGGCGCGGACTGGTTCACGGCCAACGAGCTCGCGGACCAGATCGACAAGCTGACCCAGACCCAGGACACTCCCGGAGTCCTGGTCCGTCTTTTCGGAAACCGGACCCGGGAGTATCGCGGTGGCAAGGTGGCGGACATGCTGCGCCATATGAAGCTCCACCCTCTGCCCACCAAGACGTACATGCCCCCTATCGGCCTGGACAGCTCCAAGTACGCGGAGGTGCGGGAGACGACCCTGCTGACCAAGGACTCGGGGGACGGTCGCAGGGACAACGTTATCCGCAGGATGGCCTTCTTCAACAAGTTCGCTGCGGAGACCCTCGCGGCGGCGTTCGATACTCAGTACCAGATCAGGGGGTTCGACAGCAAAAGCGCGATCGCGAGCAAGACCGAGCCCCATGCAGACGTGCCCCCTGTGTCAGGCACCGCACCCTGAAAATGCCAGCTGCGTACTCGAAGCGGGCCACCCCTTCTATGCCTGGGGGTATACGGCCTGTGCACGCTTCGAGTACGCGCTGGTTGTCCCCTGCGCTGCTAAGTGGGAGGCCGAGGCAGTTAAGGAGTTCTTCTGGGTGGAGTACGAGCTGCTGTGCGCGGGCAGCGCGGACACACTGCCTTCCTACCCCCGCGCATTTCGCCTGTTTTCTGGAACAAGGCCGTTGATTTACAGGTGGTGCCCGCATCTGCTTTCAGATGCCTTGGCCTACACCTTTATGGGAAATAGATGAATCGAGGAGACCGAGAGACACGCCATTCCTTCCACAACGTGGCCGCGTACGTACGCTGCACCAAGCGGACGCACGGATACAAACACGCCGTCCTCTTCAAGGAGAATGGGACGATAAAGTTTATGAGCCACGGGGCTTCCGAGACCGCTGCCGCCCTCGTCCACGAAGGTCGGATAGGTCTGGCTTCCGCACGCGAGGATGCTGAGGCGAGATACAACACGGATAGGGGCTGCTTCGGGTACGCGCTCTACTACGTGCATCTCGTCATGCCGACGAAGTTCCAGGAGTACCTGCGCCAGGTGCCCACCCTCGAAAGCCTGCTGGAGCGCACGGAACCGGGGACTCGGGACGCTGTTGCTTCGTGGTTCAAGGTGATCACGCGTCTGCAATCCGAGCGAGCGGCGCGAAAGCCTGTGGCTGAAGTGCTTTGCAAGGATATGAGCGTCCAAGCCCGATGGCGGGCGGTGCAGGCAGGGCGATGGCAGATCGCCAGTGAACGGGAGCTGCGAGTCTTGCAAAGGATCGGCAAGGGGCTCTCCAAAAACCCGCCCGTGGATCCGGATGCTGCTCGAAGGCTCGCCCTCCCGAGCGGGTTGCGCATCCACCCCCGTCTGGCAGAGTTCCTGGGCAATGCCCGTGATAACAGCGAGTTCCTCGCTCTCCCCTACGACTGGGACGCCTACGAGTGACCTCGATGCGCTCCTAACGACCAGTAAGGAGTGGCTGGACAAGATCGAACAGAGGGAGGACGAGAGGGTGGCCGAGATCAAGCGAATCCTCACCGGTCGCGGGGTCTCGGCTAACTCGGACGCCCTGGTGAGCAACGCGGTATCCTCGGCCAAGGAGGACCTGGCCGAGATTCTGGGAGGCTAAACGTGAAAGTGTACCTGGTGCACCAAGAGGGGGAGGACACGTACGTCTTCCTTACTCAGGCGCTGGCCAAGTCTTTCGTTGAGCGGCACATCCGAGAAGACCTGGGGCCAGGCCCGGATCCTGCTGAAGACCTGATGTCCTGGTGGAATGCCTGTGTGCGGACAAAAAAATGGCACATCGAGGAGAAAGACGTGCTTGAGGCACTCCCTCGTTGAGGAGTGCCTGGGGAAGGGGCTACCCTGACAGCATGGCTGTCAGGCGCACTGTCTCTTTTCTAGTCCCGATCGAGGGTCGGGGGGCGTTTGATCGGGTGGCCGTTTTCAGGACCGCGCCCGACTTCCAAACCCTGCTATCGAGTCCATCACCTAGCCCTGCCTGTATCCCCTTCCAAGCGCCCATTCCGACGGTCGCTGAGACAGGCCCACAAGTGGCTGTGCCAGGCCTGGCGCTGGATCTGGTGGTCGATGGGGCGGCCGTTAGCGTGACGTTCTCGGCCGGGCCGCGACCTACCCTCCGACAGGCCCTCGATCAGATCAAGGCCAGCAGCCCCTGGGTGGATGGTTTCGTCTTCGGGGGTCAGCTCTTCTTGCAGACGAGGATGGTGGGCTCTGGTGCAAGCATCTCTGCGATGAACTCCACCGCAGCTTCCATCCTGGGTATCGCGGGCTCCGCCTCCAGGGGCCGTGATGGACATATGGCCCTGTCCCCCTTGCAGGAGAGGTACACCTTTGACGATCCGGACTACCTGGATCGTCGCAGGTACCTCTATGCGCTCTACAACAGCGCTACCGGGGAATACAGCGATAGCGTAGGGCCCTTTGCAAGCACCGACCTCCCCTCCGCTACGGTGGAAGGGTACCTGGACATCGTGGATAGCGGTGGTAGGCCCATCGCAAACAGGGCTGTCTTGCTTATGCTGGCGGATGGTCAAGCCGGTGGTCTGTCCTCCGTTTTTGTGGGCAACGATGTGGACAGGCAACTTACGGATAGCGGGGGCAGGGCCAGGTTCAGGTGTAAGCGCGGTTGCAAGTACCAGGTGGTGGTCAGCGGGAGTAAGAGGGTGTTGGCCGTCAGCATCCCCCAGGAGTCCCCCGACCGGATTAACTTTTCAGACCTCGCTTACGCTTCCGAGGAGGACGCGTTTCAAGTCCAAGCCGCCCCCGAAGGTCTTTACACCAAGAGGTCCTTGTTATGTCCACCCAGCCCATCACGTTCCTGGTGGAGGATCAGAACGAAGCCCCCGTGGTTGGGGCCGCCCTGGCGGTCTTCGACACCTCGCTCCACACGGTGTATTGTCGGGGTGTCACTGATAGCCAGGGCAAGGTGTACACCTTGCTCCCGGGGGGTGTGGATGTGGATATTCGAGTGCAGCACCCCTATGCTCGAACTCGCCCCCTCACCATCATCTCCTTGGACGATGCGCCGACGCAGTACACGCTTCCTGTCGTCCTTTGGACCCCGCCTACAGCGCTGGATCCACGGAGATGCATGGTGTGGCTTCGTGTCGCGAAGCCTGACGGCCAGGCTTGGGCGGATTGTACGGTTACGTTTCGCCCCGGATCTGATGCCGGAGTGGCTGGCAAGGAGCCCGTCATCGGGGCTAGCGCTTACTACGTTACAGACGACAACGGCTACATGCAGGCTCCGCTGCTCAAGAACTCCAAGGTGCGCGTGGAGATGGGCCCCACCTCAGACAGCAGTAAAACGGTGCGCATCCCCGAGGTCGACAACATCAACCTGCTGGACCTGCTCTACCCCTACGTTAAATCGTTCACGTACACCCCACCCGGCCCCCTGGCCGTAGGGTCCACCACGGCTTTCGACCTGAACCCGTCCTGGAGTGACTACGTGGACAGGATCGACGACGATACGGAGTTCGTGGAATGGTCGTCCTCGGACCAAAATCTGGTGACAGTTACCGGCAGTACTCGGCGCCTGGAGCTGTACGCCAAAGCACCGGGCACCGTCACCATCACAGCTACCAGGGTAAGGTCTTCGACCTACCGTAGCCCTAGCCCTGAACTTACGAACTCAAGCTTCTCCGTGAGCGTGGTCTTATGGAGATCCCCAAGGCGCAGCTAGACCTGATTCTGTCGGAGAGCATCGTCCCAGCGGGCTCCATGGAAGATGAGGCCTGGCGCGCCCTGTTCATCGCCATCTTTTGGAGGGCTGTGCGGGACTGGGTCACCTACCGGACCGCAGGATCCTTGGCCCGAAGAAAAGTAGCGGCAGAGGCCTATATGTGGATCTTCATGGAGCAGCCCGGGCACTGGACCTGGAAAATACGCCAAAGCGAGGGTAGGGGAGCCTTTGCGTTCACGACCATGTGTGACGCCCTCAACCTGGACGCAGGGAAGCTGCGTAGGTGGGCCGAGTCCATGACGGCGGAAAAGGTGAAGAACCTGGGCAGGCAGGCGGACTCCAGGAAGGTGCCCAAGGATGTCTAACTGGTTCACGGACGACGAGCTACAGGCCAGGATCTCCACACTCCTTACGTCCACGGCAGTGCCGCGCGACAACCTTGGTGTGGTGCAGACGGATCGGAAGTCTGAGGCCGTTCGCAGGGCAGCGGTCAACGCCTTTCTCGCTGATCCAGGCCTGATCTACAGCGCCGCAGCTACGGCTGTCGGGCTGCTGAGCGCCGAGCTTGTTGGTTGTACGGAGACGGTCGCCTCGATCCGCGCGCTTGTGCGCGCCACGATGAAGATCGTGGCCCCTGTTACGGACCTGGCACCCCTCTCAGCGGCAACTAGCGCGATCACCGCGTTGGACACCGTCGGTACACAGCACCGGGCTCTACACGAGTCTGATGCCTACAGGCAGTTCAACACCCAGAGCGCCACGCACCTGCGGCGACACTTGTCCTCCTTGACGAACAACGGGACCGTGTCCCCAGCACCCCTTGAATCAAAGAGGCAGATAGCCGAGCTTTGGTTCAGCCTGCAAGCCAAGGTGCTCGATGTCTACTCCAGGGCTGGGAAGCTCTCCTTGGCCAGCGAGAGCCTGTCAGCGGCTAGCCTACCCTCGGCGGCCAGCTCCCTGACCGTGGCCGCGGTCAGGCGATCCTTGGCCTCACTGCAAGCTAAACTTCTGGACCAGACTCCCACCGAGCGTCTCGGGACCCTGCGGGAGGACTGCCTCGCTTTGGTGGCCGCACGAGCGGCTCTCCGGGCGGTTGCCAGCCTGCCGGAGGCTACCTCCGTCCTCTCCTCAGGTGCCGCAGCCACAGTCATCGATTCGGAGCACTCTGGCGAGCGGGCACAGGCCGATGGCCTCCCAGGCCCTTACGAGGTTAACGCTCTCCTCCCCCTCACCACACAGCTGGGCACTGGGCCTGAACGATCCATCTACCTGCCTACCAGCTCAGCGCCCCTCTTCACGGGTACCAGGTTCGAGATCTACGGGGCGTCGAGCACCATCAACACCGGGAACGGGCCGTTCACGATCGCTAGCGGCACGAGAGAGCTACAGATTTACCTTAAGAAGGTGGACGGTGGCGTGGTGGACGGAGGGCTGCTCCTAACCACGGGATCGCGCACAGCCGCCCAGGTGGCCGCTGAAGTGCAGAGCTATTGGGACGACCTAGGGGTCGGAGCTACCTTTACCGCGACAGTGTCCGGCCTTGCTGTCCACTTCGCGGCCGCAGGGGGGGCTACGCTCCTGATGGGCTCTGGCACGGCCAACACTCCGCTCGGCCTCACCCCTGCGGGGGGTTTCGTCGTTCAGGATAAACAGCCGGCCGTGATCTTGGGCAGCGTCGCTGGCCCCTTTACGATCACGCTGGATACCAATGACCTGCTCCTGTTCTTCCTGCGGGATCAATCTGGTCAGCTGCTGCAAGTGCAGGTGAAGCTCGCAGCGGGTTCTCGAACTACTCACAGCATCCTCACCGAGGTGCAGGATGCGATTGATGCTCTGGGGCAAGGCGCTCCGCGGTACGGCCTCTTCAGTGACTCCGGCAGGGTGAAGATCGCCTCCTCGGAGGGGTCTGGTTACGAACTTCGCATGGGTAGCGGGACGGCCAATGCGGTGCTCGGGTTCACCACCGGGACAACTTCGGTGGGTGTCGACAGCAATCTGGAGCTGGACGTGACCCTGAACGGGTCGCCACTGCCGACGGTTACCCTGCCCGCCGGTGTGTATAGCGGGAGCACCCTCGCTTCCATGCTCGCAACCTCTCTGGGGTCTGGGTGGGCCGTCACGTCGGCCGGTGCGGCGGGGTCCAAGTACCTGGTGCTCCGGTACGTCGCAGCGGGATCCAGCTCTGCTACCGTGAAGCTCCCCGCCTCCGGGCTGGCGTCGTACTTCGGGTGGTTGATCGACACCGAGTCGTCAGGGAGGGGCCTCTCGGCGGCGGACATGACAACCAAGCTCAAAGAGCTCCTGGTAGATGCCGTGCCTTCCTGTGTGTTCAGTGGATCCACGGTCACCAGGTCTGTACAAGGCCGCGCGGGTTCGACACTCGTCTTTTACACGGAGACTGGCGAGGCAGCTCTGACTGCTCCGGCCGCCCACACCATCAGGCTAGGGGTTGCGACGACCCTGTCCGTGGGTGACAAGGTCCTTCTCGAAGACGGCTCGCTCTGGACGATAAGCTCCAAGAGCTCGGGCTACTTCGAAGCCACCAGCGGCGTTAGTCGGGACCCTGCACCCTCTATCCGGTACTGGGGCGGGGCAGATCCTGGCCTTCTTGTGGGCAGCAGAGCCCGTGTTACGGGGGCCTTGTTTGGGGCCTACACGGTGGACGCGATAACAAGCTTGCTGGAGGCAAGGGTGTCTCCGCCGCCGGCTGCGGGCCTGACGGGAGAAGCCACCCTCGGCGCTGAGGCTGTCAGGCTTACAGCAGGCGCGGATAAGACCTTGACCCTGGGCGGTGCTGGGGCAGTCCTGCTGTTCGGCGCAGAGCTTGAGCTGGCGCAAAAGACAACCTGGATCCAGGCCCCGACTGTTCGGCGTCCGGAGCCGGGAGACCTGTTCGATATCTACGCCACCAGTTACTCAACCCCCAGCAGCCAGCTGGTGGTGAGACAAGTCGTGGATACGTACCTACGACTGGATGCGCCGCTCGCGCACCCCCAGAGCTGGCCTTCCTCGGGCAGCCCCCCTTTCGCCAGGGTCCGTAGCTACAAGGCGGCGCTTCTGGAGGATCTGGAGCAGGGGCTAGGTGCCGCGCTTTCCGCGCAGCTCGATCTGCGGGCCATCGATGAGGTGCTCCAAAGGCTCATGGCTCACCAGGGGCCTACCCCTCCGGCCCTGGTTCTCACGGTTCTAGGGCAGCTAGACACACTGAGCGCCTGGCTAGCAACGGTGGCCTCTACGCTGTCCGTGTATCGGGTCAAGGCCACTCCGGCATGGGACAAGCTGACCCGACTCCTGCGACAGCAAGGCGCTGATAAGGGATTGGACTCGCTGGAGCAGTGCGACTTCACCGCCTTCTTTCAGGACCCTTGCCGGAGCTATAGCGGTCACCTCTCCGATAGCCTTTCCCAGGCCATCCGCACGCAGACTCCTGTGGACAACAGGACGCAGAGGGGCCGATCGGAGGTGCGTCACCAGGCTTTCGGAGATGACCCAGAAAACAGCTTCGAGGATGTGGAGCACCCCCAGACCCCAAGCGGATCTGGTGCCGTCGGGGCTACCCCGAAGACTTCCCTGGGATAAGTGGGGTATGAACGTACCAAGCATAGATGGTGATGTTGCGTCCCGTACACCTGAGGAGGTCAAATGGCTGGCGGCCAACCTCATCAAGAACAACGGGGATCTTCGGGCCATGGTTCGATCCCATCGGGCTATGTACTACCTAGTCCGCGCCGTTCTGGAGGAGTCGCGGCGCCTTGAGCAAGCCAAGACCTCTGACGAGCTCCTCCTGGAGCTACCTCGCTTTGCCAACACCCTGAACCAGCTTCGAGCGGTGGAAGCGATCCTGCTTGCTGCCGCCTGGCTGGAGGAGGAGCTGTAGATGTCAGACGACGCCCTCATGGAGGCACAGAAGGCGGTCCTGGAGCTCTCCCGGCTCCTCACCGCGTCGAACGCTGCACGCGAAGCGCTGCGCGCAGAGCTTCGGTCGGTGCTGGGCGCTTACCGTGCCGCGAAAGCCTTGATCCTCGTGCTGGAAGCCGGCGCAGACCCTGCTGTGGCCCGCAAGGCCCTGGCTCAGGCGGAGCTTGCCTTGCAGACAAACCGGGTGTTAGGTTTTTGCCATGGCGGACCAACGGGACGAGGCGCGGGGTGTTCTTACCTCCGTGCTATCCCAGATCAGCCGTGCAAAGCGCGTCCGAGGGGCGGAGGCGCTCACTTTCGAGGATCGCCTTCAGGCCGCCATCGCTCAATCGACGGAGGCGAAGGACGCCGCAAGTGCAGCGCACAACAAACTACAGGTGATGGTGGGTGCGATCAAGGCAGACCCCAGCACACCTTACGTGGACGACTCCGACACCGTCTTCTCCAGCGTATTACAAGAAGTACTTGCAGTACTTCGTCGTTCAAGTCATACGGGTGTAATGCCCTCGCGCCCGTTGTCGTTCCGGCTCAACCCAGAGCTTGTCCAGCGCATCCACGCAGTGCTGCATGCCCTGCAAGCGCAGTCCAGGTTGCCGGAGCCCCCTTCGCTAGCCTCCTTTGTGCGAGCCGCTTTGCTGGCTCGCTTGGAGGCGGACGAGAAGCGCCTTGGGCTCTGGAAAGGGAGCGTGTGATGTCGGACATCCTCATCGATCAGCGTTGGGTAGCCGCCTGGCTTTGCAAGAAGGAGCTCGACCTCTACCTGGAGCAGGTCGGGGACTGGTGGCTGGGTCTCTCGCCGGAAGTTCAGGCTGTGGTGGAGCGCTTCCCGCCCAACTGTCTCGTCAGGATCAGCTGTCCAGACGATTACGTCCGCCTCTACGGGGACTTTCTCTTCACCAACCAGGTGGTCGCCATCGTGTGCGGGTACACCAGCGGGACCCTCTCGGTGAAGCAGAGCCCCGATGGTGAGACCTTCGACCTGCCCGCCGCGGACGTCGAGCCCGTCGGCTACTACTCGGGGCTGACCCCCGACTTTCTGCGCGCCTACCGCGTGCTCACGAGGAAACATGGATCTGTCAAAACTGTACGGGGAGGTGCGAGGAGCTTCTTCCGTTAACAAGCAGCGGCTTCTGGAGGCCTACCTACTCCAGATGTTCCGCAACAAACCTCTCATCGTGTCCGTGCACGGTGTCTACATAGACACCCAGAACGCTCTGGCACACATCGCCCACCTGTTCAGGGAGAACCTGCACCACAACGTTGTGACGCCCCTCGCGCGGTATGAACCTGTGGTGCTTTGCGACGGGCCCTTTACGCTGCCCTTTTACGGGTTCAGCGCGCACTTGCCGCTAAGGGGTCGGAAGATCGTTCTTACCCGGGGCGAGGTGACGAAGGAGATCATCCTTGATACGTTTCACACCGTAGACGTGGACGTCTTGGATATGCCCAAAGCTGCGAAGCGCCCCTCTACGCGCCGCGCGCAGCTCTACCACCAAAACAACCCCCGCTGGGACCTCCCCCATCAGCCGCCACATCTCGCCAGGTTTTTGCGCCGCAAGTACCTCCTGCACCAGCTAGCTGAACCTACGAACCAGACGATCCTGGTGCAGGGGGCCTTCTTCTGTACGGAAGAAGGCAGAGCCATGATGTCGGAGCTCGGCTTGACAGTGGAGGATTCATGAGCACCCTTACCCCCATGCTGTTAATCCACCTACCGCGAGGCCCCCCTCTGTAGCCCTGGTTCTGCACCCATCAACCAGCCAGGAGATCTACAGATGACCGACAGCGACAAGAAACAGCTCAAAAAGGCGCTTCATAAGCGCTTGCAAGAAAAGCCCTTTGGGTTCTGCGCCCGTGCGCACCTTCTCTTCCTCGCCTTCCTCCACGGCAGGGCGCACGAGACCATCGAGCGCAGGGTCCACGCCTCCACCTACTACGGCAGAACGCCACTTGCCGCCTACGTCAGGTTTACCCTTTGCAGCGATCCCCCTCTGCTCCCTGAAGAGGACTTCCCTCTCGAAGAGTTCTCCGCCTGGTGCTCCGGCCTGAAGGGGAGGATCAAGGGTGGCCCCGAAACTTTACCAGGTTGTGAGGGGGGACCTCTCTCCAGGACAGCAGGCGGTGCAGAGCAGCCATGCCCTGGTCGAGATGTTTATCCACTACCCTGAGCTTATCCGCTCCTGGTACGAGAGCAGCAACACGCTGGCCTTGTTGTCCGTTGCGAGCGAGAAGCACCTCAAGGAGCTTCAGCTCGCTGCGCAGTTGCACAAGATCCCTTCTGTGCAGTTTCGGGAGCCTGACAGGAATAACGAGACTACAGCCTTGTGTCTGGGCCCGGAGGCGTTGCGTCTCGTACGCAAGCTCCCCCTGGCCCTGAGGCTGTGATCACGGAGGTTTGATGGCTGATAAGGAAGATGGGTACAACAGAGGCCCCCTCAGGGCCCGCACTGTGTTCCAGGTGTGGATCGTCCTGGACACTACTGAGCTAGATTTCGATCGTGCTCAGCAGGTTTTCTACACGTACCGAGATGCTCTCCTGGCGGTGAAAAACCGCCTGGAGTCCACGTATCCCGGGATCTACAGCAGGCTGTCCCCTGCGGACGCCTACGAGAAGGCGTACGACGCACACAGGCGCTGGTGCGTGCGGGAGGTTGATGTCCACACCTTCAAGGCCTTGCACAACGCCAACACGGGGGCGCGGACCAAAATGCTGTCTCTGCTGCTCCGCACTCTTACGGAGGAGCAGAAGCAGATGCTACACAAGGAGGGTCTCCTCGACGACGAGGATCTCGGCACCGTGTTATAAGCGACGACGCAACCGACTACCGTACGACTAGCTTTGGGGCCTTAGGCCCCCCTGAGGGTGTAGTTCAATTGGCAGAACGACGGCCTTAATCCCCGTGCGTTGTGGGTTCGAGTCCCCCCACCCTCGCAGATCTGGTAGGTTTGACGCATGAAAGAAGCAGGGCACCCCGAGGACCGCGTTCGGGAGCGTTCCACCCTGGACCCGGACACGCTGCTAGCGGCTGCTCGCCCTAAGCTGAAGTCCATCCCGGAAGATGGCGCTGAAAAGTACCACTGGCGTGTGGAGGAGGGGGGTAAGCTCCACGGGTACCTTGCGATCAAGCGCGTCGGAAAGAAGAGGCGGCCGGTGGTCGCCACTTTTCTAGCCCCGCATATGACCCCCTCGGGGGAAGATGTATCTGGGCACCTCGGCCCCCTCCTCAAGGCGGCTGAGCTTAGGACCGAACTGCTGCCCCACCAGCAGCGCGTCGTGGATAGGATGAAGGACCCCAACCAGACGGGACTGGTCGTGGTCCATGGACTTGGTTCAGGCAAGACTCTCTCGGCCATCGCCACCCAGGACGCCCTCAAGTCTCCTGCGACCGTCGTGGTCCCCGCGGCCCTCCAGGAGAACTACGCCAAGGAGCAGCGCAAGCACATCAAGGGGACTCCCCCCAAAACCACGCTACAGACCGTGCAGCGCGTTGCCTTGGATGGCTCCCCTGCTTCAAACCCCCTTCTCGTCGTGGACGAGGCACATAGGCTTAGGGACCACACCAGTGCGTCCTTCCAGGCCATGAAAACCACAGACGCAGAGAAGCGTCTGCTGCTCACGGGATCTCCCTTTTACAACCACCCTGCGGACATCGCCCCGCTCGTGAACCTGGCGGCCAAGCAGAAGATCCTGCCTATGGACCGTCCTGAGTTCGAGGGTAAATACATCGGCATCAAGAAGGTGAGTCCTGGCTTCATCCAGGAGCACCTCATGGGGGTGGCTCCTGGAGAAGTTCCCGTCCTGAACGAGAGGAACGCGCCTGAGCTGCGTGAGATCCTGTCGAAGTACGTGGACTACCATCCGGGCAGCAAGGACCACTTCCCCGACGTGACCCGCGAGGACGTGGTCGTGCCCATGTCTCCGCAGCAGAAGGACGTCTACGACACCCTCATGGGGCAGGCCCCTAGCTGGGTGTCGGCCAAGGTCCGTCGAGGTTTGCCGCCTAACAAGAAGGAGCTGGCACAGATGGGCAGCTTCCTTACCGCGCCAAGGCAGGTCGCCAACACGACGGCCCCCTACTCGGAGGAGCTGAACCACTCCCCAAAGATTGACGAGGCCTTCAAGCGGCTGAAGAGCAGGATCGACAAGGACCCCAACGCCAAGGCAGTCATCTACTCCAACTTCTTGGACGCCGGCATCAACCCCTACAAGGCCAAGCTCCAGGAGGCTGGCATCCCCTTCGGGGAGTTCACGGGCGAGATGAAGAAGAAGGACCGCGACCAGATGGTGCGGGACTACAACGAAAACAAGCTCAAAGCCCTCTTGCTCAGCAGTGCGGGTGGAGAGGGCCTTGACCTGAAGGGGACCAAGCTTGTGCAGCTACTCGACCCCCACTGGAATGCTGAAAAGCTGAAGCAGGTGGAGGGCCGTGCTGCCCGCTTCAAGTCTCACGACGACCTGCCGGAGGGCGAGCGCAACGTACACGTGGAACAATACCTCTCGGGCATCAAGCCGGGGCTGGTTGACCGTGCGGGGCAGTTTCTCTTCAACCGGAAGCCCGATGAGACGGTCGATCAGTACCTGAACATGATGAGCAAGCAGAAGGAGGCGCTCAACAAGCAGTTCCGCGACCTGCTCCCCAACCACGAGAAGAAGGCCGACGCCGAGTACGAAGAGCCCTCTGAGCTGCGTACGAAGACCCTCGCCACCCTCGGATACGCTCTGCCCACACAGGCCACAGCTTCTGCGGGCTGGCTGCCTCACACCGGAAGGTCTTCTTTCTTCCCAAACCTACTGGGCACGCAGGTTGTCGCGGCCCCAGTCAGCTATATCCTGGCTAACCAGAACATCAAGCGGCAGGACGCTTACCCGAAGAACCTGGCTAAAGCGATAGCGAAAAAGCCTTCCAGGGAGTCAGAGGTGCGTGACCAGGCCGAGCTCTCTGGGTTGGGGCTGGTGGCGCAGTCCCTGAAGTCAGCCCTGAAGGGGCAGGCTCTGGGGTCGGCCTTGGCGATTATCGAGTCGCGAAAGCCAAAGCACGCCCTGCCTCTGATGGCTGTCCAAGCACCGTTTCATCTTGCAGGCGGCATCGCTCGCACGCTGATGGAGCGGGACACCGCTCGGATGGCGCTCAACAGGCTCGAAAGCGCCAAGGGCACCGCTGAGAAAGATGATGAACGGCGGCTGCACCGGCTGAAAAAGGAGGTGGCCCGCATCGAGAGTAGGCGGAGCACGGAGCTCTTATGCTAGGCTCCCAACATGTCATCCGCCGGCAAGCCCATCACCTTTGCAGGTGTGCGAGTACGCGTTGATCGCCCTGTAGGCTACGTGCAGGAGGGTAGGGGTAAGGACGGGAAGCCCTGGAAGCGAGTCTACAAGAACGACTACGGGTACATTCCCGGCACGCAGGGAGGGGATGGGGAAGGGCTTGATGTGTTCCTTGGCCCGGATCCCGAGTCCAAGGAGGCCTTCATGGCCGTCCAGAAGAAGGACGACAAATCCTTCGACGAGTTCAAGCTCTTCCTCGGGTTCCCCGACAAGGCCGCGGCCACCAGGTGCTACACCGACCACATCCCGGAGAGGTTCTTGGACGCCATGTTCTCGATTCCCCTGGGCATCATTCAGGGTCTCACGGGCAAGCCCCCCGAGGTCAAGCTTGCTTCGGGTGAGGACGACGACAACCCCCTTGCTAAGTTGATGGACATCCCGGGCATCGCCGCGATGCTGAAGCGTCAGGGTGTCGCTCCCGGAGCCTTGGCCCCCTCTTCCAAAGCCTTGGATTTCCTCGAAGCTTACAAGCAGTCCAACCCAGAGCCCGACGCGTGGGATCAGACGGAGGCTTATCACGCCTGGCAGAAGGCTAGGAGTGAGGCCGCCAGGAAGCAGATCATGGAGTATGCGCAGGACCACCCTCTGATGGGCCCTGAGCAGATGAAGGCTCTGGAGGCCAAGTTGCAGGACCCCAACGGCGACGACCCGGCCTACGCCGTGGATCGCTACAAGAAGTGGTACGCCCAGCCCGAACGCTTTGCTGAGCCGGCGCCCAATACGCTACTGCATGCACAGCAATCTGCCGAAAAGGCTATCGCCGAAAAGAAGGGCCTCAGGCCGGCACAGCAGGCTGCCTACAATCGTCTGGTTACGCCCAACCCCGTGGAGCAAGATTCGGGGCTTGATGCGTGGTCCGCGGGGCAGGCCGTGGGTAACCCTCGCAGCATAGGGGGCTTGAGGCACCTCACGGACGAGGAGCAGTCGGCGCTCACCCAAGGGCTCCCGCTGTCGGAGTTGGAGCAGAAGTACCGCAACAACACCAAATCACCTCTGGATGTTCACGGGGTGAGACGGGGGGAGCTCACGTACCCAGATGGGATCACCCCCAGGTTCATCCACAGGGATGCAGCCAGGCCCTCCGAAGCGGCGGATGCGATCGAGCTGCTGAAGAAGCCGGACCTCCTCTCTGCGATCGAGGAGCGGATGGGTGGGCTCTCCAAGGAGTACACCCCCGCCCAGATTGAAGCGGCCAAGAAGGAGTTCGCCGAGAAGCGAAAAACGGCTCTCCACGGCATGGCCATGCGCGCGGGCGCTAACGTCTACCTACCCAACTTCGCAAAGAACTTGCTGGGCACGCCCGAGGAGTTGACTGCGGCCCACGGGGCGGAAAAGGCCACTGGGCTCAAGCGCCTCGGCCAGCTGATCCACGGGACACGCCTGACGGCCCTGCGTGACCAGCTAGAGAGCATGGACTTGCGTGACCCTCGGCGTGTGCCCTTGCTCCAGGAGCTGGGTGCGGAGAGCGAGCCTGTCTATAAGGGCCAGAACGCTCTTACGGCAGCCTCCTTGGCCATGCCGACGATCGCCAAGTACACCCCCGTTGCCCTTGCCGGTGCGATTGGGGGTAAGGCCGCTCTACGCCGTAAGATGCTGGACAGCATGGGTAGCCCCCTCCTGAGCAAGGAGGAGCGTGCCCTGCCCGAGGAGGATCGAGACAAGCTGATCATGGAGCGCAGCTCGATGGCTCGCATGTTGTTCGGCGAGTCGAAGGAGACTCCGGATTTCACGGCAGCGGATGCGCGCAACCTGGCGGTGGGCGGTGCAGTCATCGGGAAGGGGTTGCAGGCCACGGCGCCTGAAACGCTGGAGAAGCTGGTGGGGGCTCGGCGCTTCTGGCACGGCACGACCATGGATGCTGCTAAGAGCATCCTCGGGGACGGCACGAACCCCGGCACGGGCATCGATCCGGGCCTTGGCGGCCGTGTAGGCGGCGCTGCCTGGAGAAACACGCAGAAGCAGCATCTGACGGACACCATGGCGGCCCTGGCTAATGTGGTGATCCCGGAGAACATGAAAGCCCAGGTGCAGGCACTCCTGGAGCAGAAGGCCATGGATTCCGGGCTGGACCCTGCGCTCATCAAGACGGATACGCATTGGGGTCTAGCGTCCGGGGCCAAGTCCACCCAGCCTGGCGTGAACGTGCCGGGCCTCAAGGCCCTGGGTGCGGCTCGTCTGGGCGGGGGTGCTCTGGACATCTTGTCCGCCGGCATAGGTGATGGTAAGGATGGGCTGATCGACCTGGAGAAAATGCCCGGCGGGCCCGTTGCAGAGTTTATCAAGGCCACGCAGGCGACGGCAGCGGGCAGGCCCGACGTGGACGTGGATGCTTCTGGCTTTGTGGAGCGTGCCAAGCGCACCCCCTTCATCGCCACCGCTCCTGGTGCAGCACAGCAGTACGCGCTGATGCAGAACCCCGAGATGGCTGCGGGCCGAGTTCAGCGTGCGCAGCAGCACCTCAGCAAGGGCCAGCTGATCAAGGCCATCAAGGCCTTTGTGACGGGCATGCCTCAAGAGGGGGCCAGCCCTGTGATCGGGGGTGCCATGCCCGAAAACGTGTTCCGGCGCGACTGGACTCGCGACCCTGACGACACGGAACAGGCGGGCAAGGCCTTCAAGCTCAACGAGGCAGCGCGCTCCAAGGTGCCCGAGTATGAGCCTGGCTTCTGGCCCACCAAGGCGGCCCCTCACGCTATCCAGCCCGAGCAGCTGGCCGCCAACGACGTCTCGCTCAAGCAGATCATTCAGAACCGGGCACAGAACATGGGTGAGTACATCCGTGGAACCAACGTGCCGGATGACGAGCGCCTTCTCGGCCTGAACAAGCGGTTCCTCTCCGGCGTGGGCAGGCTCGGGGGTACGGCGCTCGGCACGGCTGCGGTCTATCACGGCTCCGGAGCCCACAACGCCGTGAAGAAGCTCGTGCGCAAGGGCAAGGAGAAGTACGAAGAGTACAAGAACCAGTCCCCAGCAGCCGCGGTGGAGGCCCCAGCTCCCCCCGCGGCTCCTCCTCCCTTGGAGGACAAGCAAGCTGCGGATCTCACGGCGGCATCCAGGGACAAGATCAAGGACAAGAACTTTGCTCTGCCCGACAGGCGCTACCCCATCCACGACCTGTCTCATGCCAGGGCCGCCTTGAGCATGGTGGCCAGGCACGGCACCCCTGAGGAGAAAAGCAAGGTACATGCGGCTGTGGCAGCCAAATGGCCCGCTCTCGCCGCTCGCAGCGTGAGCCTGGCCAAGGATCCTGGCTAAGCATGGGATAAGGGAGGGGATGAAGCTACCTACCCCTGACCCGAAGAGCCCGTTCTACCCCTACCTCGTGAGCTCCAGCCTCACGCGTGCTCGCGTTTACGCGAGCGGTTACCTTGGACGCCAGAGCCAGAAGACGCTTCTGCGCCTGGACGAGGAGAAGGACCTGGAGCTCTATGCCCCCGCGCTGGCGGCGATGAACTCCTGCGGACTGGAGTTCTGTACGAGGAGCCCAGAGATTTACGACCTCCTCGCCAGCCTTGGCCACGCCTTCATGGTGGGGGGCATCGTTGAGTGCGCGCTCGACATGAAACATGTGCGTGCCGTGGCGTTCCGTACGAAGTCTCTTGCGGAGGCCGTCGAGGTGCCCAACAAGCTGAATGTGGGTATGAGCGCTTTCATAGAGATCGAGCTGCCACCCCCCGACGAGTTCGCCAGTTTTTTGCTGTCCCGCGTCGACAACGGGATGAAGCGCCTGCTCAGTAAGTTTGTCAACGAGGGTGACTTCGACCTCCTGAGGTCTCGTACGTTCATTACCATGGCACTCACGTGTGCCTTCAAGGCCCCCTGCAAGATACTGAGCAGCCTGCTCAGTCGAAACTGCCCCGACGACCAGCTAAACAGTGCTTCGACTCGGGACACCCGCGAGGGATCGCTTCGTTCGTTGATCTGCCCGAAGAACGCGCGAGACCCTATCGTGATGCACGAAGTAATGCACCTCGTTGTGCAACGTGTGCACCGAAAGGCGCTTTACACGCCCAAGGACCACGGCATCGCGTGTGCGGTCCTGGACGAGCGTATGCCCATGACGCACCGTTCAACCGACCTCCGAGTTGACCTCCTGGAGGCCTGGACCCTGAACATGGATCCCGACGCGATAGAGTACCTACCGCTGCGCCTGGGGGGTACGCCTCCAGAGCTGGAGGACGCCTATGCCGTCGCGGACACGTACCTCGGCTGCGTGTACATGGAGCTGGAGCGCGCCGGTCGTGAAATCAAACTCTTAGACCGCTCACGGGGGAGGGTGGTTCTTTTTAGCCCAGAACGCGGTAGCCTTTGCACATGACCGAGGCTGAAGAGCTCGCGCACCTGCACACCCTTCGGGATGCGCTTTGGGGGGATTCCTGGTGGGGGACGACCAAGACGGCATCCCCTACGTCCAGCGTACCCCAGGGCAAGATACCGAAAGATGCGGCCAGCGCCCTCCGGGACAAGATCAAGGACGGGCACTGGACGGGTGGCACGAACTCGGATGGTTATCCGAAGGTCAAGATCGACGGGAAGTCGGAGCTCGCGGCGCACGTCTTGCTCAAACTGCGGGGCACGACCCTGAAGCCGGGGCAGATTGTCATGCACCGGGATAACGACCCCCTGAACCTCAGGCCTGGTAATCTCGTGGTGGGTACACAACGTGATAACCTGCGGCAAATGCGGGACGAGGGTAGAGATCGTCCTCGCGGAGTACACCAGGAGCCCGACGTGAAGACCGCCTTCCTCCAAGAGCTGTTCGCCAAGCTGGCCGATTTCTCGATGCCGAGCATGGCCCAGAATGATGCGAATCTGGCGCTGCACGAGAACCGCATTGTCGAGAACACGCGCAGGCAGATGAGGTCCCTGCCTGGCTATACCCAGGCCCAGCTGAAGTACCTCTCCAGGGTCACGCCCATCGGTGCAGGCGCGCCGGACCCCATGACGGCCCTCACGTCCCTGATGTCTCTCGACAGCCAGGCGACGGGCAAGCCCCTTCTGCAAACGATCAACGACTACGCTTACGGCGCAGGCTTTAAGCCCCAGGGCTACATCTCCAAGGGCATGCTCCAGACCAAGGGCCTGCACGACCTGGAGCTTAGCCCAGCTGACTTTGCCCCCAAGCCGGCCCCCGCAGCCCAGGCTCCTGCCGCCCCCGCTCCCGCTTCACAGCCGCAAGCCCCGGTAAGGACGGTGAATGCTGTGCCCAGGCCTGTCCCCGGGGCGCAAGCCAAACAGCTGGGCGCGGCCGCGGCCTCTGCGGCCCCCCACGTTCCTGGACCCTTGCCGCCCCCTATCCGCGTAGCCCCCGCAGCACCCAGGCCCTCCGCGGTGTCCGGGTTGGCTCGTAAACTTCCGGCCATGCGTCTTGGTTTAGAGTAAGCTGAGGTCCGATGGCGCAGGCGGACCTCAAGCTTTTCATCCAGGAGCGGCTGCTCAAGCTCAACCCGTCGATGGACGTGGGCGATGGCTCCGAGGCAGACACGGCGGTCATCCAGCCGATCTTGAAGAGGATCGGTCCCGATCCCTTCTCGGTCGATGTCAGGGCCTTTTTGCTGGACCTGCTCAACCAGAACTTCCCCAACATGCCGACCTCCCCGGAGGACGCCATCACGGAGCTTGGCATCCTGCCGATGGAGCTCGTCGTCAGCGTGTTCACCCGCGAAGTGAAGCGGATGCTGCTGACCAAGTCTCTGCAAAACCCAGAGCTTCTCAACACCGAGGAGGCGGAGGCCCTGGGCGCCAACTGGTTTAAGGAGAGGGTGAAGGGCACCTTCTCCAAGGGGCGGGTCCGTCTCTACTTCACGCAGCCTCGCGATGCGAATGTCACCCCGGCCAACATTGCAAGCACGGCCAGCGGTTTGGGCTATGCCCCCAACACCAAGCAGGGGATCTCTGCTGCGCAGATGCTGCTGAACCAGGAGAACGGGTACTACTACTTCGACATCAACGTAACCGCCGTGCAGGTCGGTGAGCAGTACGCGATAGGTCCCAACGAGATCGTTCAGATCGAGGGTGTCCCTGGTCTTGCCCGCATCACCAACAAGGGAAAGTTCTCCCCGGCGGTCTCGGAGGAGACCCCGGAGGAGTACATCGCCGAGGTGCGCGCCAGCCTCGGTACGCAGTCGATGGTCACCGAGCCCGGCATCCTGGCGCAAACGCGCGACGCCTTCCCCGAGATGACTCGTATGGGCATCGTCGGCGCAGGTGACCCCCGCATGCAGCGAGACAAGCTCACCGGGTCGAGCCTCGGGCCTCCCCTTGCGGCAGGGTCAAGCGGCCACACGACGTCTGACAACGAGGGTCGCCTTACCTCCAGGCGCTTCCAGATCAGTACGCTGCTCGATCCCGGAATCGACTTCAGGTCGATTCCCGCCCCGAGCACCCTGGTACTCACGATCCAGGGGCCCGTCTTTACGGGACTCCCTGTGCGTGACGTGGAGGTGCGCAGCGTGGTTAGCGAAGACACGCTTGAGCTGGAAGACAGCATCCTACCGCTTGCAGCGGCGGACCTTGTCTGGTGCTTGCGTAGGCGGGAAATCCGACTCTCCTCCTTGCCGGGAGGTCCGCTGCTCCCGGATGCGGGGGGTCAGGCTGTTCTGCCCCCCGACACCGTCCACGTGGGGGGCATGTTTGACGCCTACGCCCGCGGTATCGGCCTCGACACAACGTCTCTCGTACTGGATCACATCGCGGATAACAAGCCCGTCCTGTCCGGGGTGGGTGCCGACGGAGTGGGCAGCACGATCACGCTTACGGACCTTCGTCTCAGCTTCGGGTACGAGATCCATGACGAGACCTGGCTAGCACTGGATACCGCAGTCCAGCTTCGCTACGCCATCCAGATCGTAGATGGGCCTGGCGCGGGGACCTACGAGCTTCTCCGCTGTGTTCAGACCCCTGGGAGCTCGCCGGTGTTCACGCTGTACGGTACGGTTCTGGCGTCGTTCACGGGGAGTCGGTGGAAGCTGCTCGACAGGCTGAACATCGAACTCACGGACCCACGAGAGACGCTCATCCGCGGGGCAGACCTGGAGACGGCGCAAGGCTCAGCGGAGATCACCACGACGGCTCTGTCCAACTTTAACGAGTACGGCGTAGCCGCGGGGCACCTGCTCCGCGTGATCTCTGGGCCCAACGAGGGGGACTACCTCGTGCTGGAGGTGATGACTGCCCCTGCTTACAGCAGGCTTCGCTTGGACCACCCGCTCCCCGCAAGCGCATCGAATCAAGCCTATGAGGTGTACCGGAGGAATGCGGCAGGTGCGATAGCTACCCCCCTCATCCGGCTTACGTCCGTCGAGCTGCTCGACAGCTCTGGGCAGCCTACGGGCACCAAGGTGCCCTACGGGGCTCCGCTCGGGGCCTACTCCCTCGGGCTTACGAACCCCGCACACGGCACCAAGCTCGAAGTGCCCAGTGCCCTGCTTGGGATCCTTAGCAACAAGCTCCCCACGGGCGCCAACGTCAACGGTCTCACGCTAGAGGTGTCCGTGGCCGAGGCCGGAATCGTGTCCGTCACCTTCTCCGGCGTAAACCCCATCTCTGTGGCGGCGATGGTTAGCCAGATCAACGCTGCCGCGGGTTACGTCCTGGCCGGCAAGCTAGGAGATAGGCTCATCATCTACCCCATCAACGGGTACACCGAGATCGTCGGCAGCACGGACCCGGCCTCTGCGCTCACGGCTTTGTTCGGCGGCAGGTACTACCTGAACAGCCGGATGATCCGTAGCGCAGACTTCTCCTCGACCACCTTCACCAACCTCTCTCCCTCGCTTTCCATGGACTATGACGCCGTGGTCGTGTTGAGCGGCGGCCAGATCGGGTGCCGAGGTCTAGCTCGGGTGAACCCCTTCCCGCTGTCGGAGACGATCAGCTCCCCTTCCGTAGGCCTGGTGGTGCCTACGTGCATCGAGGTGCAAGGCGCCTCCTTCTACCCAGAACAGGATGTACGCCTTGTGCTTGGGGCCCGAAGCCTCGGGGTGCTCCGTGCATACTTCCTGGACCCGACCACGGTGGAGGTTGGCCCCGATACCCGTTTCACGTACACAAACGGAGGGGTGTCCTTCTCCTTCCTGCCGGACCCCTCGTTCGACGCCACCCTCTTCCCTGCCGCTCCTGCTGGAGCCAAGCCGAAGGACGGGTCTGCGACGGCGGGGAACGCGGTGCTCACGAGCGGCATGGACTTCATCCGTAAGAGGATCCGCGCTGGCGACGTCGTGGAGATTGACTACCTGCCTATCACAGGCACAGCGGTCCTGGCGGACCCTGTCGTTAACCTGGCCTTCACCACCCTGGTGGTGTCCTTTGGCCAGGAGGCTGAGCGCAGGATCACGTTCGTCAACGACTCCGACTCCATCCCTGGAACCGACGTCACCCGACAGGGCGTGGCGGACCAGATCAACAATGCCCTGGGTGTCGTTGCGGCGACGATCAACGGCGCGGGACACCTTGAGCTGAACCCGGAGTTCTTGTTGGTGATCCGGCCTTCCGGTACTTCCAACGGCCTGCTGGGATTCGACACGTTCCTGGAGCAGGACAACAAGAGCGGGAACGCGGGCAGGTATGAGGTGCTCACCCCTTCCACGACGGGGGCCACGCTTACGCGGGCACTCCCTGTCACGGAGTCGAACTTCCAGTTCAAGGTGCTGCGCCCCGGGTTCCAGCGGATCGGGGCCACGCAGATGTCGCTACAGAAGGAGGCGCCCGGGTTTTATTACTTCGATGTGGAGGTCGTCAGCGACGGCGTTGGGGATCGCTTCAACCTGAGCGCGGGGGAGTACCTCGACGTCTCGGGGGATCGCTCCGACGGGTTCATCCTACGCACGCAGGACTCTAACCTCACCTTCTCGACGGAGGAGCAGGTCGAGATCGTTCTTAGCCGGACGATCAACGGCCTCGGGTCGAACGATGACCCGGCGGAGTCCGTGGCCCTGAGCGGCAGGACGCTGTCCCTTACGGGGGACGGTAGCGATCTGATCTCAAGCCTCCACACCTATCTCCGCGCGGACACGCAGCGAGACATCTGTGCCAGCCCCCTGGCTCGCCACCTTACCCCTCACTTCGTGAGGCTGAGCCTGACCTACTCGGAGGGTCCCAAGGATTCCGACGCGCAGGCCTCCCTGGGCACCCTGATCCAGAGCCTCATGCCGAGCGACCAGCTGGAGACCGCTCAGATCAACGCGAAGCTCTCTCAGCAGGGTGCCCGGGCGATCTCGAACCCGATCACCATCTACGGCGTGATCTACGGGCAAGATAGGTCGGTCTGGCTGGAGCGGAGCCAGAACGCCTTGAACGTGGATGGGCTTGCAGCTTTCTACCCGGACCTGCTGCAAGTCACTCGTCTTGCTCAGTGATGGGGGGGCGCATGGCGTCCCGGGCTTTGTAGATGTTGCCCGTCTTGAGGACCAGATTTGTGTGGGGGTCGAACTCCCAACCGCACCTGGTGCACCTCAGGGCGTGCCTAGGCAGCAGGCCATGTCCCCCGTAGGCGTGCCCCGGGTTAACGAACATCGGCTCTAGCTCGGGGTTCTTGCAGGTCAAACAGGAAAACTGCCGCAAGAAGGCCTGGTCCTTCTTGCTCTCGCGCTGAAGCAGGTCGTCTTCCTTGGCGTCTCGGAAGGGTTGAACTGCTTCTTCAATAAGGGCAGGATCCATCTCGATGTATACTGGCATGCAGGAGTCATTATATGGCGGCTAACTTCACGATCAATCAGGCAGGTGGCGCCGGTGCCGGCACACTCGGCACCGCTAGGCCGAGTGGCATCTGGCGTGACGTAGCCGTGCAGCTGGTCGCAGCGGGTGCAGGCCCCTACATCTGGTCCTTGGTGAGCGCACCTCCCGGATCTTCCGCAACCCTTACGGGAAGCACGTCTTCTACCGCCTCGTTCACGCCGGACGTGGCGACGTACCCCTACAGGGTCCGTCTCGTCACGGGGACCGGATCTGCCGCTAGCGAAAAGATCCTTGTCGTCTGTGCCACCAAAGATAACTCCGGTGTGGATGTTAACCGGGGGTGGTCCTATCCTGCGGCCAGGGAGGCGTTTGGGGAGGACAACTCCAGCTCTCCTGGAGGCAGCGACAACAGGGGCTACGCCCCCCGCATGGAAAACATCCTGGACGATGTCCTGTCTGTGCTGGGCGGGGGTAGCGGCGGGCCGGGGGCTATCGTCTACAGGCCTGAAGCAGGCTCTCCTGCTACAGGCGAGTACCTGACCTTCGCCGACGCGCTCGCTGCCGCTCAGGCAGTGCCAGGTGAAGTGAACCTCTACATCGACACCTCGGACGCCAGCCCAGCCAGCATCCCCGCTGGCACGTACAACCTCCAGCGAAGGATCCGCTTGGTGGGCCTGAGGACCTCCACCGGCCCTTCAGTGGTCACCCTGGCGGACGGGTGCCACTTCGTCAACGCATGCTTGGTGGAGAACTGCACCCTCGTTGCCACGGTCTCCTCTGCGGTCTTCACCTCCTCGGGCGGAGGCTTGGACCTTGTCTTCAAGGACTGCATCTACGGCGAGGACGGCAACTCGTCAGACTTTTTTAGCCTCGCAACCGGGTCCACGCATCACATCCACCTGATCAACTCCACGCTGTCCGCCAACACGCGAGAGCTGGCCACGGTGTCCACGGACAAGACCCTTTATATCGTGGCGGAGCAGTCCACTGTCGTGGATGGTCTTGTGGCGGGCAGCGCGGGCGACCTGTGGCTCACGCAGGACGCTGGCAGCGATTGCCAGGACCAGTCAGGGTTCTCCGGAACGTCGCATCGAGCCGACCAGGTGCTCGATCAGCTCGGTGCCGCTACCCGAGACTTCAGCGTTAACGGGAAGGAGATCCTGAATGCTGCGACGCCTACCGCAGACTCCTCGGTAGCTACCAGGGGGTTCGTCAAGACGCAGTACCCGAACGGCTCACTCTCGAAGAGCATAGCCGCAGGAGGCACCATCACTCTGGGTGCGGGGGAGCACGAGGCCCATGTCCTGCGTCTCACGGGCGCTGCGGCATCGGATACCACTGTCGTGTTCCCAGCCACGGCAGGCCGGGAGTGGTTCGTCTGTAACGAAAGTACGGACAACAGCCGCATGGTCGTGCTCAAGGCCAGCGGCGGGTCCAAGACGATCTACCTGGGCCCCGGCTGTTCGCGACGTGTGACTGTGCGCAACGGGGAGCTGGACGACGACGCAGGCGGTGTGGCCATCCTCATCAAGGTTCCGATCTCCCTGATCACGGTCGGTGCTGGACCCACGGACACGATACTTTGCAAGCTGCCTGCGGGGGTGAGTCTTCGCGGCACCACGGTTGCCGTGAGTGTCGCGGCGGTTGGCGGCACATCCACAGCCTCCATCGGGACCGCCCTTGCAGGGGTTGAGGTGCAACAGGCGGTTGTGCTGGGGGCTGCTGGCAGCTCCATCGGAGACGACTCCGGCACAGATTGGGGTACGGACATGTCTGCAACGGGGCGGCACACCTACGCCTCCGCCACGACGCTGTACTTCCGAAGCACCAGCAGTGCAGCGCTGTCTGACGGTGCGGTCGTGGTGACGGTCGAAGCGGTGGTGCTCCTGTGACCCCCCAACAGTACCCCGACCCCAGGCGCAAGCTTTGGCTCCCACCCCCCATGTTCGCGGCAGGAGCTGTGACATCAATCGTAGGTGGCGCCCACCGAAATGTGCTCGGTGGCCTGCCGCCCGGATACCAGGCCAGGTGGGTCCTCGGGGATCTATCCAAGATCTGGCAAGATAACGCGGGGACGACGCCTGTCGCCTCGAACAACGATCCTGTGAACAAGGTGGAGGATGTCAGCGGTAACGGCTTCCACCTCTACGGCTCGGGTGCCCCAGGTGGAATCGGGGCTACGTACAAGAACACCCTGGGCGATAGTGGGACCTTGGGCGGCTGCTACCTGGACGCAAGCCTCGACCAGAGGTTGTACACCGCATCTCTGATCAACTCCTCCAACCAGACCACCTACTACATCTGGTTGAAGATCTTGGCCGGCGACGATGCCACGTTCCTGGCGCGCGCAGACTCCACCAGCGGATCCGCTCGCGAGTACATGTACTACGCGAGCCCCCCTGCGGGGGATGCGCTCGTTACCCGCGGCGGATTCTCGAGCGCGGGTGTCGTTGGCCAGTATCCCACGGCCGCGTACGGTCTTGTGTGCTTGACCATCGATCACAACGAACGGCACACCTACCTCGATGACATGAGCACCCCTACGAAGAGCGCTACGAACGGGTTGGATATGTCCTTGGACAACTACCTTATGCTTAACGCCTACTACATGAACGCCACCGCCTACGGGGGCACGATTTCCGTGTTGGAGGTGATCCTCTACGACACCGCGCACAGCTTCTCCTTGCGAAATCGCGTACGCGCTTATGGCACAGCTACTTACGGCACCCCGTGAGGTTACACATGCATCTAGGTCTAAGTCTGGTGTCCGATGATGGAGAGAAGGGTTGGAGCCTGAAGGGCATGGATCCCGCGGTCCTCGCCTGGGCTTACGAACTCAAGCCAAACACCGTTACCCCTGCCAGCGGCTCAGTCATGAATGACTGGGCTGAGGTGCGATCGGATGTGGATCACCTCGTGGGCGGGGTGGGGACCTCACCGACGTACCAAGCTGCGCAGTTCGGGGGCAGGGCTCGACTCCTCTCCAAAGGGGTAGGGTACCTGCGTGGCACCGTCACCAAGGCGGCTACCCACATTTTCGCAGTGGGCTCCTACTACTATGGGGGCAGCCCTGTCGCATTCCCCTCGAACAACGGCCTTGTGACGCTGAACAACAACGGGACCGGCATCATCCTGAGCGGGGAGCCCACCGGATTCTTCTCTAACTACCTGGGCAACGATGCGTACTACCTGGATGGAGTGTCGATATCCCCCGCGGCAGCCGTCCCTGGGCAAGAGGGCGTCGCCCATCTCTACGAGGTCGTCAAAGACGCCGGCATCAGCGGGGGCGCTGTCGTCGCGCTGATGGACCGCCAGACGACCGATAGGTACTGGCCGGGAGCTATCCTCGCGACCATTGGGCTTTACAACCCGTCGCCCTCGGATGTGACTTCCGTGCGTGCTTACCTGCAAAGCTACCTGTGCGGGTCTCTTGTTGTGGCCACGGGGGACTCCATCACCCAGGGTGTGAGGTCGGTAACGCCCAACTTGCGATGGTCCACCCTCGTGCGCGAGGCCTGGGGCAATACCGTCGATTTCGCCAACATCGCCCTCTCGGGCCAAGGTATCGGCACCTTCGCTGGACCCACGGCCACGTCTTCTATGCTGGATGGTGATCCTGCGAAGCTCGCCATCCCGGTGTTCAATGTGCGCAACAGGCGCAGGAAAGTTCTCGTTGTCTTTGCTGGAACGAACGACCTGGCACTTGGGCGCACGGCCGCGCAGCTCAAGGCTGATATCGCTACCTACTGCACCGCACGCAAAGCAGAGGGCTGGAAGGTGGTGCTTGTCACCATCATCGATCGTCAGGACCTCGGCGGAGGGCAAGCTGCATTTGATGCAGACAGGGACGACCTGAACGACTTCATCATCAACGACACCTCGTCTTATGCGGATGCGGTGGTCGATCTAACGGTGGAGAGTGCTCTCAACGATGTGGGGGCTGCGTTGAACGCGACCAACTACCTGGACGACTTTGTGCACTTGAGCGCCACGGGCGAGTCCCTGGTCTCTGGCTACATCCGCACGGTGCTGGAGAACGTTCTGACAGCGTGATAGGCTCTCCCCGTGGCACTGAACTGCTCGGGTACAGCGGTCTGGGGGTCCCTCTGGGGTTCAGGATGGGGCGGTTACCCTGCGTACACCCCGGGCGGAGTTGCGCCTACGTACGGCCCCTTCGATCTGTTCTGCTTTTGCGGCGATGCGATCAAGGATCTGGCCACCTTCGAGGGTGTAGACCTTACGCCCGGCGACGTGTCTCACGGGGAGCCGTCGCCCCTAGGCTACTTGCTCACCTCTGCGGATGGCACGGCGTCGGAGGTGTTCGTAGATCGTGCGCTAGGCAGCGCCTGGACGCTCCAGGTCACGTTTGAGGTGGAGAGCGCTCCCCCCGATTTCAGCGCAGGCCACGCCTTGTTCTTTGGGGGTTACGACGACACGCTAGCCCCGGCGGGCATCTTTTTCAGTCAAGTGGGCCTGGCCTTCGGATCCACCTACGACGATTCGGCCTACGTGTTGCCCGACAGCGCGGGGCTGATCGTGAATGGTGAAACGTACGTCTTCAAGCTCGTGGTCGATGGGCCTGCTGAGACGGTCTACGTCTACTTGAGCACGCTGTCCGCATCGGAGGCCTCTGGTGGCCCCCTCTTGAGGTACGTGCTCCCCCTCGTGCGCCCCCTAGCCCTCCCCCTTCATCAGGAAGGGGCTTATGTCTACCTGGCAGGTAGCGGCCCGAGCCCTGCGCAGATCAACCTACTCACGTTCTGCATGGCCAACGCGGCCCTTATCGACAACTATCCTCCCGTTGCCGATGCCGGCAAGGATCAGGTGGTAGCCACGTGCTCTGTTATTCAGCTGGACGGCAGCAAGAGCGCGGACGTGGAGGGGGCCACGATCACTTACAAGTGGTATCTAACGGATGCCCCCCTGGGGAGTAAGTACGCTGATCTAGGGCAGGACGGCTCGGTGGTATCCACCCCCTTCAGCAACAAGCTGCACACGTCACACGCACCAGCCGGAGCGGACCCCTTTGTTCAGCAGGCGGAGGACGTGCTGCTTTACAGGGGGTCCCCACACGTGATCTCAGGCGACGGTACGGACGGCGATGGGGCTTACATTGAAGTGGCCTTGGAGGACCTTCCGGGAACCTACAGTGGTCAGGGGTTCAAAGTCGTTCGACAAGACGGCTTCCTGGTGCGGAATGCGGTAAAGCCGCAGTTCCTACCGGACGTACCGGGCTTCTATCGCTTCAGGCTTGTTGTCTCCGACGGCTCTCTCGACTCCAGCCCTTCGGACGTTTTGGTCAACGTCATTGAGACGAATGCTCCACGGGGGGTAGTGCCCGACGGCTCGGTGTTCTGGGACTACATGAGCGACGTGGCGCGCCTTCTGGAGGACCAAGACCGTTTCGAGGTGCTATGGACCGGCCTCCTCCAGGTCATCGGCACGGAGCTCCTCTATGCGTGGCAGGTGGACTACAGCAAAGGCCTGAAGGACGTCCCCTCTACGGTTTGCCGCAAGTGGCTGCACTACGAGCCTCTACTGCGCGAGCCCTTCCCCTACCTGTCCCGCTTCACCTCCTACTGGACCGGCCTCGACTCTGCGGCCCTGGCTGCTTCAGGCCTCAGCTACGACGGTACGGCGCTGGTGCTGTCCCTCCCCTACAGGAGCACACTCCTTCAGATCACCGTACCCAGCAAGCTCAGCACCCCCGCCTTGCTGGCAGCCGGCATCCAGTCGCTCCTCCAGGACATTGACCCGAGGTTTACGGCAGCCGCTGTCCTCGATGGCGGGGACACCAAGGTCCGCATTTACGCGCCCTTCCCATTCTCCATCGTAGCCGGCACGACAGCCCCCTTCTCTGCGGGCAGTAACGCTTTGCTCCAAGGGAGCGCCGTGGACGTGCTGGGTCCGAAGAGCGTGCGTCTGGACCGCAGCCTCCAGGGCTTGGGCCTGAAGGCCGATGACCTCCTGTGCCTCAAGCTGATCGACGGGTCACTCTCGCTGTTCCGCCTTGCAGTGGTGCACGACAGCGAGAGTGACCCTGTACGCTTCTCCAGAGTACTGCTCAAGGACGAGCTCCCTGTCGGCGTGCCCTTGGACGGCGCTTGGGTGTTCCCCGGAGTCGTGGAGTCTCCCCAGCTAGACTTCTACAAGGGTCTGGTCGTGCAGGGGGATGCCGTGGTCTTGGAGCTCACGGACACGGAAGACGACACTGTGCACATCAACCAGCAGGCCATGGGCACGCACCCCTCCCTGCCGCAGAAGGTTGCGGTCTACCCGGACGCCCTGTACTTGGCTCAACTAGCGGCCCCCAGTCGTTTCACGCTGGCCCTGTGGGGTGTGTATCGCAAGGCGCATCTTCCCGTTGACGATGTAGTACAAGAAATCCCCTTCCTGCAACGACTTATCCGCTCCACAGAAGATGAGATCCTCAGGGCCAATCTGGACTTCTTCCTCTCGGAGTTCCGGGGCCAGCGCTGCATCTCCTTCAACCAGGACATCTGGACCGGGTCTCCCGTTCCGCGGCTTTGGGCGGAGTACAGCTATCTGGACAATAGCAAGGTCATCGAGGCTAACTTCGGGGCGGCGGCTGGCCTCAAGGCCGAGGACTTGGCCGCCATCACGGACAATACGCCTTACCTGTCCGCGGTGCGTGGCCTGTGGTTTGCGTATGTGAAGGGCCCGCGCGTAGCAAACTTGCGTATGGGCGCTCAGGTGCTCCTAGGCCTGCCCTTCGCTGAAGAGGCTGGTGAGGTTATCGATATCAACCCGCAGTACTCAAGCCGCCTCGGCAGGATCGTCTTGCGCGACACGACCAACGCCAAGATCGTGCGGACCTACACGTATCCAAGGGTCCTAGGCCTGGAGAAGAATCCGGCCACGGGGAAAGAGTACGGCGTGGGCGATAAGGTCCAGCAGTTTGCCCCTCTGGTCGAGGGCGTGGACGTTGTCGACTACATCAAGGACCCCACCTGGATCAAGCCGTTCCTGTCTCAGGGGGCGCTGATCGAGACGGATCGCTACCACCGCTTCGCGATTCGCATCGACATGGAGGCGTTTAACCTCCCCTCCCTTCAGTTCATCCGGGACTTTGTCAACAGGATAAAACCGGCACGAACGGAGCCCCTGTTCCTGGTTCGTAGGTCAAGGCAGGCCTCCGACACCGTCGATGTGACGGACGACACCAGCTTCTTTGTGAAGCTTGCGCTCTACCTTTCGCCGCACACCCTCCCGCCCTGGGACCTGACTGCGACGGAACCCAACGAGGTCCTACGGGAGGGGTCTGCTGCGATGTTTGATCAGCCCTCTCCGAACCCTGTAGCTAGGGGCACCAGTTACGGGGCCATCGTGTCCTCCTTCGACCGGGATGGATCGCCTGACACGTCTGAACCTTCCCCAGGTGGCCCAGACGACACGATAGCCTGGGGCTTTGACCGTCAGTACATTCGCCCGGAGACCGGGCTGATCGCTACGCTTAGCCTGGATTATGACGGCGTGGCCTCCATGACCCTTTTCCAGGATATCGCGGCCACGGATCAGCCCGTCCTGGCCAAGGACCCCCTGGTATTCTCTACCCAGTGGCTGGCTTCGGTCGTGAGGTCAGGTCAACAGATCCAGTACCCCCAACGCGCCAGCTCTGCGTTCACGGCTAACTACCTACAGGTGTACTTCCTGGGTACTCCGCCCACGGGTGGGTTCACTTATACGCTGGCTGTGTACGTGAACGGCGTGCTGACCCTCAGCGTGGACTTGGCCCATGACTCCGGGGAGAACAGGTACGAGCTAGGCCCGTCGCCAGCACCTTCCCCGTTCCCCGTGACACCCTTTGCGCTAGGCACGATGGACGATGTGGTGGTTACGATCGCTCCGGCAGACAGCTCCCCCGCGCGCTACGGCCTGCATGGTGTAACCGTACTGCTGGGCGAAGGGGTAAGCTGGAGTCCTGGCGGCCCTGCGCTCTCTGCCGGCACCTACCTGACGAAGAGGACCCTGTGAAGAAACTCTACCGACCCATGGAAATCGAGGTGGTCAGCAACCTGACGCTCACCTCATTTGAGCGCGGCAAGCGCAAGCCAGGAGGGTCCCGCAGGCACACCCACAACATCTTTCTTACGCTAGGTCGGGAGTGGCTTCCGGACGCCATCAGCTACTCCTCCTTGCCGGCAGGCAGCCCGCCGCCAGGCTTGCCTGTCACGAAGGCTGATGACCGGGGGGTGCGCTTCATTGGCTTCGGGATTGGGGGGGCCCCTACGGGGGGCAACTCGGGGGCCAGTGCCGCGCCCTACGTCACGCACTACCCGGGCACCAACGCCAACACGGACGACAACCCTGCCGTGCAGCGTTTGGAGCGTCCTGTTCGTGTCACGGGGGGCACCTCCCTCCCCCCTTACGACGCGGGGGACATCTGGCTAGGTCAGGTGCAGGCCCCTGCCGTGAGGCCGACGACCACCTCTGTGAGGTTCACCAGGATCTTCCTGGAGACGGACATCAGCTACGGCCCGTACACCTCTGTGCCGCTGTCGGAGATCCTCCTGGTGCTGCATTCCACCAGCGACAACTTCACGCATGTCCACAACAACACGGGGATCGCCTATGACGTGTTCCACGTCCTTCACAAGACCTCGGCCATTGTCCTCCAGGCCGACTGGGAGCTGAGGTTCTGATGTCTCACCCGGTCATTTTCCACCGACTGCGCGCTGGTACCTGGATCGGTTGGCAGGCGCCACCCGACAACTCCAACAGCACGCAGGTCCAGATCAACGGTAAGAACTACAACTGGATCAACGTCCTGGCGGGGGGCGAGACCGGCAACGCTGCTGTGGCGTCCTTGGCCAAGGCCGGCGGACCCAACCAGTACACCTACTTCCTCGGCTTCGGCGAGGACGCCGTCAGCTACTTCGTGAACAGGGCGTTCTTCGCTCTGGCGGAGAACACGGACCTTCTGGATTCGGAGCTGAACCAGGACCAGCCCGTCCACTTCATGGGCTCCTTCACGCTGGCGGACCCTGCTAACAACGTGGAGTTTGGGTACAGCGACATCTTCCTGGGCCCCGTGGGCACTGCGCTCAACTCGGCCACGCTTCCCAAGTACTTCCGGCTGCTCAACTCCGCGTATGACGAAGTGATCGACAGCGGCACCAACCAGACCGTGCAGGTTCAGGCGATCACGGGGGTGCCCACGTCTCCGGACCCGCCGTACATGGCGGACGTGCCCCTCGTCTTTAGCCACACCCTTCCCGCAGGTACGTATTACGTGGTTTGCGGCCAGCGGAGCGCGTTGTCCACGCTGCACCGCGGTGACTTGCTGCCCCACAACATGGTCAGCGCTGCGCGCACCCCGGGCGTTATCCAGACCGTGTTGCGCGCCCTGCGCGGCGACTCGCTAGGGTACCTCAGCTCCTGGGACGCTACCGTCTATGCTCTGGCGCGTCGGGGCCTCAACGGCGCCTACAACAACACCTCTATCACCCCCGCTGTGCCCAGCGGCATGTCGGCCTACGGCTACTCTACGGACAAGGATACCGCAGGGGCTGGAGGTGCCTTCCTGCGGGAAGGCCCCTCTGTGCAGGGTCTGAGTCGTCGGCACCTCGCCTCGAACAGTCCGTACACGGACCTTTTGGGAGCTCTCTACACCGCAACCCTGCAAGACGATGACATGGGTGACGGGGTAGGGGCTGGAGAGTTCGTGTCGGGCTCCCGGGGATTCGTCTCCGTCGGTCAGCGCATCAGGTCGCTCAACAACGGCAGCACGGCCAGCACGCCGGCTCCGGGGCTACACCACTTCGCAGCGTTCACCGCGTTCCCAGACAAGAGGTCTACAACCACATCCACCCCTACGGTCCTGAATGTCCCTGTAGGGGTGACCCTCCAGAGGGTCTCTGGCGAGGATCGGGTGACCCTCACGACCAGCGGTAACTGGTTCACCAAGACAATCAGCGCCGTCAACCGTACGTCGCTGGTGCTTGGGTGGAGCCTGTTGGAGATCGAGTGGGTAGACCCCTCCGACCCTCTGGCACCTAACACCACGGTTCGCAGGGTCTACCGTGTGATGTCCCTCCCCACGAGCACGCGAGCTCTGGTGTGTGCGGTGGACGGCTCGGCCTCCCCCCTTCCAGCGGTGGTGCGTGTCGGGACTCTGGTTCGCGTGCTTACCCCCACCTTCGGCGTCCTGGACGGGCTGGGCGAACTGCAAGACAAGCTGGCGCACCCCAGCGCCGCCTTGTTCGAGCACGGAAGTATGGTCTGCGTCTCCCTGCCCCAGAGCACGGATGACACCGCGGACCAGGTTCTTGCCGGAGATGGTGCCTACTTTGGCGCCTCCAACAACGCGGGCACTTACGCTGCCCTTCGCTGGGGCGGCTACAGGCTGGACTTGGGGGCCAGCGGCGGTAAGTACATCGTCCACGCCAAGCTACTCGGCGACGGCAGCATCAACTGTCGCGACATTACCTGTCAGGCCATCACCGCGGCGGATGATTGCCACTTCGACCTGCTCTTCGCCAACGCCATCAGCGTAGTGGGCGACGTGCAGTGCTCGGACATCGATGCGAACGACATCACCTGCCTCAACATCTATTGCAGCGGCACGATCAACGGGAGCGTTGCGGCTACGGCGATGAAGATGGTGACGGCTACGAAGGTGTGCAGCACACCCGGGTCGCAGATCCTTAATCTCACCTCGGACTTCGCTAGCGCTTCCCACGTCTACGTGCGCATGACGGCTAGCCCCGTCACCTTCAACAGCATCGGCCTGCCCACCTTTGCCTCCGGAACGGTCTTCCAGATCACCTTCTTCGAGGACGGCGGCGCTGGGCAGATCGAGAGCGGCGCCTGGAGCAGCGATGTGCTGTTCGAGAGCCCCGAAGACGGACTGTTGAGCGGGGTCACCGGGTCCATCGATACTTACAAGGGCCTTGTCCTACCTAGCGGCAAAATCCTCATGAGTGTGCAGAGGTACAGCACGTTATGATCACCTCCCCGCATCGATACCGGTACGCCTGGCAAAACACGACGGGTGCGCTGCCCAACAAGATTGGCAGTGACACCCTTCAACCCGGGTCACCCGCAGCCTACGTCGGATCTGAAGTCGTGTTCAGCTGGCTTCTGACTCTGCCCGTAACGGCGTCCGGCGACTACATGGACTTCTCGGGCTCCTACCCCAGCAAGTCTTTCACGCACTCTGGCACCAAGTACCTGAACCTGATGACCTGGCGCGCCCCTCAGGAGGACAGCCCGACGGGCCAGAACAACCTGCTCTTTACGGAGCTTACGGTCTACTTCGGCTCGGACATCACGAACGGCGGGTTCCCGACCACGGACGAAGATACGATCACGCTGCACACCTTCGACAACTCCCTCGCGCACAAGGACAGCGCGCACTTCTCCGAGGCGGTGATCATCTCTGGCAGCTCCACCTGGGGCGTGATCATCCCGCCCACTGCTGCCGCGCTCAAGACCTGCCGTCTCAACGGGGGTGGGGGGGTTAACGACCGCTGTGCCCTCGCCTTGCAGATCCAGAACACCGGAGTCTCTTCCACAACTTCGGGGGTAATCCTTCTGGTGGCCAAGGCGGTTGAGCTGTTATGGATTCCACGGACGTGGGTCTGTTGCTGATCTGTGCCTTCGGCCTGACGGGCTTTCTTGTCTTCCTGTTCAAGCCGGGGGCGCCTGCTCCGGGTGCGGTCGCAGCCAAGGAGCCCTCGAAAGCGGACCTGGATAAGCTCCAGCAGCAGGCCGACCAGGGCGCCAAGGAGGCGAAGGATGCCCACGACACCGCGGTGCAGGACTTCGAGGACAAGGCCAAGGCCTCCGCCCCTGCGCTGGAAGACGATACCGAAAAGCTGCTAAAGTACCTCCTGGAGGCTGGCAAAGATGTACGCACACCGACTGAAAAAGATCGCTGAAGCGGACCCGGAGGAGGGGGAGCTCTCCCCCGCTACCCTGCGAGAGAGCATCAGCGCCGGTATGCGCCGGGGTGCAGCAGCGCGCCTCGCTTACAAGCACCCGGGGCTCTTCCTGGCCGCGAACGCCTTCCTGGGAGATACGGCAAAGACCGCTGAGCTGCGCCTTAACCTGCTGGCTGAGGAGCTCCAAAAGATGGCCCGACAGGCCACCGGCGGCTGGGAGCAGGGCAATGGCGGGAGCGCCCAGGCGTACTCCATGACCCCGAAGAGCTTGGGGATCTCGGGCGGCAACCGCCTCGGAGGCATGTCCACGTTCTCGGAGCTTGCCTCGATGTCGATGCGCCCCTCGCTGGCCAACCCTATGGGCGCCTATGGCGGGTGGAGCCAGGGCAACGACGTCAACTCCCTCATGGCCAACTACAAGAACATGGCCAACGGAGGCGGCGGTGCGATCGGTTGGTTATGCGCTTGGCGTGCTGCTCTACAGCCCGTTGGCGCACGGCCAGGTGCAACCGATCCCTCCTGGGGAGGATAAGATCGTCATCGTACAGAAGGGGGACCCTGCTCCCTTCTCTGGCGCACTCTACGAGAGCAGCACTGCTCTGCGTTGGGCTAACTACCTTCAGCAGTACAAGCTGAGGCTGAAGACAGACGTGGAGCTGCAACAGCAGCTGGACGCTGTGGAGCTCCAGAGGCAGACCCAAGCCTTGCAACTCAAGCTTAACCTGAACCTGCAAGCTGTCGCGGAGCAGCAGCTCCGGATTCAGGGGCTAGAAAAGCAGCTCCAAACCCCCGAGCCCTTCTACAAGACGGTGTGGTTTGGAGCTGTGGCGGGCGTAGTCAGCACGGCGCTCTTTGGCGGCTTCGTGCTGCTCGTCCACCGGTTAGCTCTTCAGGCGCTGCTTGACGCTCTCAGCGTTCATACCGAGGGCGTCCTCCAGGATGATGTCCTGCACGAGCTTGATGCGCTGGATCTCCTCGCTGAGGTCTCCGATCATGGAGCGCATCTCGTTGCGGAGCTGGTCAGAGATGCCGGACGCCATCGTGGTGTTCGATCGGGTGAAGAGCTCCAGGTAGTGCTCCATCCTCCGGCCGAGCTCGTCGTTCAGGCTGCTGATCATATTCGCCAGCGTGGAGAGCCGCCCGAGCTGCACCACGATCTCAGACACCTGGCTCACGAGCTGGTCGATCCGCGGGTCCGGCGCAGCCGCGGGCGGGGGCGGAGGCCCACCTTGGGCGGCCTCCATCTGGGCCTTGGTCCTGCGCACGCGTGGAGTCCGGACGACCTCTGAGGCGGGCGTCGCAGCAGGAGGGGGCGGTGGGGCGCTGATAGCCGCCGCAGGCGGGGAGGGCTCGGGCCGCGGGGGCGGTGGAGGCGCTGGCAAAGGCGTCCCTTGGTCCGGAGACCCCTCCTCGGAGGGATCTTCACCCTCTTCCGTGATCATCGCGCCGCGAGAGGCCACGACGCTTCGCAGCACCTCTGCCGGGGCCTGCACATCCCCGCCCTCAGCAGCGGGCACCAGATTTTTCTTCACCAGGAGATTCCACAGAGCGTTGATGATGTCTGCGGTGGGGAGGGGCGTTAGCGGAGCACGCTCCTCATCGGTGAGCACCTGCTTGGCAAGGCGCCACACGACGATCCGTGCGGTACCTGTCAGCTCCTCCAGGCTTCTGGGCAACGGTACGGGGTCATTGTTCAACGGGTTGTGAGCTATGGGCACAGTTTCCTCTTCAGGCTGATCTTGGTTGCGGCCGACGGGCCTACGGATTTCAAGCAAAATACGGGCTGGAGCTCCACGCAGCCATCGCACGCATCGGGCTCGAAGCTCCTTGCGGGGCACGTGATCTGGGCCCTCAGGATCGTCTTGTTCTCGATCAAGAAGGCCATGATGGCGGAGCGGAGGTCCGCAACTCGGTCTTGCTGTGAAGGAGGGGACTCGCCCTCCAGGATGCTGATCAGGCGCTCCCTGCTGAAGGAATGGCTAACAGGCAGCCCTGCTCGCCTACACGCCTGGATCAGTTCGGTTTTGTTCGCTCGTTCTACCCCCATCGTTATCCTCCAGCTCGAAGACACGGACGACGCAGTAAGGCTTGCCGTCGGGGGCACGGCCCTTACGCACGGTCACCTGGAAAAAGCAGCTGTCGTCCAGGCCCAAAGCCTCGGACACTGCGTCTTCCAGCACCTTGACGCGATTGCTCGCATCCACCCTCTTATACCTGCTTTTAGCCTTACCCGGCCAACCGGCGTTCTCCACCTCTTCCAGGTAGAGGCTGATCTCCAGGCCGAGACGCTTCAGGCCCTTGAGCGCCGGGTCGTCGGGGAACTGGTGCGTCTGTGCAGAGGACACGATCGCACCGATGACGCGGGCCTTGTACGCCCTACCCTCCGTAGAGAGGCTCCTACCGTGCCCGTTGTTGAAGTAGAGCGTGTTGACCGAGGGCGGAAGGGGGAAGCTGTAGACGAGAGGTTTCATCTGGGCCAGTTGCTTGGGGGTCGCACGGGAGGGTCCGTGAAGGACCGGGAACCTCCATAACCAAGGTCCCGCTCCTGCCCACGCAGGGTAATGTGCCTGGAGATGGCTTGCATGTTCTTTGTGAGGCTGCTGATCCTGCTCTCGACCAGGAGGACGCCCTGTGCCCACCTCTGGGCCTCGATCTGCGCTTGGAGGTAGACCGGGTTGGTTCGCACGATGTCGTCCAGGGCCTCCTGGGACATCTTGGCGTCCCTTGGCAAGCCCTTGTTGACCTCCACGAGCTTCTTACGCACCTCGGACAGCAGGGTGCGCTCTGCGTTGTCTGCCGCGATCTTCTGGGACCGAAGCTGCGCCAGGAGCATATCGAGGTACCCGAGCCAGGCAAGGTGCTGATCCCAGGCGACCCCGTAGGCTGCTGGCGGTCCGCCCTCCAGGTGCGAGACGCCGAGGGCAGGGTATTCGATGCTAGGCTTGTCCATGGACACGGGTACTCCGAGGGACTCCACGCGAGCACAAGCCTCGTCGAGGGTGGCATCAAACCGACGCTTCAGCTCCAGGGCTTCTTGATCGCTGACGCTGAGCTGTAGCGTCAGGTCGTCGAGGCCAAGGCCTCGCGGCGGTGGCGGTGGGAGATCATCGTTCACGCAAGTGCTCCACGGCGAAGGCCACCTGTCTCTTGAGGTCGTCGAGGCTCCCATCGTTGACGATGTGCAGGACGTTGGCGTCTTTCAGGTCCACCCCGGCTTCGGATGCGTGTGTGGCGGCCTTGCCAGGCAGGGGGTCCACGGCACGATGGATGTGGATGAAGTCCGCGCCCTTCAGGATCAGGGCGTCGACTTCGTGTTGGAACCGCACGTCGGTGATCACCACGCCTGAACGCGGCACGTCCCACTTGTGGCTGTATTTCGTACCGGAGGTTGGCCCGTAGACCGTGTAGCGGCCTTTCAGCTTCTCCACCTCGCCCAACGCGTAGTTCACCCACACGTCCTTGCACATGGCCTGCCCCCACTCCGTGCCCAACGTTTGCAGAAGGACACGAGCGGTGATCGGCTCGCCGTTGTAGGTACCGATCCCGAGGTCCTCGTTGCGGCACTCGCTCGGGCCCCACAGCGTCATGTACGTCAGCTTGAATACGTCCTGGAGGAAGCGCTTCATGGGATCAGCCAGCGCGATGGCCGTAAACTGGTGCTCCCTCTCCAGCAGCGTGCCCACCGTAGTTTTACCTACGCCTGCTTTCCCACACAGGGCCACGAGTTTCACGGGTAGTCCTCCTCGATCTCGGGGATCTCGTCAATGGCCTGCACGTCCGAGCTGTTGCGCACGGCTCGAAGCTTGTTGTGGCGCTGAAGCACGATGGTGTGCTCATGGTCCGATGCGAGGAGCTTACCCTCCAGGACCTCCTTGTTCTTCAGCGTGACGCGTACGAAGCGTCCGATCATCATCTTCATATTCCTTACTCCAACCCTCACAGAGATACCGGCCTGGCGCAGCAGATCAGCCCCGCTGGCGTCTCGGTACACATCCAGATAGACGACGGTGTCGATACCGCCCAGATTGATCAGCATCTTGGCGCACATGCGACACGGGCTGTGCGTCATGTAGACCATCTTCCTGACGCTGCGCTCGACTACGCAGTTGATGATGGCGTTTGCTTCGGAGTGTATGCAGCCACACCCGCCAGGTGTGGCAGCATCACATCCGTTGTTGAAGCCTTGTGCGTTGCCGTTGTAGCCGACGGCGTACACGTAACGATGGTCAAGGCTTGTGATGACTGTGCCGACCTGCAACCTGCAACAGGTGCTCCTCTGAGCGATGGCGATGGCGTGTTGCAGGTAGATCTGCTCAAAACTAGGTCGATCCATCGGGTGCGTACACCAACGGATCGTTGATATGAAGATCCTCCCGCTCAGCGCGGAAGCACCTGGACCTCTGAGCGCAGAACATGCAGTGAAATCCCTTCTCCGGAGGCGGCTCCTCCCGGGAAATGACGTACTCAAGCAGGGAGTGAATCCTGGGCTCTATCTCTTGCCAGACCTCCTTATCGAAGCGGATGAGCCACGGGCTAGCCATGGGTTTAACGGCCTGCGTGCTCTTGTTGTAGTAGAAGAACCAGAGCAACGGTAGGTCTAGGCACTTCATGTAGATGTGCGCCTGGATGATGTGCCGCTTCTCAGGGGCTTTGATCCTCCTCCACTCGTCCGCGGAACAGGTCTTGATTTCCAGGCCAACCCGGCGAATAACCTGCCCGCACTTTCGCCAGGTGAAGACACCATCGCAACGCGAAGTGATCTGCCACTCCCTGCCCACGGGGGTGTCGGCCGTAGGAACCTCGGCCTCGAAGCTCAGCTCCTCGTCGTTCAGGAGCCCGTACTGACGTTGCACCATGGCGTGCACGAGGTGGCCGATCTTGAACCTCTTGCTGTCCTCGATCCTCGGCTTGTCTGTGGGCTCCAAGCCAAGCATGGTGTAGTAGTTGTGGCGGAGGCAGCTAGAGACCTCGCTCGCATGAACCCCAGGCTCGCGGGCCCCCTCGGCTTCCAGCTCGAAGGTTTTGTCGTAGAGGCTGCCCAGGGCCCAGTCCTCCGTGATCTCAAGATCTTCGGAGGCGGGGGGCAGGTCGTCGATGCAGGTGAGCTTCAAAGCCCACCCACGAAGGCTCGGAGCCCGCTCACGAAGGGCTGCAAGGCCCGGAGAGCGGCGGCTCTGGCATCGTCGGGCGCCTTCCCAGGCTTGAGCACCGCCAGAGTAGGTCGAGACAGCTCGAACACCTTCCGAACCATCAAGTCTCCGCCGACGGCAAGGGATACGGACCACCCGTAACCCGGTTCAGTGGCCAGAACGCCCACGCCCCCGAACACCTTGAAGAGATCCAGCCCAGATTCAGGCAGAACCTTCGACAGGTCGAGCCCTTTGACCTCCTGGTACTCGATGATGAACTCGATCGTTGCCCCGTCCAGAACCCAATCTTCGGCCCAGACCCATGTGGAAGACTCGTCGTCTTCCTTGAAGACCGTTGTACCCATACAACCTCCACCGGCGTTTAGCCGTCAGCTTGGTTGTTACGGCTAAACGCCGGTTTTTAGCCCTCGAAGGGTTCGCTGCCGTGCACCGGGCAGCGCACCACCCGACCGTTGCGCTCGACCCGCCTGCCACAGATCGGACAGGTGTCCGAGGAGGCCGCGAGCTTCTGTCCGTTCTTGTCCTGCTCCGGGGTATCCACGCCGAGCTTGTCCATGCCGTTGTTGTTCATGAGATCAGAGTATCCCGAACACCCTTTCGGAGTACACGATTTCGAGCAGGCGCACGAGCCTGACCAGATGTTGTCGCTCTTCCAGGAGGGGCAGGTCGTACCTTGCAAGACTGTCCCACTGGTCGTTCGCACGCCCGCACATGAAATCGCAGATACGGCAGGTCTTTCGACGGGGCTCCGGGAATGCTTTGCCGTTGAGCAGCCCGCAAACGGCCCAGACTTGAGCACTCCCTTCGGGGTACACGGTGAAGCTCTCACAGTCCCATCTGGACCAGAGAAGCATATGATTTACCTCCACGTACTCGGAGCCGTACCAGTGGAGGTTGTCCCAGAACACCTTGAGCTTACTTTGCGTCATACCACGTGGCCCCCTTGGCCGGTTTGGTGCGCAGCGGCGCTGCATACCTGGTTTGGAAGGGGTTTTCCATCGCATCCTTGATGATCGGGATCGCCATATCAGCGGTCTCCTCAGGCCCCTCGAAGAGGATCTCGTCGTGGATCTGGGAGAGCATGCACCAGCCCCACTCGTTGAGCAGACCCTCGTGCGCCAAGCGGAGCATGGAGCACTTGGCGATTTCAGCCGCTGTCCCCTGGATGATGGCGTTTGCCCCCTGACGACCTGCACGCCAGCGCTCATAGGGGTTGGGGGATGCGATGGCCGGCAGGTAGCGCCTGCGTCCGAGGAACGTGTAGATGTACCCAGACTGCTCCAGCGTAGACTGGGTGCTGGCGAAGAAGGCCTGCACCGCAGACCACCTCGCCATGTACTTTGCCATGAGCTCCTCGGCGGCCTCCACGGTGATGCCTAGGCTGAACGCGAGCTTTTGAGACTTCATGCCGTAGTTCAGGCCGTAGGAGATCGTCTTGACGGCCGTCCTGGCCTCCAGACACTTCTTCAAGTAGTCCGTGAGTTCCGTCGGAGGGAGCACTTTGGCTTTCACTTCCTCCTTGATCCGGGTGGCCCGCTCCAGATCTTCGTAGGGGTACCCGAAGACCATGCTTGCGTTACCCTTGTGGATATCCCAGCCGCGACGGAAGATCTCTAGCATCCCCTCTTCACAGGCTGCGGCCGCCAGGACCATCATCTCCAGGGCTTCGTAGTCCGCAGCGATGAGGAGGTTACCCTTGGCCGCCCGGATCGCCTTCCGCAATGCAAACGGATCCCTCTCCGGGTTCCTGAGGTTCTGCATGTTCGGGTCGCTGGAGGAGAGGCGGCCCGTGACGGCGACGGACTGGTTGAAGCTTGCATGGATGCGTCCCGTCGGGTCGAGCCCACGCAATAGCCCTGGAATGAAGTTGGTCTTGAGGGCGATCACCTCCCCGTACCCAAGCAAAGCCCTCAGGATGGATTGCGCTTTCGGATCCTTGGCCGCCTCGGCCATCTCTTGGAGGGCGTCCTTGGCGACAGAGGGCTTGGGGGCCGAGCTTACGCCGCCCTTGGTCCACTTCGCCGGACGTAGCTTGAGCTCCTTGAAGAGGAGGTTCTCCACGTCATCGCCCTTAGGGTTGACCAGCCTGCCCGCGGCTTTTGCCAACTCGCGTAGGTGGGTGGCGATCTGGCCGTCGATCTTGTCTCCGATGCTGCCCAGGTAGTCCGTGTCCACCTGCATGCCCGTCCTCTCGCAGGACCAGAGCACCCGGGTGTACGGCATCTCTGTCTTTTCAAACAGGTCCCACAGCGTGGCGTACGTCTGTGGGTAGGCCGACCATGTGCTGGCGGCCTCCAGCTGACGTTTCAGCTCGTAGTACAGCATCAGGGTGCCGTACGCGTCGTTGCTGGCGTACTCCACCAGCTTCCAGAGGTCCTCCTTCTCCGCCTTGATCAGGCGGTGCTGGTAGCTGTCGGACGGGTCCTTCTTGTTGACCTTGCCGAAGGTGTCCTGGAACGACTGCCAGGTCCACCCCAGGATCTGAAGGCACATGTCCTTTAGCCCGTGGGACTCGTCCTCGTAGAGAAGCGCGTGCATGACCGCGGTATCGGCGGCCCTGCCTATGAGGGGAAACCCTGAAGAGGTGAGCAGATGTAGATCGAACTTGGCGTTGGCAAAGATCCAGGTGCGATAGGGGTCCGCGAATACCTTCCTGAACGCAGGCAGGGTGTCGTTACGCAGACAGCAGCGGTGTTCGCGGCCAGAGGAGTCGGTCCAGGCAAGGCTCCAGTAAAGAACCCTGTCGGCCATCTTGTGGAGACCCGTGGTCTCCGTGTCGATGGCCACCAGCTTCGTGTCCTGGATCTCTCGCACAAGCCCGTCCAAGCCCTCGCTGTCTTTTGTGAACCACTTTGCCGGGGGCATATCGATGTGCCAGGTCATGAGATCTCCTGAAAGTGTTAAAAAAACAAGCCGGCCACCACCCGTAGGCAGCGCCGGCTCGTAGCTTGTACTCGATTTAAGAACGGCACGTTGTCGTCGTTGCCGTAGGACTCGCTGTGCGCCGCGTTCTGCTCATGCCCCAAGGGGCCCTTGCCGCACACCTGGATCTGGAGATCGACGGGGGCAGGGCCCCGAATCGTGTCCAGGTCGAGCGGGGTCTCCAGCAGCTTCCGGTAGGGGCTGTCCGCGGGGAGGGGGGTCCAGTACTGGAAGCTGAGGCTGGTCCCCGTGTTCTTCCCGGTCTCGGTGGCCTTGTTGGCGCGAGCAGTGGCCGTGATCACCCCGTCGAACAGGGACGCCCTGTGCGGGTGCTTGCACTGCTTGCACTCGATCACCTCGACAAGCTGCATCGTCTGCCGGCAGGCGGGGCAGGGCAGCCGCTGCTGCACGCGGTTGTCGATCTCCGCGTCCGTGAGGCGAGTGTTCGCCATGTCGATCACCTCATGCTGGCAGCTCGGACAGTTCCAGCTCCGGGTGTCGATCGTCATGTTGCCCCCACAGGAGACGCAGTTCTTGCGGAGGATTCCCTGGAAGGAGGCCGCCCCCTCGTACCCCCTGCCGCCGACCAGCTCCCTGAAGTTGGTCATGGAGGCGTTGAACACGAAGCGCCGCCCGTCGATCCTCGGGAGACCTTGGGCTGCGTAGGGGCAGTTGCGGCCCTGACCCATCTTGTAGTCCATGTAGGGCTGGCCGCGCCGGTCCATGCGGGTGGACGGGACCGCGTAGAAGGGGTGGAGGATCGCGATGCCGAAGGCGCGGCCGGCCCTCCGCGTCAGCGAGCCCTTCGTCACGTACCTGCGCGCCTTGTCGTCCCACTTGGTGTTCTCGTGGATCACCCGGCAGCCCCCGCACAGCGCCGCAGAGTTCGCGTCGGCGTACGGGTACTCCGGGGCGGCGCACACGAAGGACTTCCTCGTGCCCGGAGCGTACTCGTCGTAGTGGTCCACGCCGCGCTTGTAGAGCTCCGTGACCTCCTGGATCGTGTAGAGGGCCTCGTTGTTGGGCCCCCTCATCTGCGAGCCATCGGCTGCCAGCCGGGGGATCGCCACCTTGTTCTTGTAGGACCCCGGGATGAGGACGAACGAGATGGAGACGCCCAGGGGGAAGCGCCACGTCTCGACGTACTCACGCCGAGACCCGCCGGAGCCGCCCCGGGGCGCAGAGAAGCTCTGCTCGGGAGGGATGAAGGAGGCGCCAAAGCTCGGCAAGCCTGCGGGAGGAGGCTCCTTGCCGAAGGCGTGCGTCGTGACAGGGGGCGGCGGCGGGGGAGGAGAATCGTCGTTTCGGTTGTTCATATACGTGGGTACTTTGTTGGCTGCTTACAGCGGTTGAGGCAATAGGAGGTATAGGTTGGCGCACTGTTTAGCGCCTGGTGCACTTCTTCTGGGGTCAAGGCGTCCGGCTGGAGCTTACCTCCACGAGGGTAGAGGGGTAGGCGAACATCGCTACTTTCGCTCAGCTTCTCTGCCATCTCGTACCGGTGGTCTCCTGCCGGGTCTTGGTCCAAAAACAGATAGAGCACCCCGTTGAGTCGTTCAAGCAGCGCTTGCTGCTCCTCGGTCATAATCGATCCGAGCAACGCGACCACGTAAGGGTAGCCGCACTGGCGCAACCACAGGGTGCTCTTGAATCCTTCGCTAACGATGACTGGTGAACCAGGCGCGTGCTCGCTGATCGCGGCGACCTGGTCGTAGTTCCATAGCAGCTTCCCTTTCTCTGGCGGGTCGAGGAGCGGTAGGCCCCACCTCCCATATTCCCGTTTTGTGTAAACTTTGTATCGAGGCACTTGATCCTCGAAGATGGACCTGCCGCTGAACCCCACGAGCTGCCCCGTGTGGTCTCTGAGCGGGAAGGTGATTCGACAGTTCTTCCTGTCGAATCCAACGTTGAACGTCCTCAGCAGCCTCTTGGAGAACCCTGCCCGAATCAAGTCCGTAGGGGCCTCATCGAAGAGACCCAACGATTCCTCTGGCAGCACACGGTCCTTGGGGAAGGCGCGCACCCAGACAGCTTGGTCGGCCACATCCAGCTGGGACTCCCGCTGGATCTCGGCCGCCAACTCCACGATCTTCTCGATGGAGCCCGAGGGGGACCCAAGCCCCCGCAGCAATGCCCGGAAGTTTCCGCACCTCTTACACGCATGACACAGCCAGAGGCCTGTCTCGGTGTGGATGGCAAAGGAGGGTGTGTGGTCCCTGCCTGTAGCGTGCGGGAACGGGCAGAGGGCCATCACATTGCCCCTGCCCGCGCGCCTGGTCTCACCAAGTAGCTGTTGGATGACGGGGAGGAGGAACCCCTCACCCATCGGCGCCACCGCCCCCATCGATGTCATCTAGGCGGCTATACACCTTGGCTTTCTTCCGGGGTTTACGGCCCGAGGGGGGCCCTAGCGGGGCCGGTGCCCCGCCGAGAGGGGCGGTGACAGCGGGCTCTTCGTCAGGAACATCCTCCGCAATAGACCTCCTTATGGCATCGGGATCCAGCAGCGCGATCTCGCTGAAGTCTACACACGGCACAGCGTTGATCTTCAAACCGGTAGCACGCCATTCACGTACGCCGGGGAATAGTAGATTGACAGTGCTGTCAGTCTTGCTTGCGACAATACGAATAGCCACGGTGGCGTCTTGCCCAGGTGCATCGCTGAAGCCGATCTCGTCCAGGTCAGCTTCGAGCCCGGACTTGTCCGCTCCACGGTTCGCCTGGATGGTGGCGATCACAGGGATCTTCAGGTCAAGGGACACGGCCCGCACCTCCCGGGAGATGGATTCCACCTTTTCGCGGGTGTCCTTGGCCTTGATGTGCGCGGTCATCAGGTAGAGTCCGTCGATGAAGACGACGTCGGGCTGAAGCCGCTTTATCTGCTGCCGAAGCCAGCCAACGGTATCGCTGCCCCTCGGGGCATCGCGGCCAGACACGCAGCTGATCTGGTTTTTGCCGTTGCTCTGCTGCGCCCTGGCAAGCGCCATGTTGGCCATCTCATGGAGCCTGGCCTTGGACGTCGCGTCCAGCGTTCCGCTGCTGAAGGACTCGTAGTCCACGTTGGCCAGGAAGGCCATGAGCCGCCACATGATCTGCTCTTCGGGCATCTCCTTCGAGTAGAAGAGCACGTGCTTGCCTTGCTCCAAGAAGATGTCCATGGCGTGGTGCAGCACCACGAAGCTCTTCTTGTTTTTAGGCCTGCCGTAGTAGATCACGTAGTCTGTCGGCTCGATCCCGCGGCTTAGCCTGTTGAGGAGAGGCCAGGGCCACATGATCGGGTTCACGGCGAGCCCGGCCTCCAGCATCTCGTAGCGCTCCAGGCCACGAGGGATGTAGCTGGTGAGCGTGGTGATCCCCGTACGCTTGGACAGGGATCGAAGGTCGGCCAACTTGGCGGATAGCCGCTCAATCGCCTCTTCTGGGTCCCCGTCGCGCTCCTTATCCGCCTCCCGAAGGGCCTTATCTACACTCACCCGGATGCGGTGGCTTCGAAGCTCGTGGCAGAGGGCAGACGTAGCCATGCCTGCGTCATCCACGAGTCGAAAATCCGGGTAGTGCGCCTGGATCTGGTAGATTCCCGGGAGTGACCCCCGGGTTGCAGGCTGCGTGATGTAGTCGAGCAGGTACCTATAGAACCCGCGACCCTCTGGCGTGAGAAGGTCCTCTTCGGTGATGCCCCACGCCTGCACGTCGGCCATGGCCGGGGGCCCTTCGCGTATGATGCGGCTGATCAGCGGTAGATCTCTGCTCATGCTTCACCCGATTTGCCCGGGAACCTTGGACCAGTTCGACAGGCTGGGGGGCTCCTCCATGGGGGTGGTGCTCGCGGACTCGGCCATGACGTTCTGAGCGGGGCGCGGACCATCGGACAGGTCGGCAACGGCGTCCTGCTCCATGCTGTTGATCAGGTCTTGCAGGAGGCTCAAGGTCTTGGGAGACCACCCGTGACCCCCTCGCGCAAACGCGCCGACCTTGACAGCGGCTGCGGAGTTGTAGAGCCCGAACTCCGCACGCAGCTGGGGTATGCCGTCTGCGTTAGAGATTTCGAGGCTCATCAACTGGAGCAAGTCGATCTTTCTGGGCGTAATCGGCTTCATGGCGTCCTATAGGGTTCGGGGACAACGATGTTCTGGGAGACGTTGATGAGCGTCACGGCAAGGGTGGGGTCAAGCTTCCCGCTCGCGACAGCCCGCTGAACTTGGGCGATGGAGAGCTTGGGCACGACGTCGAGCGTGCCGCCGATGTCGACGAACTGCTGCTGTCCGAGGGCGGTCAGCGCACGCTCCGCATCCACCCTGCGCACCTCCTTACCCAGGACCACCGGCCCGAGGGGCTGCTTCGACGCCCTGGCAAACTCCTCCAGTTGCGCTGCGGCAGCGTTGACCTCGTCGGTCAGCCCCCGCAGGTAGTCCAGCAGCTGCCTATGCGTGCCCACGAACTGCTCCAGCGCGGCCACCGCCTTCGTGTGGCGCTCGACAGCCGCTGCACGTTCCGCTGGGTTGTTGATCATTGACCCTCCTTTCGATACGCCTCGTAAACTTGGCTCACAAGATGAAACGTGGACACCAGCGCGGTGAACGCGCCGCTGCTGCTGCGATCTGCTTGTTGTCGCAGCGCGTCTGCCGTCGACACCGTCACGAGCACGGGGTAGGACACCCCCATGTTGTCCGTGGGCCACGTCCAGACACCGAGTCGCCGCCTGCCCCAAGTGCCCTTTTTATCCAGGTGAGGGACTTCCAGAGCTCCGGGGAAGGTCAGCTTCTCTAGCTTGGGCGTCTTGGAGACCGCCGTGGGTTTGCCCATGACGGCCCTGCCAGCCACCTCCCCGAAGGCCACGATGAGAACGGGGTCTACGGAGTAGATCTCGGCGAGCATGCGCTGGTGACACGCACCGAACTCCTCAGCCGTGGGGCTCCTGTCCTTGAAGCTCAAGAACTTCTTCGCCACACCCCTGACCATGCGCTCCTGGACCAGCTGGTTACCCTCGGCGTCGATCCGAGGGGACGTGGGTCGACACAAGGTGGCCCCGGTGAACCAGGCGGGGATGTTGAACTTGTCGGCCAAGGTCCGGATAAAGGAGCCTCGACCCTCCTCGGGGAAGAGAGTCTCGTTCTTCTCCACAGGGAAGGCGCAACCCGCCACCTCTGCCCGCCACCCAGGAGCGGCGTCGACGAACATGATACCCCCCGGCACACCCTGCCCATGGATCCTCGCCGCGGCCTCCGGGTATTCTGGATGGTTCCTGCGCTCCTCCAGTGCACGACCCGCAGGGCACAGGGTGCACTCGCTCCAGTCGCGTTGGACATCTGCGGGAGATCGCCGCGCATCAGGACGATATGTAGTCAAAAATACTCTCCGTTCTGGGGGTGTAGGGCCCCCCTTGCTCCACAGGCCAAGACCTGAGAGCGCGTTTTGTCTTGGCCAGCATCGCCTCTGTCACCGGGTGCATGTCGGCCAGGATGAGGACCTGGCGAACGTTGTTGGTCGCTGACGGCCGCAGGATCCGCCCGATCATCTGCTGGATAAGGCCTACGTCTACCGCAGGCTCGTGGAGGACGAGGGTGTCCCTGGAAGGGTCGTCCAACCCCTCCCGGCCGTAGCGGGTTATCGACAGCAGGATAGGTCGGGCGCACAGGGGCGCCCTCTTTTCGAGAGGGATTTCGTACGCCAGAGCGCCCACCGTGGGTTGAAGGTTCAGGAGTGCGGCCAACCTCTTCTTCCGCTCCTCGTCCGTTTTCGTGTCCACCAGCGGCTCACCTGCCAGATCGGCAGCTAGGTTCGTCAGGGCATGTAGCGACCTGGTGAGCAGCAAGGGGCGCCTGCCATCGCGGAGCAGCTTCTGTAGAAGTCTCGTGACCGCACGGACTCGGGGAGGGTCGTCAGCGAGCCGAGCCCCGATCAGCGCGAGGCTCTGTTCCGTGCTGAAGTCGGGTTCGAGTCTCGCAGGCGTGGGAGGTAGCTGGAGTACGCGCACCTCCGGAGTGAAGGGGGGTTTTAGCCTTTTGAACAGCGTGCCGCCAAGGTGGACGCCAACGAGCTCATCCATCCCATCTCTCCTTGTGGGGGTGGCCGATAGCGATATCCGTTGCCCGTGGAAGAGCCCCGCACAGCGGCTGTACGTGTTGGAGCCCAGGTGGTGACCCTCGTCGTAGAATACCGTGCCGTAGAACGCGCGTTGCTCGTCCGTGGGCACGATGTCTGCGAGGCGCGAGTACAGCGTCAGGGTGAAGGCAGCGCGTGCCCAGCCAGTACGCCCTGACCACACGTGAGGCCGGGAGGCCCACTTGTGCCGATCCATGCCCCGGTAGTCCGTGTGTTTGGACAGCGCCTCCACCCACTGCTCTAGCAACACGTTGTTGTCCACGACGATCAGGCAGGGCTTCGCGGTACGTATCGCGTGTTCGATGGCAATCACGGTCTTGCCTGCCCCGCAGTACAGCTGGAGGGTGCCGTCCAGGCCGGTGCTGAGGGCCTCCAGCGCGTCGTGTTGCAGCCGTTCGCCCCCAGGGACCGCATAGCGATCGAGTACGATGTTGCTCGTAGCCGTGCCCCCGTAGGAGTTGGCGAGGATCCTACGGTCGTTAAGCTTTATGCCGAAGTGGTTCCCCTTGCCCGTGCCCAGGACCATGTCCCGATAGAGCCCCGCCCAGTTGCGCGGCAGCGCGACGAAGTCGCCTTGCAGCCCGTACCCTGGCTCCGACCTCAGCCAGGGCAGTTGCCTCTCGATTATCTCGTAGACGACAACGGAGCTCGGCAGGCACAACCGGTAGTCCACATAACCTTCTGCCACTCGGACCTCCGCCGTCGTCATCATCGTCCCCGAGCACGACGCCGTCAAAGAAGTCAGCACCCTGCATGAAAGCCCCCTTCGCCCCAGCGCGGAACATCTCCAGGAAGAAGGACTTAACCTTCTTCTTCCTGCCCTCCTTCCGCCCCAGGAAGCTGACGGTGTCAACGGCCACAGGGTTGTAGTGGACCCTGCCCATCGTATGGGGGCCTTGTACCTGCATCTGGGTGTGCGTTTGCGGATAACCCACGCTCTCTCCCTGGCGGGGCGCCATATGACCGACCGTAGGGGGCCCGACCTGGTGGACCTGAGGGGGGTGTGCCTGCGGGCGCTGCTGGATGGCCGTGGACTGCGCAGGAGGGGGCGGCGGGTAGACGTTCCTGGCAGGCTCCTGGTGGGGGCTCTGCTGGCCGTTCGTCAGGCGGGTCACGGGGATCAGCTGGAGAGCTGCGTGCGCCACATGTGCCTTACACGCCCGCTCCAGGTCACAGGGGGGCTGCCGAGTCCCGTTTTGGCCGTAATCCGGACCCCCCACACAGGCCACGTCCCCGCTAGACCAGTCGCGGCCGAAACATTCCATATCTCTCATGGTGTGCCCTTTCGCTCCTCTTCTTCCCGAATACCGACTACTCTTGGGGCATGCGCAACTTCTCCGGCCTGGTTCTGGACCCCTACGACGACCCGTCCAGGGTGCTCGTTTCTGCGGTTTTCCCGCACGGCACGCCTCCCGTGCTCAAGAGTGCGGCGGACCTGAGCGCCAAGCTAGCGTCCCTGCCGGACGCCCTCTTCGCCCTCCGGCTCACCAACGAGGGGGAGTCGATGCGCAAGCTGGCGACGGTGGACGCGGGCAACACCGCGCTCAGCACCTTGTATTTCATGCACCTGGGCGGGGTTCTGCCCCCCGAAGCGCAGAAGATGGCGGCAGCCAACCTGTGCTTGGCCTCTGACTGGTACGGGCTCAGGCGCCCCGATAGCCTGGAAAAGATCGCTTTCGGCGGCCTCATCATGAAGGGGCTGGGAGCCGTGGGTAAGTCGGTGGTGAACAACCCCCTGGGCGCTGTGGGCAAGGTCATGACGGGGATGAGCCTGGCGGGTGCTGGCAAGGCCATGGGTGCTAACTTGAGTCAAGCCGCTGGAGCTGGCGGCAGCGTCCTCCCCCTCAGCTCGTTTGGAGGTTTAACCGTGAAGCTCGCCGACCTTTCAGGCACGGACGTGATGCCGTACCAAGAGAACAAGCCCAAGAAGCCGGCCTTTCAAGAGTACGGCACCATGAAGCACGCGTACCTCGACGTGTCCGGGAGGGACAACCAGCCGGATCTCGTCAAGAGGGCTGGCGGGAGGTTCTGCCTCGCCAACCCTTCCAGGTACCCGATCGACGACGCCCTCCAGATCAAGACGGCCAGCGAGTACTTCGACGATAACTACCGCAGCATGAGCCCCGTGGTGCGCCGGGAGTATGCGACCAACCTCTACAAGCGGGCCGAAGAGTGCGCTTTCGCGGTGTCGGAAGACGTGCAGCGCTATGGCGCCCCTACGCTGGGGTCTCACGAACACTGCAAGGAGGCCTGGGCTGTGCGCAGGCGCTTTGCAGAGGAGAAGGACGTAGGGCTCCTGGACAAGATCGCCTCTGCGCACCTCGACCTGGCGCTCCCCAACGAGGACTTTGCTGCGCTCATGCACGCCTTCGATAAGAAGGCGGGGCTGGATCGCCTCTACGACACGCACATCACCGACCCCTGGGGCTGCCTGTTCGCTCCCGTGAAGCTCGCTGAGTTTAGCGAGATCCTGGGTACGGACATGATCACGGCCACAGGTCTGCACAGCGCAGCCCAGACGGAGACGGGAAGGGTCTCCCTCAACAGGCTCTACGACAAGGCCTTCGTGCTGAAGTTCATGAGCGACCCCGTGGGCACGTACAAGTCGTTGCCTGTCGAACAGCGCAAGCTGCTGGGCAGGGTGGCCATGTCCAACGGCAGGGATGGTCGAGGGCTGCACGTTGGGCACTGATCTTTTCGAAACGGAGCTCGACCGGGTGGAGCGGTTCCTCCTGGAGCAGGCGCCCAAAGACGGCGAGTTGCAGCCCTTCGGTGAGTCCACAGACGTGGTGGTGGACGCCTTGCCCTTGGAGGAGCACCACCACGAGATACATCTTCCCCCGCACCCGGCCACACTGAACGCCAGTACAGTTTGGAGCTTGCCCGAGGCTCACCCGCTGGTCCTGAGCATGCTGCTGCTCAAGAAGTACGAGCTGGACTGGCTGGGCTGGACCATGTCGACCGTGGAGCACGCTATCGAGGACGCCTTTGGCCCAGTTCTCCCTGTGAACCTGTCCAAGGTCATGGCCTGTCAGCTGGCGCACACCAGCGAAGGTCCGTGGACCCACTGGGAGATGTTTTTGCCGGTGTGTTCGGCCTTCAACAGCGTACTGCCCGACTTCGAGCAGATGCAGGTGCCCAGCGCCGCTGAGGCCACGTTCGCCGTACGGACGCTCGACATCATCGACACAAGACCGGACCCTTGGTCCACCGAACTCAAACGCTTCCTATCGACCGTGTACCAGCACGATCAGGTGGCCATGGGGGTGGATGCTTGCGCCTTCATCACGGTCCAGGGCCACTGGCTTGACATGGACCGCGGACAGATCCTTCGCAGGTGGCCGGAGGTGAAGCGTACTGGCAAGGCCCCAGAGGGTGACTCGATGGAGGACGAGCAGCTGAGGAAGATGCTGGAGATCGAGCTCTACCTTGACCAGCAGAGGAAACTCCTTGAGCAACAACTCCACATCGCGAGGCGCTTATGCGTAGCCCGATTAAGCTCGCCAACTACCTAGCCCCCACCCTGGCCGGAGCAGGCCTTGGTGCACTGGCCGGCTTTGGCCAGTCGGTCTCTGCTTCCAGGAACGAAGGGGCTTCTTGGTCCGATGCCCTGAAGGGGGGGCTCAAGAGGGGGCTACAGGGGGCGGTTGTTGGCGGGGCTGTCGGTGCCGGCGTGCGTAGGTTCTCGCCAGACATGGCAGAGGGGCTAACGAACTACGGACATAAGACGCTCTACTCGCTTACGGGCCACTTGCCGCAGGGGAAGAGCCTGGCGGACCTGGGCGGCGGATCCGGGTACACGCAGGGCATCCTCGACAACGCGAGGAAGGCTGTCCTTGAGAGTAAGGCCACCGAGCAGCACGCCGCGCAGGAGGCCTTCCGACGGGCCCTCGACAGCCACAAGGCTGTGGTCGATGCAGAACAATCAGGTCTCACCAACCTTCCGGGATTGGTCAAGGGGCTGGTGACCCCGTCACGCACGCTGGACACCGTGCGTAAGGCCGCCAAGGGGACTTGGGCAGGCACAGACACCCTCGGCAAGGCCTTGATCCTATCCCCCCTCATCGGAGGGGCAGCCAGCATCGCGACGGACCCCAGCGAGGAGGACCCCCGAAGCCGGCTCAGGAAGGCCGTTGAGATAGGGGGCACCACGGCGCTTAACCTGGCCACGGCGCCCCTTCAGATGGCCACCACGGCCAAGTCTGTTACAGGCTCCCTCCTCGGCCAGATCACGGCGGGGACCGGGGTAAACCATATGATGACTTTGCCCATCCAGGAGCTGGCGCGCAAGGTAGACGTGCCTCCTCCCCTACCGCGACCCACCGCAGAAGCAGGGTGATCGAGAATGTTCGCTGACGCAGCCGTAGCCGGGTCTTCGACCAGATACTCCAGGACCCGTGGCCGGATCCAGGGCGGGGAGAGCATGGGTATCGCGTACCCACACCCCTGGTTTGATCTGGCCACTACGTATATGCCGCAGAACATGAAGTCCCTCTTCAGGTGGCTTCGGCATTACTTCTTGCTCAACGGGTTCTTCAACGTCGTCGTAAGTAAGCTCGCGGAGTACCCGATCACGGCCCTCTTTTTCGAGGGCAAGAACGAAGAGATCTCCCGGAAGTGGCAGCGGTACTTCCAGGAGCACCTGCGCTACCGGCTCTTTCAGCTCGAAGTAGGCCTCGATTACTTCGTCTACGGGAACGCGTTCATAAGTCTTCGCTACCCCTTCACCAAGTTCCTCAGGTGTACGGGGTGTGGCTGGCAGAGCGCGGCCAGGTCTTGCAGGGACCACTGGACCTTCTCGGGCCATGACTTCAACCTGACCTGCCCGAAGTGTAAGCACTCAGGGCCCGCTAAGGTGCACGACGTGACCACCAAGGTGGCCTCGGGGGCACGCCTCATCCGTTGGAACCCGGAAGCCATTACCATCCGGTACAACGAGGTGAGCGGACACAAGACGTTCTACTACGATCTTCCAGGGCACTTGCGCAATGACATCATCATGGGGCGCAAGCACGTGGTGGAGGAGATCCCCCAGACGTTCATCGAGGCCGCCAGGAAGAACATCGGGGTGACTATCCCCTATGAGCAGCTGTTTCACATGGCCCGCCCCTCTATCTCAGGGTTCGATCGCGGCTGGGGCATCCCGCTCCTCCTTTGCGTGATCAAGGAGGGGTTTCAGATGCAGGTGCTACAGAAGGCGAACGAGGTGATTCTGATGGAGCACCTCCAGCCCCTGCGCACGATCTTCCCTCAGCCCGGTGCGGGCTCTGCGGACCCTTACACGATGACCTCCTTGCCCCTGTGGAAGGAGCAGATGTCGAAGGAGATCGCGCGCTGGAGGTGGGATCCGGCGTACATCCCTGTCATGCCCCTACCGATAGGCCAACAGACCATTGGTGGCGAGGGGAAGGCCCTGCTCCTGGATCAGCAAATCCAGTCCAAGGCCGAGGCCATCGTGGTCCAGCTCGGCGTCCCCAAAGAGATTATCTTCGGGGGAGCAAGCTGGTCAGGCGGTACCGTGGCGATGCGCGCGGTGGAGAACTTCTTCCTCGGGTACCTGGAGGAACACAAGGCCCTTCTGCGCTTTGTCGTGGAGCAGCTGCGCGTTGCCCTCGATTGGCCCGAGGTCGATGCGCACTTCAAGCCCTTCCGTATGGCAGATGACATGCAGAGGCAGCAGCTGCTCTTGCAGGCTGTCCAGCTCAACACCATGTCCCGGGAGACCTGGCTTGGCCAGATGGACTTCGACTACAAGCAGGAGATGCAGCGATCTGAACGGGAGATCGATGACCAGCTCAAGCTACAGAAGAAGCAACAGATCGGCGCAGCCAAGCTCCAGGCGGAAGTAGCTGCACTGAGCGCCGCGACGGCAGCGGAGAACGGTCAGGCTCAGCAGGCTATGCAGCAAGGCCCGCTCCCCGGGGAGCCGGGAGCACCAGATTCGCTGACCCCAGAGCAAGCGCAGCAGCAGGCTGCCCAACAGCAGCCCCCGGCAGCCCCCGGCCAGGGTGGCGCTGCCCCCGCCCCAGACGCTGTCGATCAGTTCAACAACGTCATTTCAAGCCAACTTACGCAGAGCTCTGCGAACCGGCCATCCGCGGGTCTGGACATGGTTGCGGCCTCCTACGCCAAGCAGATCTCGCAGATGCAGCCGCAAGAGGCCAACTCCATGTTGCAGGCTCTCCAGCAGCAAAGCCCCGACCTCTACGCCATGGTCATGCAGAAGCTTCAAGAAATGGGGGCTAGTCCCACCCTTTCCGGCCCAGGCGCGGTCCAACAGCCCGCTGTGGATATGGCCCCCCTGCCGGAGAAACTCCCTCCGAGAAGGGCTTCTGTTTTAGGGGCTAAAAAACACGGACTTTCCCCCCGGAAGTCCGTGCGCTCAGTCGGCGATGACCTGCTTGCCGAAGGGCATTTTGGTCTCTTTGTTGGCGCCGATCAGGCACCAGTGCACGGGGAAGGTCGGCGGTTTGGGCGGACAGGCGCCATCACCGTCCGTCATGTAGATCACGGCCTCGGCGCCGAGCTCGGCAGCCCTCGCCAGGGGCTGAACGAAGTCGGTGCCACCCCTGCCGACGATCTGGAACTTCCCGGTGTTCAGATCGTCGACGGTGAGCATCTGCTCCTTGTGGACCTTCGTGTCTGCTTGCAGCAGCAGCAGCTCGTGGAGCCCGAGCCCCATCAGGACCCCTCGGATCTCCCGGATGGCGATGGTGACCTGCTCACCGCCCATCGAGCCCGACGTGTCGATGATCACGACGACCTTGGCCGTGCTGCCGATCTCACCCGGGTAGATGATGCCGCAGTCGTTCACGAAGGTCATCGGGTGCGGCCTGCTGTAGGAGGCCATGCTGTTGTGCGCCGTGTTGGCAGAGCTCACCGTGGCCCGGAGGCTTGAGGCAAGCCGGGAGTACCACGGGATCTTGGGCGGCGCGACGGTGACGCGGGCCCACTCCGCGATGTCGCCGGGCACAGAGCCTCGCCCGGACCCGCCTTGCAGCGCGATGTCGTTGGCCAGGGCGACGGCCGCGTGCCGCGTGTGCGCCTGCGTTTTGGAAGGTACGAGGGCGTTCAACTTATCGTTGAGCTCGTCGTCCTCCACGTCGCACCGGTAGTTGCCGGGGTGCCGGATCGGGTTGGGGCTGAGCTTGAACAGCAGCGCGAGGATCTGCTCCTCGATCGAGGGCTCGCCCTTCGTCTCGATGTGGCGGTACAGGTCGAGGAGGGTGCCGCTCATCCCCACGTCCGACGCCTTGATGTAGCCGGGGGGTAGCCGCATCGAGGAGCGGTGCACCGCCTCGTTGGCGGCCAGGAAGTCGGCCTTGTACAGGGCCGCCTCCTTGAACCCGTCCGTTTTGTCTTGGTAGACCATGTCGTAGACGACATGGAACACTATGCGTAGAAGTGCCCCGGCGGCCTCGTCGAGAGAGAGGGCGCCGAACCACTTCGGGTTGTACGCGAGCACGTGCTTAGAGGACAGCGCCATCTGTGCAACCGCCTCCGTCGGGTACGGAGACAGGAGATGGATGACGCTGGCGAAGTACGGGAACTGCCTCTTCAGGCGCGCTCGCGCGGACACGAACTCTGTAGGCTCTGGCATGTCGCTCCAGGGTGCACACATCCCCCTCCCGAAGGAGGGGGAGGGGGATGTGGCTTCGGTCAGCCCAGCAAGCTGAGGCTGAAGTTCGGGGTGAGGCGGCTGACGATCGCGTCAACCTTCTTGGCCGCCGAGGGGTTGCTGTCGGCGGCGGCCTTCAGGGAGGAGCCGAAGCCCCTCCGCTCCAGCAGCGACACCAGGTGGATGACGAGGTCCTTGTAGGACTCGTCGGCGAACACCTTGTCGACCAGCTGCCAGGCCTTCAGCGCGGTGTCGATCTGCTTCGCGGACGCCCCGGAGCCCTCGAACTCCGACGTGAGGTGCCGGACGGCGGCGCCGAGGACGGCGTAGATCACGTCCGGGCGGGCAGCGGGGATCACCCACTTGCCATCGAGGGCCTCCTCCACCGTGGGGAGGCCGAGGTCCGCGATGTGGTTGAAGAACTCGGAGGCCACCTCGGGGCCCACGGTGGCCGCCATGAGCGCCTCCTCCACCTCCGGGCCCAGGTGCAGGGCCTTGGCCGTCACCCGGAGGTTGAAGCACATGCTCCAGGTCCTCTCGCTGGGCCAGGGCCCGGAGGCCTTCTCGGCGTTCTCGGGGAACGCGTGGATCTTCGTCGAGAAGGTCTTGAGGTAGGCCTCCGTCTCCATGGCGACCTGCTCGTACGCGTCCTTCCACCCGGCGCGCAGCCGGGCCATCGCGTCGGCCTCGTTCGGCAGCTCCACGCCGGCGGCGCCCGACGCCGCCGTGGTGTACTTGGCCCACGCCTCCCAGGTGTGGGGCTCCATGTGCAGGTGGACGAGGGTGTTGGCCATGGGCGCCGACAGCGGCTTCCCGGACATGGAGCACTCGGGCGGGTTCATGGCCGCCAAGACCCGGACGCGCGGGCCCAGCGGCCTCCGGGCCCAGGTGTGCTCCTGGAGCACGCGGCGGATGGCCGCGTCCAGGCCGGCCTTGTTGGTGTTCAGCTCGTCGAAGACGAGGAGGCCCTGGCCCCGCTCGACGATGCTGAGGACATCGGGGTTGTCGGAGCAGCGCTTCAGCTCCCCCGAGATCACGGCGGGGATCCCTTCGAGGTCCTCCAGCTGGAGGCTCTCGGTCGGGAAGACGTGGCAGGGCACGTTCAGCGCCTCCGCCACCTGCCGGCCCATGGAGGTCTTCCCGATCCCGGGCTTCCCGATCAGCACCGCCGGGTAGCCGAAGCCGCCGTCGTAGGCGGAGAACACGGGGCAGCGCTCGTTGGGCGCCATCAAAACGGCGAAGATGCACGCCTTGAGCTTCTCGTGCGGGCGCATCTTCTCGGCGACGGCAGCAGACTTCTTCTTGGACTTCTTGGGGCTCGTCTCGGTTTTGTCAGTCGACATGCATGTACTCCGAATGGCAGACACAATTACATGGATGATGCTTCTGCCGCCAGCATCGATCCACGGTACACCGTGGGCACTCTCCAGATTCAGAGAGTGCACACAGCTCAGCAACGTCTTGGTGGTCACCCATCATCCTGGCGCAACAAAGGCAGAACACGCCCTCGTATTCGCTGTCCAAGATGAATGTTCGAAAGTGCCTCTGGCGCAACACCCCCATGTGGCCCAGGCCCACATGAATGTAGCTCTCGCCCTTGAGGATGTCCGAACCGCAGGGGCAGGTGATCTCCCCTTCTGGGTGTTCAACAGGCGGTGTGTTCTGTAGTTCTGTCAGGAGCTCCCCGAAGGCATCTTCGTAGCACCCTTCGTGAGCTCGTCTACAGAAGAGAGCATCGCCGGTCTCCGTGAGGACATCCTCTCCGACCGGCTCTAGGTCCCTGTTCGTTGTGTTTATATCGCTTTTTATGAGCTTTTTGCAAAGCAGGAGGTAGGCCCTCTCATCTACCTCCTTGCCGCAGAACAGACAGCTCACCCGGCACCCTGCTGAACACCCGACGTGGACCAGTCCACCTTTCGCGTGTCCAGGATTTGCCAGCGTCGAGCAGCGCGCTCCAGGCTGAGGTCCGGGGAGAGCATGGTGCCTGGGTCCATGTCCCCCGTGAAGGAGAGCATGCGCAGCACGTCCTCCCCCTTGCCGAGGTGGAGCGGCACAGAGATCCGGTACCCCGTGGGGATGATGGGCGAGGCCCTGGCCCTGAACTTGTCATAGCGGATCATGGCTTCGATCGACACGACCTCATCCTCCATGTCGAAGGGATCGATACAGAGACCCCAGAAGTTGATGTCGGAAGGCGACAAGTACCTTTGGGAACCCAGCCAACCACAAAGCTCCCCCGCGGAGGCGTAGTTTAGCAACACTTCGGCATCCCGTTGGTTGATGTACGAGACAAACCCCTTCTGGTCCTTGACCCTCAGTCGAACCCCTCCCAGGGCCCTCGCCTGGATGGGGGCGTACAGGCCATCCACGGTCCAGCACCTCCGGCTGTTCGTCGGATCCGTGAACTCCTGGCCAACCACGTCCAGGTCCTCCCTCAGCCTCCTCGTCGGGGTCAGAGGGGTCAACAACGTCGAACTGTCTGCGATGTATCTCCTCATGTAGGTCCTTACAGAGCTCGTACAGAAAAGTGTGAGCTGCGCTGATGGCGATAATGAATCCGATGGACAAAACTCACTCGTAGCGCACGCACGGGAAGTACGGACGCGTCTACGGTTGTTATGTCGGCTACCCCGTAAATCTTGCGCTATACTGGCCGCGCATGGCCTTCCAAGACCCAGACGAGGCTTTCGACAACGTTGTCCGGCACACGGTGACCGCGCTGAATGGCGTGTTCCCCCTGCGGGGGCGGGACAAGTCTCTGCACTTGGAGGCGTTGCACATCGATACGGCGGCCAAGGATCCTCACGACATCGGATCCCAGTACAAGGCCAAGCTAGGCGAGGAGACTTGGTCCATCCCCGTCCATGGGACCATGGTGCTCAAGAACGAGAAGGGGGAGGTTCTCGATCGCAAGAAGATCAAGATCTTGGACCTTCCCAGGACCACCAACCGGCTCAGCTACATCTACCGCGGTCAAGAGCACCAGGTGGCCAACCAATGGCAGCTTCGGCCTGGCGCTTACACCCGGCGCAGGAGCAACGGCGAACTGCGTACGCAGTTCAACGTGACGGGCAGGGCCGCTTTTGACCTTACCTTTGACCCCCCGACCAACCAGTTCTCTATCCTCTACAAGAAGGCCAATATGCCCGCGTACCCCATCCTCAAGGCGATGGGGGTGACCGACACGGAGCTTCAGCAGGCTTGGGGGAAGGACATCTGGGAGGCCAACGCCAAGAACAGGCGTAACTCCAGCACGCTCGCGCAGTTCTACAGGACCAGCACCAACACGCAGGGGTCTCCGACGGAACAGCAGGCGCTGGATAACCTGCACAAGGTCATGGCGGCCAGCAAACTCCACCCCGATGTGACGGAGATCACCCTGGGTAAGCGCTTCGAAAGCGTGGAGGGGGATGCCCTCACCCGTGCATCCAAGAGGCTGCTTGCCGTGCAGGCGGGCCAGCCCGAGGACGACCGTGACGCCTTGCCCTTCAAGGTGCTCAGGGCCACGGGGGAGCTGCTGCATGACCAGATCAAAGCAGCGGTACCCAACGTGAAGATGAAGATGTCGAGGCAGCTGAACAAGGGGTCGGACAAGCTGCACGACATCGTCACGCCAGGGTTCCTGAACCCCGCGGTCAGCGCCCTGTTCCAGAGTGCTCTGGTCAACCCGGCCAAACAGGTGAGCCCGCTCGACATGCTGGGCACGGCCATGCAGACGACGATTATGGGCCCCGGCGGCATCAGGTCGGAGACGCAGGTGACGGACGAGGCCAAGTACATCAACCCGTCGCACCTGGGGTTTATCGACCCCTTCGCTACGCCGGAAGGCTCGAACACGGGGGTGTCCCTGCGCCTTCCCATCGGAGTGAAGCTGATTGGAGATCAGCCCCACATCCCCCTCTACAACAACCGCACCAAGAAGATGGAGTGGGTCAGCCCTGCCACCGCCTACAAGAGCAAGGTGGCCCTGGCAGACCAGGTGGAGTTTGTGGATGGGCACCCCAAGCCGATCGCAAAGAAGGTGAAGATTCTCGGCAAGGACAATGAGATCGTCGAGGGCCCGCTCCATGAGGCGGACTACGTCATGCGTAGCCCGTCCAACATGTTCGCCCTCACCTCCGCCATGGTGCCGTTTGTGCAGAACAACAGCGGCGGGCGCGTCAGCATGGCCATCCGTCACATGGAGCAAAGCATTTCCTTGAAGGACAGGGACAAGCCCCTCGTTCAAGTGGCAGGGCCGGCCGGTGACACCTTCGAGAAGCTATTCGGGCACCAGATCGGGCACCTCGCCCCGCACGACGGCGTCGTCACCAAGGTCACGCCTCACGCCATCCACGTGAAGGGGGCGGACGGTAAGAGCGCCGTGGTTCAGCTCTACCATAACTACCCCCTGAACGACTCGAAGAGCGTGTTCCACTCGGAGGCCCTTGTTAAGGAGGGGGACAAGGTAAAGACGGGCCAGCCCCTCGCCGATACGAACTTCACCCGAGGCGGGGTCTTCGCGCCGGGTAAGAACCTGCGTGTGGCCTACATGCCGTACTTCGGCAAGAACTTCGAAGACTCCATGGTGGTCACGGAGAGCGCTGCGAAGAAGCTCTCCAGCGTGCACCTGACCAAGCACTTCTTGAACACGGACGACCGCACCGTATTCGGCAAGACCAAGTTCCAGAACACCAACCCTGGTCTGTACCGCAAGGAGCAGTACGAGCACCTGGATGACCAGGGCTTCCCCAAGGTCGGGTCGAAGGTACAGCCGGGGGATCCGCTGCTCCTCGCACTTCAGCCTTTCACCCTCAAGGACCGCGTAGGTGTGGGGGCTCTCCGCAAGAGCCTCACCAGCCAGCACACGGACAAGAGCCTTCGCTGGGAGGGTGAGACCGAGGGCGAGGTCGTCGCTGTGCATAAAAGCCCCAAGGGGGTGCACATACACGTCAAATCTGTGGAACCCTTGCAGATCGCTGACAAGCTCTGCTTCGATGAAAATACCGAGGTCCTTACGCGCACAGGCTGGAAGCCTGTGTCCAAGGTGAACCTGCAAGATGAGGTCTGTACCCTGCTTGACGGGGAGATCCGCTACAGCCGCCCTTCCGAAGTCCACAGCTACGCAGAAGGGGGTCGGATGTACTCGTTGGAGACGCAACAGATCGACCTTCTTGTGACCGCAAACCACCGGATGTACGTGCAAGAGTCCACCCGTGACCGCGAGCGCCCCTACAAGCTGGTGAGGGCCGACACTCTTCTTGGTAAGCGCGTCCGCTACAAGAAAGACGGCAACTGGGCAGGTCGTGCCGCTGCCGTTAACGGCTCCGGGGTGTTGGGGCTTACGGGCCGCGACTACCTGGCTCTCCTTGGGATGTTTTTGTCCGAAGGCTGTTGCGTGAATGCTCCGGAGTCTGGCACCTACGGCATCGACATCGCCCAGGTGAAGCCCACGGGCAGAGAGGAGCTCTTTGCCGAGCTCGATAGGATGGGGGTTCGGTACACCAAGACCCCTGATCGTGCCCGGATCCACTCCAAGGAAGCCCTGGCGCACTTCCAGACTTTCGGTAAGTGCAAGGACAAGTTCATCCCAAACGAAGTCTTCGACTACCCGAAGGACGACTTGGACGTGCTCTTCCGGTGGCTCATGTGGGGGGACGGCCACACGAAGAATGATCGTCCTATCTGCTACACCACCACGTCTCGTCGGCTGGCCGATGATGTGCAGCGCCTCTGTCTGCACATCGGTAAGGCGGCCAACATCAAGGTTGATCCAGCCCACGCGTTCGAACAAAACGGCCGGACCTACTGGGCGTCGGAGCGCTACACCGTTCGGATCATCAACAGCAAACTGGCTCCGGAGGTAAACCACCACCACGCCAAGAAGCAGAACGCGCAGAGTGAGAGGATCATCGAAAACTACACAGGCCCTGTTTTCTGTGTAACGGTCCCCGGTCACGTCCTCTACGTGCGTCGTAACGGAAAGCCCTGCTGGAGCGGCAACAGCAACCGCCACGGCGGCAAGGGCGTTGTCGGCTACATCATCCCGGACCACGAGGCGCCCAAGACCAAAGACGGCAAACCCGTGGACATCATCTTCAACCCGCTAGGGTTGGGTGGCCGTATGAACGTGGGCCAGGTGTACGAGACCTTGGCCGGCAAGATCGCTGAGAAGACTGGCAAGACGTACGTGGTCAAGAACTTCGATCCTCACGTCGAGGATTGGAGTCAGAAGATGGCCAAGGAGCTCAAGGAGCACGGCATCTCCGACAAGGAGGAGCTGATCGACCCGAAGACGGGGCAGAGCCTGGGCAAGGTCCTGGTCGGGCCTCAGCACTTCATCAAGCTCGTGCACCAAGCTGCAAAGAAGAACTCCGTGCGCGCAGGCATGGGGCTCCCCAAGCTGCCCTCCGACGAGAAGTACGACTCCCTTACCTTTGCCCCGGCTTCTGGCGGAGGTACCGGCGGACAGAGCTACGGCCAGCTCGGCATGTACGCCCTGCTCGCGCACGGGGCGAAGAACATCCTCCGCGCGGCCATGACCTACAAGTCCGAGGGTGAGGACCCGGAGACCGATGAGGCCAAGAAGTGGAAGAGTCAGCACGTAGAGGCCTGGATGGCGATGCAGAAAGGTCTGCCGTTGCCGCCCCCTAAGCCGACGTTTGCCTTCCACCGCTTCACGGAGATGCTCAAGGGCGCTGGCATTAACGTCGAGAAGAAGGGGTCCGAGTTCTTTCTATCCCCCATGACGGACAAGCAAGTCCTATCGATGAGTGCCGGTGCGATCAAGGACGCGGCCTCTGCGGTCCACTCGAAGATGGACCCGACCACCAACCAGTACAAGCCGATTACCGGAGGTATCTTCGACGAGAAGATGACGGGGGGCCACGGCGGAACCAAGTGGTCTCACATCCCCCTGTCGGAGCCCCTCCCCAACCCTATCTTCGAAGAGCCCATCAAGAAGCTCCTGGGCATCACGGGGCCCCGTTTTGAAGAGATTCTCCAGGGCAAAGTCAAGGTCAACGGCAAGGTGGGCGGCCACGCTATCGAGGAGATGCTCAAGGGCATCAAGGTGGCGGATGAGCTCTCGAAGACCAAGGCAGCCCTGAACAAGGCCCCACCCTCCACGGCAGACGCCCTTTATAGGAAGGCGCGGTACCTCCAGGCCCTCGACAAGCTCGGGCTAAAGCCCGAAGAGGCCTATGTGCTGCACAACGTGCCGGTGCTGCCCCCCAAGCTGCGCCCCCTCTCCGTCATGGAAGACGGCGCGCTTCGCTTCGAGGACACCAACGGCTTCTACATGAAGCTTGGGCAGATCAACAGCAAGCTCGGCCACCCCGCCATGGCGTACCTGCCCGAGGCAGAGAAGGCTCCCTTCCGTATGGCGGTCTACGACGGGGTCAAGGCCCTGTTCGGCGCGGGAGCTCTGCCGGAGGGGGCTAAGCAGAAAGGCCTTCTCCAGCAGATCCACGGCACGTCACCCAAGCTCGGTCTCTTCCAGCAGGGGTTGCTGTCGCGTCGCCAGGACATGAGCGCCCGAGGTGTGATCATCCCTGGACCGGATCTCCACCTCGACCAGGTCGGGCTGCCCGAAAAGCAGGCGCTGACCCTGTTCCGGCCCTTCGTCGTCAACCAGCTCGTCAAGTCCGGAAGGTCCAAGACTACGCTGGAAGCCCAGGAGGTCCTCAGCCAGGTGGAGCGCGGCAAATCGGACCCCTCCGTCTGGTCCGCACTCAATCAGGTCTTGAGCGAGCGCCCTGTCCTGATCAAGCGAGACCCCGCTCTGCACAAGTACTCTATCCAGGCCTTCTACGCCCAGGCCATCCCCGGCAACGCCATCAAGCTGCACCCGCTGGTAACCGGCGGGTTTAACGCGGACCACGACGGGGACAGCATCAAGGGGCGCGTCCTGTTGGCCGAGCGCGTTCACGGCACCTGGCTGGCTCGATCCTGCGACATCAAGGACTTCCCGAGGGTGGCTGGGTCGGAGCATCGCTCGCTGGGCGGAACGAAGGAGTACGATGTCCCGCCCAGCACTTACGTGTTTGGCATGGTGAACGGCTCCATGCGCCCGTGTGCGGTGCGCTCCTTCAGCGTCCATCCTGGGTGCGTCGCCTGGGAGGTCACCTTCCGGTCTGGACGCAAGGTGATCTGCTCCCAGGACCACTCTCTTGCCGTACTGGATACGGCTACGCTCACCGCCACCAACTGCAAGCCCGCAAACTCCGTGGGGGCAGCCGTACCCGTGTTGGGCCGTGTAGAGGAGCACCTGAGCCCCAGTATCCCAGTCCATGGCCGGGAGGAGAAAGCTACGGAGGCTCTTGGCCATGCGTTGGGGGAGGAGCTTGCCCTTTACGACGGCAACCCCTTGGCTCAGGAGCGCTGCACCCCTCCCCAGAAGTACCGGTCGACTACCCTTCTTCGCACGCTCCTTGAGTCTGCGATCATCCGGCCCACAGCTTTCAGGCAGGGTGTCCTTACGGGGTTCTTGGGGGCGGCTCTGGACATCGACACGGCGCGTGTCGATACGACTGACCCCCGCGCCCTCTGCAACTTGTTGCGCAGCGTGGGGGTGCCGTGCAGGGAGGAGCGAGACTCTGTGCTCTTGTGCAGGGATTCGCTCTACAAGGCCTCCTGGTTCAAGCCCAGCGCGTGGAATCGCAAGAGGCTCTGGCGCAAGGGGGGTAAGAGCACCATGGTCGATCTGGTGCCCTTCCCTGCCTGGGTGGCGGACGAGATTGGAGAAGGCGTGCAGTCCGGATGGGTGGAGCGCTCCACGGCTGCGCGACTCTACGAAGCCCACAAGAACCCCACGTCGTTCGTGCAGGCCTGGTATCGCATGACCGTCGGGGGCGGCCTATTCTGGGATGAGATCGTCTCCGTCAAGGAGACTGGCGACAAGGAAGAGCTCTACGACCTCACCGTGGACGAAAGCCTCAACTTCGTGATGGACGACGGTCTCCTCGTCTGGGACACGATGAGCGTCTACGTGCCGTCATCGCACGACGAGGTGAGCGACGCCATCAAGATGCTCCCCTCCAAGAACCTGTTCAACGAGACCACCGGAGCTCCTGCCTACACGCCCTCCATGGAGGCCCAGCTAGGGCTGCACAAGCTCGGCAGGGTCGGGGCGGACACGAACCATAAGTTCCCTGACAAGCACGCCGCTATTGACGCCCTAGCGCTCCAGAAGATCACGGTGTCGGACAAGATCCATGTGGCAGGCGAACAGACGACGGCTGGCAGGATTCTTCTGGCAGAGGCTATGCCGGAGGCCATGCAGCATCGTGTGCGCACAGACCTTGGGCTCTCCTTCAACGGCAAGGCCTTGAAGGGTCTGTTTTCCGAGGTCGGCAAGGCGCACGCGAAGGACTTCCCCGTCTTCGCTGACAAGATGAAGGAGCTTGGCTACGGGGCTGCGTCTGGTCTGGTAAGGACTCCCCTGACCAAGCACGCCGTTGTGCCTGTCGGGGCGCACTCCTTTGGGCTCTCCGACTTCTTCGCTGATAAGGAAGCGCGTGACCCCGTGCTCCAGAAGGCACACGCTGACGTGGAAGCTCTGAAGGGCCTGAGCAAGGCGGAGAAGGACCGCCGCACGGTCGACATCTACCTCAAGGCCTCCGCCGAGATGCGCGAGCGGCACAAGAAGACGGGGGACCCGGACAACAGCCTCAAGCGCATGAACGAGGCTGGCGTCAAGCCGAGCGACGACCAGTACCAGCAGCTGCGGCTTGCGCCTGTCGTCATGAAAGACAGCGCGGATCGCCTCATCCCCACGCCGATCGTTCACTCCTTCGGGGAGGGGTTGAAGATGCATGAGTACTGGATCGGCGCTTACGGTGCGCGTTCCGGCGCGGTCAAGAAGGTGCAGGAGGTGCAGGACCCTGGGTACATGACCAAGCTCCTCCAGAACACCTCGATGTCCTACCTGATCGATAGCCACGACTGTGGGACGAAGGCGGGCATCTCCATGCCTGCCACGCATAAGGACGTGGTGGACCGGCATCTGGCGGCAGACCTGAAGCTGGGAGCCCTCCACCTGCCCGCAGGCACCCTCCTCGACAAGAAGACCTTGGATCACATCGTCTCCGTGGATCCCGGGGCCAAGCTTACGGTCAGGTCCCCGCTTACCTGCGATAGCGAGAAGGGGGTCTGCCAGAAGTGCTTTGGCCTGTCGTCCAACGGCAAGCATCACGACCTGGGCACGAATATCGGCGTCCTCAGCGCGCACGCCTTGGGTGAGCGAGCTGTGCAGCTGACGCTGAAGGCGTTTCACTCCGGCGGTGTCGCTACGGACCGTAAGGGTGGGGCTGTGGGTAGCTTCCAGCGCCTCGAACAGCTCACCTTCTTGCCGGACAAGACGCCCAACAGCGCCTCTCTCGTCAACGTGAATGGCAAGGTGACGAAGATCGTACCCACGCCTACCGGAGCCGAGGTGTTCGTGGGAGACCATCGTCACTTCGTGGGTAAGGACCCGGATGGCCACTACCTGCACGAGGACCTTCCTCATGCGGACTCCGTGCCCGGGTATCAGCCCTGGTCCCCGCCCAAGGTGGGCATGGAGGTGAAGCGCGGGGACATGCTCAGCGATCCAAACCGCACGATGATCAACCCGCACAGGCTTTACGAGGCCACCCACGACATGCCGCGGGTTCAGCGCTTTCTGTCCGATGAGATGCACAAACTCTATGAGTCGGAGGGGGTTCGTAAGCGCGCCATCGAGGTGGTCGTGAAGGCGATGGGCAACGTCACGAAGATCGTGGACCCTCACGATCACCCGGACTTCCTCCGCGGGCAGTTCTATCCTCGGTCCTCCTTGAAGAAGGTTAACGCCGAGAGGGTTGCAGAGGGTAAGCCTCCGGTGGAGCACAGCCCCGTGCTCATGGGCGTGGACATGCTGCCCCTGGCTGCGACGACCGACTGGATGGCTGTGCTCAACCACCAGAGGCTCCGGGGCACGCTCAAGGAGAACGCTGCGCTCGGGGCTGTCAGCCGGCTCCACGGCTCGCACCCGGTGCCCGGACTTGCTTATGGGGCAGAGTTCGGCAAGCCTGGGGTAGAGACTAAGGGCAAGAATCGACCTTTCGACTACTGACCATGCCCCTTCCAGGACACCCCAACCCGCAACGAAGCTCCCCGATCAAGCTCGACGGGGCTACCGCAGCACTGGTCCTCCGGTGTCGCGTCGTCCGGTGCGACACGAAGAACTACACGGTCGATCTGGTCAGCATCTTCGACCGGAAGACCTTCCTGAACGTGCCCGTGGGGTCGCCCTACGTCCACTTTCAGGGGGGTGCAGGGTGGTTCGCGCACGCCTTGGAGAAGGCGATCGCCTACGTGACCATCCCGAGTGACACGTCTCCACCTTTCGTCCAGTCTTTCGTAGCTCCTGTGCAGGGCCGAGGCCCCTCCGCGTCAGATGGCCCCGCCGAGACGACGGAAGGCCAGATCGCACAAGAGGAGGGGGAGCAAGCAGGCGTAGCTAAAAAAAGCAGTACGCGTGCCGCCGCATCCTACGCGGCTAATCGCCCCGACGGCGACGAGGGGGACATGTTCTGGCGAGGGCACGACGGCAACACCCAGATCGTACTTCGCTCCTCTGGCATCCTGGAGATCGGGTCCGGCGCGCTTTGCCAGCGCGTCTACTTGCCGCTATCTGACAAGATGCTCGACGTGTTCCGGGAGTACGAGGCGCAGACCTCCGGAGGCAGCGTGCACTGGGGTGTGCAACGTAGGCAGAAAGACCCCACGCAGAAGACGGAAACCTACCGATTGTACGCGGGGGACAAGTACGCTGACATGCGTATCCGCTACGGGGTCGTCTCCGAGCTAGGCGAGCCTACCGATGACAAAAGCGAGAGCTCCACGCTCGCTGACCTGGCGATCGGCGAGAAGGAGATCTGCCTGGAGGTCGTGCTGGCTGCCCAAGCTTTCCAGCCGGGGGAGCACGGGGACGAGGTCGACTCGGGCAGCAAGGAGCTCTCCGTCTTTCGCTTCTTCTTCGACAAGGACGGCGGGTTCTTCCTCAGGTCTGAGTCCAGCGCCCTTGTCCGGGTGCGCAAGAACCTTACGGTCCGCGTGGGGAAGACGCTCACCATTGAGGCTCTAAATCTCGGGCTGAGTGTCGGAGATGAGGCCGTCATTCAGGCCAAGAACGCGCTGAGATTCGAGTCCAGCGCCATTATCTTCCAAGGGGGGTCGAGGCCTGTCGCAGCTCAAGGAGACCAGGTGATCCTGCCGATACCTTCAGCGCCTGTGACCGGAACGCTTAACGGGCAACCCTTTGCGGGCATCCTCACCTTTCCAACGGGCAACCTGGTGGGGCAGATCCAGGTGACGCAACAGACAGCTATCAAGGTGCCCTGATGCCTACACCCTACACGCTCAGGGTTTCGGGCACCCTCGGAGAGATTAATGTAGGTGCGCGCCTGGCCATCCTCGGGTTGATCCCGCTGCTCGCGCAGATCGACGCCTTCCTGAACGCACAGTTCGGTATGGGTGCGCTACAGCTAGATTACGCAGTTCAGCTGCAAGCCGCGCTCAATGTACATGTCGAGATCACAGACCCTACAGCTCTGCTCACGGGGGCCATCAAGGCGGCTGCCGCTGCCCTGGTCCAGCTTGAGGCTGCCCTGGCAGCTGGCTTGGTGCCGCCTAGCATCGCTATCGGCGCCTCGGCAAACTTGTCCCTGATCGCAGCGCTGCAAGCCAAGATCGGGGCCATAAACCTGCTCCTCGACCTTGCCCTGGGCGTGAAGCTGAGCGCCCTCGACCTCCTTGCACAGGTGAAGGGGGCCCTCAGCGTGGGCCCTGCTGCCCTGTACGCCGGCACGGGCCAGGGATTGTCCACCGCCTTGTCCGCCATCGCAGCACACGACTACTCCGATGCAGGCCTGGCCCCGGGGGATACCGTGGACATCTTGGTGATTGTTAGCAAAGCCCCGGGGTTTTATGCTGGAGCTTCAGTACTGTTCGACATGCCGCCGGCCTGATACGAGGAAGCCATGACCCTTTTCGTGAAGAAACCTGAATACGGACTGAAGCTGGCGGGCGCGGTGGTGTCCCTCGGCCCGGACCCCTCGGCATGGCCTTCGCAGATCCTGAGTGAGTCCTACAAGACCATTCCCACGCTTCAAGATTTCGAGCCCAGCGTCAACATCGATCAGACGGACCGCGAGACCAAGTCCGCCTACGGGGCTCTTGTGATCTCCTCGAAAAGCGATCCGATCCACCCGTCGCCCTTCGTGCGCACGGTGCACATTCCGATCATCGTCGAGAATGGCAAGCTGGCGCCTTTCGACATCATGGTCATCGCCCCCTCCGACGATAACCCTCAGGCCAAGACCCTCCCCCTCACGGACAAGCGACTGCGGCAGGCGCTCTTCCGGCCCGACACGTTCGACACCACCTCCCAAGCCCCGCCGGACGTTAGCCTGACGAACGCGCTCTTCCCCCCTAGCCGTGACGGCTACAACGGGTATGGCGCTCTCGCTGGGCTGGGCAAGATGGCCAGCGCGTCCCTACTCAACGCGGCCCTCCTGTTCTCCCCCACCTCCAGAGCAGTGAAGCTTGCACACCGCCTGGTGGAGAACCGGAGCGCACTCCTTCACAACTCCAAGGTCGCCTCGGCGATCTCCCTGGTGCTCCAGAGGACCAAAGCGGGGGACGTGGACAAGACGGCCCTGTGGGAGAAGGTGGCGGCTGCGGTGCCCAGCGACACCTACTCCGTCAAGGAGGCGGGCGGCGGCAAGTACCTGGTGAAGCATGCCAACCGCCACAGCTGGAAGGTCACCAGCTTCGAGATTGACCGGGGGCAGCTCCTCAAGCTCGCAGACAAGAAGACGGTCGAGGACCTCGATGCCGGCGGTAACGCCAGCTCGGTGATGTTCAGCGACCAGGACCCCGTGAAGGGGGAGCCCGAGCACACCAACTACAAGACCATCACCTCCTCGGGTGTCTATCGCGTCCACACGGGCGAGGGGGCGGACAGTCGTGACCTCATAGGTATGGTCATCCCCCGTCTCGTGGAGCTCGATGGCACCACGGTCCCGATCGCCTTGTTCACGAACGGCTCGGAGAGCGCCCTTCAGGGGGAGATCGCAGGGGAGCAGGTTTCTGCGGCACCCCCTGTCCTCCCTCGTGGACGCCCCTCGGGCTACGGGGCCTTCATGGGCACGGACTCGGAGGGTAAGCTCGTCTCCACGGTACCCGTCCAGATCAGCTCCTCCCTGGTGGATCAGTCTTCCGACGGTTTCCTGGTGGAAGGCGTGGATGGTACCAAGGCGACGGTGAAGCAGATCCCGCACATCATGGAGCCCGCTGGGGTGGACGGGGTGCTGATGCTGCCGATGTCCTTTAACTGGGTGCCGCTGGAGAGGAGCAAGATCGTGGTGCTCGCCTCGGCCCAGGCCAAGGAGGCGAGCATCTCGACGGACAACGTGGTGACGGTCTACCACAGCGGAGGTTTGCTTAACCTCCACGGGGCCCCGGTCGAGAAGCTGGCTACCGAGGAGCGCGCCTGGCTGGATGTCTCGGACGCCTGCTTCATGCTCGTGGCCATGGGGGCGAATCCTGAAACCCTGCAAGAGAAGCTCGCGCAGTCGCTCCTGGGCCCGGTCTCCGTCAAGGTGGCCGGCGGCATCACGCCTCGGGACCAGGCCCTGAAGGAGGCTCAAGCCAAGCTCGCAAGCCAGCTGCCGACGTGGACGCAGCCCGCCCCTGACCTGGTGAAGGAGGCGGCTTACGTCCCTGACCCGAAGAGCGTGGACACCCTCCTGGGCCTTAACCTGTTGACGCCGGACAACGTCCTCACCTTCGTGCAGAAGATCCCCCAGATCGAGGAGACCCAGCAGACGCTGTGCGAGCTGCTGCTGGCCGCCCGTCTGGGTCTGCAAGAGGTGCCGGCAGCGGCCCTGGAGCGCGCCATCCAGTCCGTGGAAGCGGTTCTTGAGGGACTTCATCAGCTCAAGTTCCAGGAGCCGATGTCCGCGTGATCCGCAGCAGCCCGTGCCGCAAGTACCTGACGTTCCTGCTAGCTCTAGGATGGTCCTTGGAGAAGATCGAGGACCACTGCATCGAGCTACAGCTGGACTACATCGACCAGGCCTACTTGCAGAAGCTCCTCTCGGACATCGCACGTCCCAAGGTGTTCAGGCCCAACGATCGCCGCCACGCACCTAGCCTGCTCTGGCTGGCCGAGCACGGGCTGTCTGGGCTCTTCCCCCTGCCTTGGGTAGATGCGCCCCGAGAAGCCTTCCGACACATCCAGCACAGGAAGGCGAAGGAGGTCATCGAGACACTTGGCCTCCTGCGGGCCACCCCCGAGAAGATCGTGGAGACCCTCAAGCTGGCCAAGATACAGGCCTCCGTTGAAGGGGTGTCCGCTGCATTGGACCTGTTTTGGGACCTCGATATCCTGGATCAGGTAGAGCTCCGCGCCTTGCTGGAGCTCAGGCTACCTAGCCAGGCTCAGCTAGTCGACGAGGACACGGCCGCGAAGGCGTCTGCCGTGAAGAGGGCTAGTTGGTCAGACCCCAGGCGTGCAGTCGTTGGTATGCCGCAAAACCCGGGGGCCATCCTTTACGCACAGTCCGCGCTGGGCGTTCCGAGCCGGCGGCTTGATATCGGCAAGATGTGCGAGATCGTGACGGCGCTGCTGATGCAGAAGGTCCTGGAGAAGCTCAACAGCAACAGGCCTGAGGCGTCGATGGACGTGAACAGCCTGCTCAACGGCGTCCGAACTACTCAAGAGATCGCCAAGGGGCTCAGTTCCCCTGCTTCCGCGAGCGAGAACCTCCGAGCAGCTCTGATCAAACACCGGCGGACAGGCGTCCTCGAACATTCTGCCTTGACTACAGACCAGGTAGACCTGTCACCATACATGAATGCCGGAACAGACAGAAATCAACGTGCTCTCCCAGGAGCGGGAGCAGCCAACCCCGACCCCGATCCACCTACGCCTGAGCCCGAGAAAGTGGTTCCTGGCGAAGTGGGTGGTGAGGGAGAATGACGGCAAGCTGATCTTGCAGCTCTACCTCCACCGGAGTGTTCCGCCCTTCCACTTCGATGAGACGGAGACCAAGCTCAAGGCCCCTCGACCCACGGACGACCCTCCGGCTGAGGGGTACATCGACTTCTGGCACCAGGAAGACAGCCTCTTCCCGGTAGCGGCCGCGGAGGCTTGTGTCGCCTTCTTTGCCCCCGTGAGTGCCCCCACGCTCGCCCTCCAGCGCAGCCTTGCCCTCGGTCGTGTAGGCAGGCGAGGTGCAGGCTACGCCACCGAAGGCGTTGATGCCTGGTCCTTCACCCACCACAAGTTCTCGGAGCACTTCGCCCGCAACGAGCACGCCTCGACGGTGGAGGAGCTGCTGAACAAGATCAACGACGCCGTTGAGTCGGCCTACTCGAAAACTTCACGTAGCCCGGCTTGATCGATAGGTACACGGACAACCCGGCTTGTTTGGCGTAGCTAGCAACAAGCTCCCGAAGAGCTTCCTTAACGGCGCGGTCCAGCGGGTGCTTGAGCTGAAGAAATAGGCCGTCGTCTCTGGACAGCGTGGACCCTGTCCAGCACTCTTCCCCTGCTGAACGAATCATGGCTATCAAGTCCAAAAGTTTTGAAGAGGTCTTGGTCGACGACGAGTTCGATGACCCCGGGGAGTTCAACTCCGATGAGGGGGTAGATGGGCCAGACATCGGAGACTTGGGGACTTCGGTCATAGAGACAACCCTTTCTGAGTTCGTTCAAGCGGTTCTCACAATCCCGGACGCGGAGGGGCGCTTTGCACCCTTCTCCTTCCACGGCCGGCGTCACATGATACCCATCTACGATACGCCAGCCAGGGACATCCTGCTGATGTGTGGGCGTCAGGTGGAAAAGTGTGTAGGGGCGCGTACCCCCATCCTTCTGCCCTCGGGGGAGGTGCAGGAGATCCGGCACTGCAAGGTAGGCCAGCGCGTCGTGACCCTCAAGGGGGAGGGTGTTCTGGGTGAAGGTGAGGTGGTGTGGGTAAGCCCCGAGCGCAGGAAGCCCTGTCTCAAATTGACAACGCGTACGGGCCACCAGCTCGTCTGTGCCAAGACCCACCCTATCCGGACGTGGGGTGCCTGGACCGAGGCCAAGGACCTCGTGGTGGGGGACAAGGTAGCGAGTGTCCGTAAGCTGAATGCGCCGGACCTTTATGCCGCTAGCGCGAGGCCCCCCTTCGATGAAGCGCAGGTGTTCAAGATCCTGTGGACGGCTATCGCTCTTGGTCCTTGCGTGCACCGCGATCCTGGATACCAGGTGGTTTGCAGGACCACGACTATTCGACGGGCCGTCGAGGAGTCGCTGTTTAATTTGGGGTACACGGAGGACGCCGATTACCGCGTCTACCTGCGCACGCCGGGGTCTAACCCTTCCTTCTATCTCGGTGTGGACTGTAGGAGCGTGCTCTCGGTGCTTGATTCGACCACAGCAGGCGCGACGATACCCTCCTGGGTGTTCAAGAGCAGCGCGGAGGAGCAGAGGCTCTTCTTGCGGTACCTGTGGGCGTGCGCAGGCACGGTGCACGTGAGTCTGGCTGGCTCTATCAGCATAAGATTCATGGATCAGCGCCACACGCTTCTGGATAGCCTCCAGCGGCTTCTCTGGCGTTCAGGGATCCCGACCTCCAGGCGTGTGCAACGCGTAGCCGGGCAGGAGTACGGCTACTTGCGCGTGGAGACCTCCGACGGCATCTCCCGCATGAATACGATCCTGTGCGAGGAGCAGAAATACCAGCACGAGCCCGGGCAATCCCGTAGCCCCTACGATACCTTTCCGGACGGCCTTAACCGGGATTTGCGCCTCCTACTGGACGACGCTCAGGCCCCTAGTCTCCGGCAGCTGAAGACAAAGATCGATCGAGCTTTCACTCCCGACAGGCTCAAAGCTCTCGTGGGTAAGCTCCAGGGGTTGAAGCTGCACCCGCACAGGCTGAACGCCATGCAGCAGCACGCGGACACGGATCTGCTGTGGGATAACATTGTCAGCATCGAGCCCGTAGGGGATGTGAAGTGCCTGGATATCCAGGTGTCGCCAGGCCACAGCTTCGTGGCCAACGGCCTGGTCACGCACAACAGCACCTACCTTGGTAACAGGGCTTTGGCTCTTTGTGCCCTTATCCCGGGGTACAAGGTGCTCTACGTCTCCCCCTCCGCCCAGCAGACGAAGACGTTTAGCACGGACAGGCTCAAGCTACCTGTCGAGACCTCCGCTGTCCTGAAAGCCCTCTCCAAGGGGGCCACGCAGAACGTGTTGGAAAAGGAGTTTAACAACGGAGCTAAGGTGGTCTTGCGTAGCGCCTTCCTGAGCGCAGACCGCGTGCGTGGCCAGGCCGCGTACCTCCTCGACCTGGATGAGCTGCAAGACCTTATATCCGACCACATCCCCGTCATCGAGCCGGCGATAAGCCACGCCCCCAAGCTGTACCAGAGTCGATGCTACTCGGGCACGCCGAAGAGCATGAACAACCACATCGAGGAGCGGTGGTCAGGCCTGAACCGTGAGGGCAGACACCGCAGCACGATGGGCGAGTGGTTGGTGCCCTGTGACCGCTGCGGTTCCAAGGCCAAGACCGCAGGGGGCAGGTTCTGGCAGGCTCTCGGGGAGAAGAACATAGGGAAGAAGGGGCTGATCTGCTCCAGGTGCGGTAAGCTGATCCAGGCACAGCACCCGGATGCGGGCTGGTACCACCAGCACCCTGAAGGCGAGTTTGAGGGGTACCGTATCCCCCAGTTGATGGCAGCATGGATCGACTGGGAAAAGATCCTCCACGCCTACAACACCTACCCTCCGCAGCAGTTTTACAACGAGGTCCTGGGGCTCAGTCTGGACGCTGCGGACAGGCCCCTTACCTCCTCCGAGATCAACGCATGCTGCGACCCCCGGATATCCATGACAGGCGCCTTCCGGGGGACGACGTACATCCACCCGGAGCACTTCCTCCCCAGCGTGTGGTCAAACCCTGTATTTGCAGGCATTGACTGGGGGTTCGGCACCAGCAGTTACACGATCCTGTCTCTGGGCACCTACCTGAACGGTAAGTTCACGGTCTTCTACATGAAGCGCTTCACGGGGGCTGAGGCCTCTGATTTCCAGCTCCAGATGAATATCATCGTGGAGATCCTTACGCGATTTCAGGTGAAGATCTGCGGCACGGACTTCGGCTTCGGGGCACAGCAGAACGACACCCTGATGCGGATATTTGGGCCTGGCCGTATCCAGGTGTACCAGCACTTGGCCCGGGCAAAGTACAAGGTGGAGTACGATCGCAAGATCCACCGATGGAAGCTTTACCGTACGCTGGTCATGGCGGACCACATCAACGCCATCAAGCGTAAAGCTGTGGTCTTTCCGAGGTGGGAGGAGTTTGGCGGATCCTTCGCGGAGGACTTCACCAACATTACTGCGGAATATAGCGAGACGCAGCGCGTGGTCGTCTACGACCACGCCAGCAACAAGACGGACGACGCCTTCCACAGCTACCTCTACCTATTCCTGGCCAGTCAGGTGGCCATCAAGCGTCCGGACATCCTTGTCCCTACGGTGATCGGCACGCCGGGCCAGCACCCCATCTTTGTCTCGATGGACCCCATCGATCAGAGCTAAAAAAGCCCCTCCTACCGGGTGCGCAGCTCGGCTGCGTAAACCCGCCGAAGCACCTCTTCAGGGTGCAACACGGATCGGCTTCGGTCCGCCTCCTCCAGGACAGCCTGTAGCGTGATCCTGTGCTCGGAGGCGAGGACAAAGGTCTTCGTGGCTTCGCTGAGCCACGAGGGTGTGATGTGTCGCACCGCACGGGCGTACCTCTCGACACACGCACGGGGATCACTGCCCGCCGTGCGTGTGTCGAGGAGCTCCTTCCAGTGCTTGTAGCGGAGCAGGGTTGTTTGCCCCGGGCTCAGCGACAGGAGCTTTGCCTTCAGGAGGAGGCGCCCGTCGATGAGCACCAGGAGTGTCGCGTTTATGGCCCGATGTAGCATTCAGGGACCGTGGGGTGGTTGGCGCACGCACGCAGGCGATCCGACGCCTCCCTGTGCTCTCGGGCCCAGAACTCGTCGCTGCTCTCCCCTGGACGGGCTTCCTGCGGCCCATCCATGGACAGGATGTAGAGCATCAGGGCCCGATGCGCCCTGTCCTCCCGGCGCATGGTCATCTCTTCCTGGATGCGACGGATCAGGTCGCGCGCCGGGTGGTACCCGTGAGGGAAGGGCCACACCCTGTATTGCGTGAAGGTGGAAGTCCTGGTGTGCACGAACTTCAGGCTCTTCCCGTCGTGCGCGATCACCATGAGCGCGGTCTCGTACACGCCGTACATGCCCTCGTACCTCAGGAGGTGGCCCTCGAATACGATTTTCGTGGGCTGGTTCGTGAACTCGAACAGCTTGAACCAGCCCACAGGCTTGTCGAGCCTGCGCGCGGCCAAGATGTCATTGTATTCACTTACGCAGGGCACTACCTGCGCCTCCTCGGCCTCACCGCCGCGAGGAGGTCCTGCATGGCCTTGACGATGGCCGTGACCGCGTAGCCCTGCCACCTGTGGGCCTCCGCTTTCGGGAGGTTTTGGTCGTGGAGGGGGCGATCGGAGAACATGCCCTCCTCCCCAGAGACCAGCAGGCGAGTCGTATCTCCCCTCCCCGTCTCCAGAGAGACGTAGAAGGTCAAGGTGTTGTAGGGGGTCTGGACCTCCCACAACCAGTCCTGCACGGATATCACCGACGCGCCCTCCATGTAGGAATGCGCGTCGGACTTCTTCCACGTTTTCATTAGGGCTCCTTCATGTTCCGGATGGTGAGGTACCGGTCATCGCTGAGCCGCACCCGGTTACAGATGCGGCGCACCTTGAAGAGGCTCAGCCCGCACTTCTTCGCCACTTCAGAGAGGCTGAACCCCTGATGCACGAGCACCAGAGCTTTGCAGCAGGCGCGGTTGCCGGGAGGGGTCCTGGTGCTGTTCGCCCTGCGGTAGACGAACCGTTGCAGCTCGATCGGGATGTGGAGGGCTGACCCCGAAGGCTTGGGCTCCCGGACCCTCTCCTTCATCTCCGTGGGGGCGTCGACCAGCTCCGCGTATTTCTTGGCTGCACCCGCCAGCAGCGCCTCGATGCCGCTAGGGCTACAGTTGAACGCGTCGGCCAACCAGGCCAACTGGTCCGTCGACAGGCCGACGGTGTGGTGTAGGTGGTACGACAGACGAAGGATCTGGAGGTAGCTCCAGATCTCCCCATCAGCCGCGATTGAGTCTTCGACCGTCTTTTCAGGCAATGTCTCCTCCTTTGTACTCAAACATCGTGTACCAAGCGGCAAACGGGGCGTGCTTAGCCAGGCGCAGCCCGATATTGAGCTGATCGGAGGGCGTGCCGCGTACCCTCTGCCTGAACTCCCGAAAACGTCCGCTTATGGAGGCCATGCGACCGTCCACAAGATACATGCGACGAAGCACAGGGGTTATCCCCGGCTGTAGGAAGAAGAGGGCGGTATGCACCCAGTTCGCCACGAGGATCGCCCGCATGTAGTTATCCTCCTGGGTGCTCGCGTCCTCCTCGAAGGACAGCTTCTCCAGGTAGGTTACGGTGTCCTCAAGCAACCCCTCCACACCCCCGTGTCGCGCCTCCCACCAGGCCATGAAACCCCGAGTTACGATCGCGGTGTCCGAACGGCTCATCCCCCGACGCCGCCAGAGACAAGGCCGCAAGCTGAGGAAGGCGCAGTGGGCGCTCTCCTCAGCGAGCTGGATCTCGTCGGGCTCTCCGTGCCCGCTACCGTAGATCGTGAAATCCCCCCAAGCAGGATCCATCTGCAAGATCCTGCGGATATCTGCCACGGATCGGGCAGCAGCGATCTGCTTCACCAGAAGCCTGTGCAAAGCGCACCTCCTCCTGGTTGTTATTCCGTGTTTTTATCGTTTGTGTCGCATGGAGTTGGCGACGGACACGACTTTGTTGGCAGACTCCTCGGACAACGCTGCTAGCAGCGCAGCGATTGGCCTGAACGCCAAGGGCAGCTCCAGCAGCTCACGTGTCAGCACGTGTATGGCGTACCTTCGGAAGCCGGTATTATGGACAAACCCCTGGTTGCGCAGATCCTTGATACACACGACGATCGTGGAGAGGGCCAGTCCGAGGGCCTTGGCCAACTCGCCAGCTGTAGCCGGGGCTTTGTTGAGGTGCGTGAGCACGCGAAATCGAGTGTCTGCGTGGCTTCTAGACCCGGGGGGCCTGGCGTTGGCCATCCGCTTGAGCACAGCTACCGGTACTCCTGGCGACTTGTCGCCCTCGAAGAACCGGGTGTCGCTGTAGAGGAGGTGGCCCAGGTGGTCTGCTTCCCCCTCGTTGTGCGTCTCGACTTGCTGCGCAGGGGCAGCTTTGGCTTGCGGCTTAGGGGGAGGTTTCTTGGTGCCCGCGGGGGAAGATGTATTCGTGGGTTTGGCTGGTGCATACGTAGGCAGGGCACTCGTGTCCGTGCTCTTCTTCTTGATGAGGGCCCACCCGCAGCGATCCCGGCAAAAGTAGAGCCCCTCTTCCAGGCCTACGCGCGCCCCACAGCTCGGACAGCCGTATGTGGTGGGGGTCATGTAAAGGCGCCAGAATACGGGAGGGGATGCCCCTCTTCAGCCTCTCGACACGGGCCCAGCTCTCCCGGGATTTCTGGCTGTTCGGCCCATACGCGAGCTTGCACATGTCGAACTGCACCACCGCGTGCAGCAGCTTCCTCACCCGCCTCTTGTACACGTCCTCCGACGCACGGACATGCGCGAGCAAGGTAGGCAAAGAGGTCCGGCACACCAGATTGAGGTCGATCTGGCCGATCAGCCGGTACCTCTTGGGGTCATGGAACTTCGAGTACCACAGGTGCACCTCGAACAGCTTGTGCCAAACGTCGAACGCCTCGTCCATCTCGCGCTTCGTGGCCGGAGGGTTAGCCAAGGCCAAGGTTTTGATGTGCCGCAGCTGAGCGCGCAGGGACTTCTCGATCCGCCAGAAGAACGCGATGTACTTCTCGAACCTCGGCTTTTTGGTCCCCCTCCACCGGAGCCTCTTCGGCAGACTCCAGTATATCGCGTCGAGAAGGCTCAGGAGAGCGCCAGCGTCCACCCCGTCCTTCCCCGAGAGGCCGATCAGCTTGGCGTAAGCGGCCACCCGGACGCGGGCTTCGTCGCGTGTCCTCTCACAGCGTAGAAGAACGTCTTCCAGCTGGGAGTCGCTCATACCGTCCAGGTTGAGCATCTTCATCTTGTTCGTGTAGTTCGCCATAGATTCCCCTATATCTCTCACTTTATTACTTTTTCATAGCTAAACTAGCGAACCCCTCCCCCCGATCACACTAGAGGCGCGCCTTCTGGATCGCAGCGTGCAGGGCACGCACAGCCACCCTCGCGATGCGCTCATCGGCGTGAGAGGCCTTCCCGACCTCCAGCAGCACGGCTTTGAACGCAGCGATGTCCTGGTGTCGCCAGTGCTCGACGGCCGAGACGACGAGCCCCTCCGCCCCCGATCGGAAGGAGCTTCGGACCCTGTCCCACGTCGGACCGAAGCCGTGAAGGATGTGAGACTTGAGCACCACCTCGAAGGCAGGGGTGCAGTAAGCCGCTGCACGAAGCAGCAGCGCTTCCCCGTCGGTCACAGCCACCCCCACCAGCGCTGCGGCTCGACCAGGGCCACCTCCTTCAGGGAGGCAAACGGGCTGGGCACCGTTCGAAGGTAGCTTTTGTGCTGGCTGTACTGGTTGTCATACTCCGCCAGCTCGTGGCGCAAGCACTTCCCGAACCCGGCCAGCTCCAGGGCGTGGCAGATCGACTCCAGGATGTCACGGCCCTCGCAGATGGAGCCGATCTGGAAGCGGTTGGCGTCAGACCAGCTGCTGATCGCCGCCGTGTCCCGCGCGAGAACATCGTAGGGGAGGCCCAGCACAGCGCTCTCCACCGCAGGCCAGATCCCCGTATCCTGGTCCTTGATGATCTCTTCCACGCCCGGCCGGGCTTCCTCCCTGAACCGGTGGGCCGCGCCCAGCATAAACGCCGCCATCCACCACAAGGCGCCCTCACAGGGGTCCTCGCCGTAGTTGTGGATCAACCAGTGGTCCTTCGTTCCGAGGAGGTCGCTGAACTTCGAAACATTGACGAACTTGTGCATGATCTGGGTCTCCCAGGCACTTATCCCTCACAATCCCGGGTACTTGCCTCGGTTATGCCTACGACCCATCAGGGTGTCTGCACGCCCCTGGAGCCGGGAGAGCACCCAGGGAAAGGTGGGGAGATCGCTGACCATGGCCCTGGCCGTCCCCTCATCCAGCTCTTGGAATGCCGTGACAATGCTGCCGATTGTAGCGACATGCCCGTAGGTCAACCCCCACCACCGCCCCCCTGCAAGCACGCAGAGTGTAGCTGAGTTGGGCGCTAGACCCTCCTGGATGGGGACCATCTGTGAGTAGGTCCTTAGCGTGATTTGCACCCCCCTCCCGACCAGGAGCCTCGCACTGAAGAATGTGAATGCCTCTGTGTGGCTCAACAACCAGCATGCACGGCCCAGGATTTCCTCCGTGAGGGGGCCAACGATCGTCCGGCGTGCGTCGGCTAGAAATATAGGGATCAGACCCCTCTGCACCCGCAGGCACCAGTCCGCCTGTCGGCGGGCGGTGAGGGTAGCAACGACGAAGTTGATCTGCTTCGGCGTAAGGCTCTGCCACCCACGCTCCACGGTCTCGATCAAATGGTCTGGCCATCGGGGAGTTCGACCCTTGTACGTCAGACAATAGGCCCACAGCCTGTGGGCGAGATCTAGCATAGGGACCGGGACGGTCCCTGCCATCAGATCAAGTTGCGTTGTAGGGTTGTCCCAGAAGGCAGGGTGTTTCGTGAGCCCACCCACCCGCAGGATGGCCGGTAGGTGGGGATTCGTCCGAAGGGCGTTGATGACGCCAGGATGCCTACTCTTCAGAAGTTTCTCGAAGTCCTCACGTGTTCTAGCGTTGACGTAGTCCGGGTGTGCCAGTGCGGCTTCCCTCTTTGCGCGTCTCGTTTGGCGGGACATGGCTGTGCTGTACTTATGCCGTATTTAGGGGCTAAAGAAAGAGGCCAGGTCTCTGTACCCCGGCCCCTTTCTTCAGCGCCCTCGGCAGTCGCCGATCGGGCGCTCCTCCGCCCCGAAGGGCGGAATCCGCCGGAAGGTCTCCCTCAGGCCCTGGAGGTCGCGGGAGGTCTTGTACTCGGCCTCCCGCACCCAGCGCCCCGCCTTGTCCTGAAAGCGGGGCAGCACCAGTGTCCACGTGGACACGTTTTCCCAGCCGCTGCCGGCTGGGCGCATCCCGTCCGACGAGGCGTCCCATTGGACGAACGCCTCGCGGACGCTTTCGTGCCGCTTTGCCTCTGGGTAGGGCAATTGCGCCCTCCAGAGGTCGAAGCGGGCCTTCTTTCTCTCCGCCCGCATCCTTCCCTCCTTCCTTACCTTCCTTAGCTAAAAAGCCGCTATTCCCCGTAGATTACTCTACAGGCAGGTGCGGCAAACCCCTGCAACCCTCCAACAGTCGCGCCCGCGACCGTTCGAGGCTGTCCACCTTTCACCAAGGGCTGGGTGTTCCCTTGGCTGCCCCGTTCATGACTCGGGGCACGCTCCGGCGTGGGTTTCCGGGACCTTCGCTGCAACGTCGAGTAACTTTTCAGTACCTGGATGATCAGTCCAGGCCCTGTGGGCGCCACATATGTGGCGCGTACTCGAACCGCCTCGCGCGGCGGACCAGTGAGGGGCCGTACGTTGCAGCCCTCGTGGATGCGACGGGAATCGAACCCGCTACGCTAGTCGATCGCTACTTACCCATGGGTGCTCGGGGAGATGAGCAACAGCATGGGGGTTTTGATCTGGCTAACGGCCGACCACCAGTCGGCACACCCTGACGCCCTGGCCCCCGTAGGGGCTTCGAGCTAGGCACCTGCCAGTTACCCCGAAGGATATGCGGGTGCCATCTATATTCTTATGCCCGATTTTACCCGTTATTTGCCCAGACCAAAGGCCAGGCGTTCCATGTCATCCACCATGGAAAGCCAGCCCCTCCACCAGTCAAGGATGCCTAGGTCTAGGGCAAACTCCCGGGAAAACATGAAGTTGTCCTCCTCTACGCCCATGTACGCGTGGGGGCCGCCCTCAGGCTTTGTGCGCAGCACACGGAAGGTGAACTCCAGAATCTCGTCGATGTCCTGCGGGCTGAACATGTCTGTCTCGCGAAAGGCCAGGTCTATCAGGAGGTGCGTGCCACCCGAGGAAGGGACGGCGGTGTACTGAAGCCCAAGGGACCAGGCCATCAGCCGCTTCATATGCACGCCATCGCCGAGACGGTACACCTCCCAGCAGGGGTTTCTCCAGCAGCAGCAGGAGTGATTGTCCTCCAGGCGTTCCTGGAGGAAGGCGATGGGGGCGTTTGGGTTCAAGGATGCCGCACAGAGGGCCATCTCTGCGGCAGGCCCCTCAGGCATGGCCTTCATGATGGTTTGCCACGGTACCGTTGGGTCCATGAGCTCGGGGGCCAGGCAAAGCAGCTCCTGGAACTCCTCTTCATCTGTCGGGTACTCATCCATCCTTCTTCTCCAAGGGGATTGCGTCAAAGATGCGACTGGCGAAGCTACGCTCCTTCAGGCGCACTAGCAGGATGTTGGTGACGGGCAGACCCTCGCCCGTGTGCCGCTCCACATCCTCCAGGGGAGTGTTGCGCGCGAGCTCCACCTTGTCGGCAAAGCTAGGGTCTGACAGCAGCCACAACGGGTAGATCGGGTTCGTCATGCCGATGTCGAAGGCGGACTTCATATGGCAAAGCCGTAGCCAGTCAGCTTTCGAGATGTTCGGGTCGAGGATGTCTGTGTAATCGTGGTTCATAGGACGTTGAAGAGTACGGGCCGATTAAAAGTGTACACGATGTTGGGCAGACCCTCTGCATCTGCACCTACCCATACGTTATGTGGATCCTTCACCTCGTCCCAGTGTGACATGGTGGCAGGGGACTCCACACGCCACAGTGCGACGATCGGGTTTCTCTCGCCCTCCTCCACAAGGCTGTACCCGTGGCACAGTTTGAACCAAAGCTTTCGGGGTATCTGCGGGTTTTGTACAGCGAGCGCGAGGAGCTTCTGCCGGTGTTCCACGCCCCGAGGGTCCTCCGCCCAGTCATGCAGGTTTATGATGTTCACGCAGAGCTCTATCGACTCCTTAGGGGTCTCGGGGTCGGCGAGCATCTCTTCGAAGAGGTGTGAGTTCAGGTCCTTGTCCAGCATCAGACGCCTTATTCCCCCTTTCGTGGCTAAAGCAAGGCGCCCCCCGCGCCTTGCCCGATGTAAGGGCCCGAATAGCACGTACATCCGCTCCAGCAAGGGCTTAACCTTGTTCCAGTAAGGCCTGAAGTGGAGGGCGTGATGTCGCATCTCCCAGGTCCCGTACTCCACCTGGTACCCCGCCAGGGCGATGCCGCTGTCCCCGGAGGCGATAACGAGGGGCAACGCCTGCTCCAGCACCCCCATGCGCAGGAGTACGTCGTCCCCCAGAGGCTGAGTGGACTGGACATGCACGCCGAGCCAGTGCTTGCAGACGATGGCGTAGGCCGAGGCATACGTGCTCCTCAGCCTGAGGTGATCCTCCAGCGAGGGGTTGCTCCAGGCGGTGCCGTAGCTCGCCAGGTAGCGCAGCAGCCACTCTACCGGCACATCCGGGTGCTGGGCCAGGTAGCTGTTGGTCTCGTAGTCCTCCGTCTGGTGAGACTTTATCGCGAAGGACGCGCTCCAGGCCTGGCTCAGCACGAAGTTTCGAGCCTCCCTGGATTCCTGGTCCTCAATCCCGTTGAAATACAACATTTCACTCCTCGGTCTTTACCGTTAGCTCAAATCGGCGCAGGAACTTGTTTGTGGCCGCGTCACGCACTTCGTGCGCTACGCACTTGATGTGCAGGGTGACCCCTAGCTGGGCTAGGTCGCGGACTTTGAGCGTCCTTGCCTGATACATCAGGTTTACGCCTGAGGCATAGATAACGCCGTCCGCACGCACAAGGCAGAGCGCGGGGAAGAAGCCCCACGCCGAGGAAAGGCTCTCCACGTCTATGAATACGCCCTCCAGCTCTTCGCCGACGTCGGGCCTCCACAGACGGACCTTCTCACCATTTTTGTTCTTAGCCATCGATGAGGCGGTGGAGGTATTTCGACGCCCGGGTATCGCTCCCGATGTCGAAGGCGTCCTTGGCTTTGGCCACCTCTGCCCGCAGAGACGGCGACGCCCACCGCTCGTAGAGAGCCGCGATCAGGCGGACCTGCTGGGGGGTCACGCCCTTCAGGCAGTGTCTGAGCATCAGCTGCCTGACATCGCTCTCCACGACCCACCCCGTGTAGCTCACATCGCCACGGGATAGCATCACCGTGCTCCGGCCGTGCCGATTGATGTTCCGCAGACCCATCGTCAGGGTGAAAGGGTCGTGGCCTTGGACCCTGAACTCGTCGGTCTTAAGGCTCACGGTGATTTCGAGATCGTCGGCCCCCTTGAAGACCACAACCCAGCCTTTCTGTACCGTGAAGTGCGCCTCCTCGATCCTCACCTCCACCGCGGTAGATGGGCCCGTGCCCAGGTCTGCGGAGGCGGCCTGCACGGGCGTCTCGGGCGCGGGTGGCGGAGGCATGACCATCTTGTCGAGGGGACCCCCGGACGGCTCGACGGGCTGCGCGGGCTCTTCGGGGGCGGGTTGTGCAGGAGTCTCGGGATTGGCGCACTCACTCCGCCGCATAAGCCAACGGGCCTCCACGTCGAACACCCTCCCCGAGACGTACCACTCGACGGTGGGCCCGACGATGAGCGGGTGCATGTCCACGCCCACCACCCTTCCTTTACACCGAGGAAGCCCCACGCTGCGCTCCCCGTCCATCAGGACAGTGGGCCCGATGTAGCGCACCTCATCCCCCACCCGATAGAGGCCCTTGACCTCCTGGGGGTCGTATTTCCGGATCTTCCGGATGTTGCAAGACCCCGACACCTCCCGGATACGGGTGTCCCAGGGCATCGAGGTCTTCGCGTAGATTACGTCGTCGTTCACGGCGGTAACCTCCCGAACGATAAGCTCCGGGTCGTCCACGTCATAGATCAGGTCTCCCGGTTTAAACTGCTGTGGCATGGTTGTTCTCCTTGTCTTTACTCGTTCCCACCAGGCATCTTGGGCTTGGTGTACTTACGTTTACGCTTGGCGTAGAGCCAGCAAGCGTCGCATTGCAGGATTCTATCGTCCACGGTAGCGTCGGCGCCGCAGGGGCACCGGAGTACTTCGACCTCCTGAACTCCGGTGGTTGGGCTGTTGTACAGCCTGCCGAGGGCTCGACAGGTGAGACACTGCACATGTCCTTCACGGCACATGCGCAGCTCCCATTCATGGACATGCCCCATAGAGGACCTCCGCGTCCGTTATCCCTCCTTATACAGAAAGCTTGGCCTGTCGTGCACATGTACGATCAGCGCGGTAGTGCGTACTCGGGCAAGGTATCCGGCCTGCCCATCACGCATCAGCGCATCGCCAGGATGTACTGGCGTGCTGGCCCCCGTGCGCTCGACCAAGAACCCATGCTCAAGGAAGATGGCGTTGAAATCACAAACGCCCCACCCCGGAGTCCACGCTTCTACATGGACCCCCACCACGCGCTGGCCGACATTAGCGAAGATGTCCTCAATGCAGAAGCGTTGTTGCGGTGTTAGGCCATCGAGGGACGTGTAGGCGTCGAAGGCTATAGACCCGAATGGGCTACGGGGGTCCGGCGGCATCAGGAAAGCTTGTCTTATCAGGGCCAAAGCGGGGGATTCCTCCATAGCAAGAGGTAGTGGCCGGGGCGGTGGAACCGTAGGTACAGCCGTGAAGTCTCTACCTCCTCCAGATGTAGCACCTCCCCCGCAGAGACCGTTGAGCTCGAATAGGCCTTTCCTGATAGGTGTTCTAGCGTTACGTGATTCTCCCTCAGGGGGATGACCAGGGCCTCTATCATGCTGGTGCTGAAACTCTCGATGCAGGGGTCTCCCATGCCGCCCTCAGCGACGATCTTGCACTTACCCTCGTCTACGCCTACCCCAGTCATCGCAGCTATTCTGTGGGTGTACCTGCGGCTAAGATCCCCGGCGCGGGGTCGTAGCAGGGGGGAACGTGGAGATTCGGGTGGCAGAATCTTGGCTATCACATGCATGACGACCCCCCTAAAGACAGCATGAACGCGATGCCGGACCCGCGCAGGATCATGTGGCGCAGGACGCCTGACGTATGCACGAGGTCTCCGCTGTGCAGGGCGTCCTGCGTTTCATCTACCAAGGCGATGCGCCCGAAGGAGATAAGACACGAGCAGGTGCGGACCACGACGTGGTTGTCTACTACCTCGGTCTTGGCGATCGAAGTGAAACGGATGCCTAGATCCGCCAGGCCAAAGCGTACGCAGGGCAGGTCCATGGGGTCCACCGGATGACCGGCTTCGAGAGCGTGGAGAAGCTGAGCCCAGGGGCTGTTAGGCGTCAGGTCCGCGGGGAACCAACCGCGCTTCACGAAGAGTTCAAGTGCTGGCCTGTTGGTTCCGATGTAATATGATGCCGTAGCTGTCCCGGTGATGGCGCTCGCTACGGTGCTCAGCGAACCGACAGTGCCGGTCGTTAGGGCGGTGCTCAGCGAATCTGGGGTGTACGTCGTCATGTGTGTTTCCACCTTCATTTGGGCGCGCCCTGGGCTTCAAGCAAGCAAGAAGACCGAGCCGTTCAAGTAACAGGCGCTTGGGGTGTACTGGCCATAGGTCTTGTCATTGAGCACGAGCAAGTCCCCTTCCTCCAGCGTAGACAAACCGTTGAAGTCAATGGACCCTGAGGTGAGGGCCACGAAGTAAACCGTTCCCGAGATACGCAGGGGGGTCAGGTCCCCATCGAACTCCACCACGCGTTTGGGGGTGGGCCCCTCCAACGCGCCGTTCAACATCAATTGCTGGCCACGTGTCACTTTTCGGTAATGCCGCCGCCCCCCTGAACCTCGGGAGATGTCGATAGACTCTGCCTTGATGATAGCGCCCTCGTAGTCTTTACGGAAGGCACGAAGGGCCGCTGGGCTGAAGTATCCACGAAGAAGTTTTACCATCTACCTGCCTGCCCCCGGAATGTGACGAGCCACATAGTTTGGTCCGCTTTAACGTAGTAAAGCATAGTGTCCTGACGATTAAGCACGAGGGCTCCCCCCTTGCTGCAAGATACATAGGACCTGGGCCTCAGCGGTTGCCGTAGGACGATATCGCAGGAATCGGTGGGCAATAGGAGGGTCGTATGTACGTAGGAGGCAGCGCACCAAGGATCCCACTCGAAGGGGCTCCCCTTCAGCAGCATGTGGTGCGTCGGCACGCCGAACTCGACGAACAGCAGAGATACCGCAGGGTCAACACTTGTGAGGTGCTTGGTGTCGTGCAGGAGCGGCTCCCCCATGTCCTGCGTGATCTTGTCTAGCACGTCGATGGCCATGTAGTTTTTACATACATGCATCGTCCGGCGCCAGGTGGAAGGCCAGATGCCTTCCGTGCGTGACCACAAAGTAGGCATGTACGTGCGGATAGCTCAGGTGGAGCAAGTCGCCCGGGGCCATGTCCATGACGGTACCTGAAGAGACCCGAGTATATCCCAAGGATAGCAGGAGTACTGCTCCATGCTCGACCTGCTCAGCGTCCCACAGGTTCATGTCGCGCAGCGAGGAAGCACGAGTTACCCTGAAATCCGCCAACGCCAAACGCATGTGCTGTGTGATCTGGACCTCACGCGCTTTGTCTATCTTGGTATGCCTGCGTGTGGCGAGCGACGCCACATCACGCACATAGCCGCGCCTCAACGTGATATGCGGCGACAACACCTCTACTAGACTCATGGATCCTCCTTACCCAAGAACAAGGACTTCGCCTTGCACATAGAGGGTTTCTCGCTGCGCGGTTTGCGCCGGCACATGCATGATATCCCCTGCATGCAGGGACCTCTTGCACCGGCGTGTGATCTCGATAACCGAGTTTTGTAGGACCAGAATGTGTAGGTCCGAGAAGTCCTTGAGGTGGCGGGCATACATGCCCCAATGTTCGGTGTTGTGCATGCAGCGCACCCGGCGACACTTAAGATCACCCCCTAGACCCAAGGCGAGTTGTAGTCCCACGGGGATGGGCGTGGTTAGGTACCCAAACCAGAACGAGACAGGTATGTCTCTCAGTGCCGCCAAACGAGGTACAGCCACGTAGTTCTCGGTGATTTGAATGTCCATAACCACCTCCAGCCCTCACGGTGAGAGCGTTCACTTGGGCACTGCGATGAGGCAATCGCCGGATATCGCGGCCGTATACCCGAGGGCCACTACCGCGGGGATACCGAAGGTGGGGCTATCCTCATCCGCGCCGGCGAATACCGTCTCCTGGTAGAGAGTTTCTTTCAAGCCGATATATATGCGTATTGTGCAAGGCTCCAAGGGGATGATGATGATGCGCACAAACCCAAGCCCCTGCGTGTACATCGGCCACTTTCCGCAAGGGCCCTGCATGTATTGCATCTGAATGGGCGTGCCCAACATTAGGGAGAGTTCCTTCAGATCCATGAGCCCGTCCCGAAGGGTCTGGGCAACTCTAGGGGCGAACACCCCCCGCTTGTAAACAATCCCGTGCTCCAAGTTCATTGGATCGCCCCCGTGAAAACTAGCACCAACCCCGTCATACACATCACGTATACCTCGCAATGTTGCCGACTGTAGACACGGGCGTCTCCAGCCATCATGTACACCCCATCCACCGTGCTGCGCTTTACGGCTACAACGCTTATGTCACTGTAACCCTGGGGGGTGGCCATCCCCCAATTGCAATCCTGCTCACGGACAAGGGTGCCACCTGGAAGGCCCATCACAAGGCACAACGGAGGTGGTGCGCTGTACCAGAACCCGGCGACAGCGCCCCTCTTCCAGGAGAGAAAGGGGGAGGAAGGGTCGCGCATGTAGGACTCGCTGACGAACCCCCTCTTGATGTCAGGTTTCATCGGATGACCTCAAGAGGATCAGGAGGTAGGGGGCCGGGATGGTTATGTAGAGCCCCATGGAGTCCTCCCTCGCGAACCTTAGCGCGTCTCCAACTTCCAACGGTATGTCTGTGCGCGGGAAGAGGGGCCCGACCACCTGGATTCGCACAGGCTTTGTTACAACGACGAGCATGTCCCAGTAGTGGCCTCCAACTGCACACCCCCAGTTCTCTACCATCGTACAGCGGTGAATCCCCACCGCAGGCCCCCCCACCAGCAGGGAAAGAGCACTCTTGGACCAGCTCTCAGAGGCCAGCCTCTCTACGAGGGGCGGGGTGAAGTACTTTTGCAGGTGTTCCATCGTAATGGATCATTAGGGTTGAAGAAGACCAGCACCCCTCCGGTCACACCGAGATAGGACGCTATCGCTACCTGCCGCGGCACCTCAAGGACATCTCCGGGCTTGATGTCATAGGTCTCAGCGCCGATACTAACCTCGGTCTCGGAGGTGCCTAGAATGGTGTACTTCTCGAATACGCCGTCGGCCATCATAGACCACGAGGGCACACGGGCCAGCCGGAGCACCCGCTCTGGTGCATAAGCCCCCAAGATCAACCGTGCCCTCAGGGGTGCCTCCATCACGTGCCAGCGATCCCGTGGAACCTCTAGGTCCAACTCCATGGCCACCGTTGGGCTTACGTAGCCCGGAATCTTTACACAGGGCATGTTAGCCTCCTAGATTCAGCGGTGTACCAGCAAATAGGCCAACACAGGCCCCGGGAACTTGACGGTGCGTGACCTGTTATCGATTACGTAGACATCCCCCTTCCTGAACCAGAAGCTCCCACCACGGTAGGTCAGCCACTGGTTCTCTAGCGAGAGGAGGATCGGGTCAGTCATCCTTGCGCCGATGCCAGAGACCAACGGAAAGCTGTCCTGTCCTACGAGCCAGTCGCCGGCCGCAAGCCGCGGACAAAACGCGTTGCCCCCGGAGGGTGCTAGCCCGCCCAGGGCCAATGACACGAGCACAGGCGCGGCTTCCGTATGCGACAGCATGATGTAAGGCCTCGGGGAGACTGGGTCAGCCCTTAGCGTACACACCAGGGCATCCACCATGTGGTCGGCCACGTAGTTTTTGTAATGCATCTCACCGCATCCCCGTGTGACCGAACACCAGCATGCCGCTGGCCGGCGTGAGTATAAGGAGGTCCCTGATGTCCCGTGGATCCAACTTGACGACGTCTCCCGCGCTCACAAGAACCGTGGAGCACGTGTACGTCCAGGGGACTTTCGTGTGGAACGACTCTGTTGTAAGGGTATAAAGCTCGGCACTCTCGTCGCCAGCAACAAAGTCGCAGGGGTCCCACGGCCGGGTATCAATGTGCCCCAAGAGGTCGTAAATCAGCTCGTGGAGCACAAGGCGCGCTGGGCCCTCGTCCCCCGCAGCCGCCTGGGTAAGTATCATGCGCGCCACGCTAGGAGTCATGTAGTTTTTGATTACGTGCACGGGCTTTATCCTTGTCCAACTCATGCTTGTGGAGGTGCAGCAGCATCTCCAGCCTTTTACCAGGCTCAACCGGGAACGCGCACTCACCCTGCATCGCGTAGAAGAGTCGCCAACGGTAGGGGGCCGTCTTGAGGCGGGAACTCTTTATCATCTGGACATCTCACTCCGTTTTAGAGCCTTATCCACGCGAACGCCGTGCACGGCTAGGTCCTTTCTACACGTCATCTGGCCTCGGATGGTGCTGTAGAAGTTCTCCAGGTAGCCTATCTGATCGGCCGCATGGAGGGAGGATCGAGCAGAGCGTCCTGCCACGTACGCATCCCAAATCTGGGTGTAGGTCATCGCACCTTGACCCCGCGTACGATAATGCTCTCCCCACCACACCTCTGATTTGTGTCGTGGTAGAGGTACTCCAGGTACCCACCCGGGCGGATGTCCCTCCGCGTGATGGCGCGGGCCAGGCAGATCAGCGGGCTGTACTCGGGTTTAACCTCGGCACGCTCGGCCAGGGCAATGATCTGTCGAACGGTCAACAAGTCGATATTCATACACACCTCCAGGACCCAGGCGTATGCCTGGGCTTGGTCTAACGTCTGCATTCCGGACATGTGGGCCATAGGTAGGATCCGGTGACCACGTGTAGCGCAACCGCTGCAATGCCGATGGTGTAGTGCGCGTTGCTGTTCACGCTGCGCTCGTTGGGGACACCGTACACGTATGTCCCGTTCTTACGGAGACTCTCGTAAATCCAGCCGAGCTCGGGATCAGCCAGGCACCAGAGGGGCCAGCTCGGGTTCTTCCAGGTGATCTCCGGGAAGAGGCAGAGGAGCCAGACGTGGCTAGCTCGGAGGTCGCCCATGGGGAGGTTGGGGTTGAGGAGGGCAGCCCGGATCACCTCCCAGGCCTGTATCCAGGGGGTAGGGTCAGCGGTCAGCATGGGGCGTATGCCCATGACAAGCCCAGAGAGCACCCCGGCATCGGCGCTGTGCCTGGCTAGGTTCATCAACGTACGGTGTTGCTGTGTCAGATCGGCCCCTATCTGGGGCAGTCGAACGCTCCTCGCCTCAATCGCGCTTAGCGGCGGCCCCTCGGGCCATACTTTTGTCTGCAAGGTCTGCCTTCCTCCTTTTGTGGGTTGCGGTTGCCGTACGGTAGAGCTTGGCCGCCGTGCGAGCAGGCAGGTGCGCCAGGAGTTGCGAGACGACGAGCAGCCTGCTTGTGCCAGGCTTCGTCACGCGCCCTAGGAGCCGGAGAGCCTCTTCCGGCCCTATCCGGCCGGCATTAAGCAGCGCAAGCAACCAGCAGGATGCGAACTGCGGAACCGAAAGCAGCAGCTCACGGCCTAGCATATCCGGGGCCTTCCATCCGACCTTAGGGTGGCGCTTTATGTATCGGCGAACCCAAGCCCCGTCAACGCACGGGAGGAAGGTGGCTACGACAGATACGTCCGCCTTATTCCGCAGGAAGGATGCACCTACGAGCAGGCTCTTGGCGAAAACCTTGGCCACGTCGCTCCTGCGATCTCCTAGGAGAATATTGACTCTGGGTGCGGAGACCTTCCTGTGGTGCATGTAGTTGTGAATCGCGTCAAGAACGGTTTGCGCGTCCTTCCGCGAGGTCATCTCCAACAACAGGTATCGACCCACGAGCAGGAGGGGCGAGAGGTTTAGGATCCCGTCCAGCGATTCTCCGGGGGCGTCTAGGTCCTTCCGCTTAGCCCGATAGTCCTCCCGCTCTTTCGCCCCCTTGTCAAAGCCCCGCAGGTAATCGGCGTCTTCCTGACGCGCCGCCCCAAGGACGTGATTCACGTAGTAGGGGTTGTTCACTGCCCCACAGGGGTACTCCGCCCCCAGCTCGGCAAAGACTGCCCGGGGCAGGTTCTTGTTGCTGGTTAGAGCAAAGGCGAGGTGATCGTCAGCGTAGCTGTTACACCCCTTCTTCAGCAGCAGCTGAGCCAAGGCTCTGAGCCGGCGTTGCCCGGTCTTCGGGTTCGCCGCTTCCAGGAAGCGTGCGTAGGTAAAAACGTTGTGTTCCGTCATGCCACCTCCGTTATTCCTGCTATTAATCGAAGATAGAGAGGACCCGCCGAGGGGGAGTTCTCAAGCATACGCAAAGCGGTGTCCACGGCCCAGGAGGGGCGGTAGTTGGGTAGCCAATGATCCCCCATGACCCTGGGCACGAACCTGCCGGCATAGTCCCAGGCGGGGTACAGCGGGAACTCCTGCGTGGCATCCCACTCAGCAAGGTTACTGAACCTGGAGTCATGCCCAGTCACGGCCGACAGAATGCTTGAGAGCTCCTCTGTCTTTGCGCCGATCAGATCCGAGGCGAGGTGGAAAACGGTGGGCCGCAGCCCATTGTAGTGCACGTTGCCCCCGAGCAGCTCGATCAGCCCCGTGGGGACGACACTATCGTAGTGTAGCAGGGTGGATCGATCCAGATTTCGAGCGTAGTACTCCGCCGCATTCAGGAGGCAGCTGAAAAACCCTACGCCCAGCCACCCGGACCCCCTGGATTTTCTGTAGGGTTGGTAAATGAACTGGTTCCCCTCCGAAAGGCCGTAGAGGACCTCCGGCAGGCAAGACCTAGATCTGCTGCTCCTCTGCGAACCACAGCATGCTTCCACCTCCTAGTAAAAGAGCAGCCTGGGCGGGGCCCGGAATACGTGTTGCAGGATCAGTTTGGGATCCCTTGTCCGCAGACGACGGCAGAGGTGGTCGCCCAAGGCCATCCCGCGTAGCACATCATCCGGAGTACACTTACGCCTGAGTTCGTCGCTGAAGATGAACACAAGGTGCGTGGCCCTGTACAAGCAGATCAGTTCGACGGGCGTCAGGTCGAACATCTCCAGGGCTATCTCATCACAATGGGCTTTCGGGCGGCCAAATGCCGCAGCCCAGCTCTCCACATCTCTCCTCAGAACTTTACTTGGCAGAAACAGGTGGAGCAGGTAGCTGCTCACCGATCCCGTGTAGTATTTCTGGCCGCTCCAGGGGGAGAACTTGTTGATGAAGTACAGCTCCCGCTTTTCTGTTTCGAGGGCCGTCGCCACGACATTTCGCCTGTAGGCGATCAACCCATCGTTCACGCGAGGCTCGTCTCTCGCGAGTACTTGCCCGGGTTATTGGTGCGATCCGCCTGGTACATGGCCAGCCTGGGGGCGAAGATGCGGTGGATGGCCTCGAAGCCGGATATCGCGTTCTCGCCCGCGTAAAACGGGTTCAACGCCGCCGGCGTATCGTACGTGATGCCGAGGTTATGCCTCTTCCAGGCGTCGGTCTGGTAGAAGCGGCGTGCCCTGCTGCTGGTGCCCAGGTAGTGCTTGTTACGATCCACCCAGGGCGGGCACCTGCTCTCCAGCAGCAAAGCCCTGGACGAGAGCCACCGCTCCACCAGGAACAGCCCGGAGCAGACCTGGAGCGGGGTCTTGCCGACGTCCAAGCCCGCGCAGCCCTGCACGGAGATCTCTCGATTCTTGATCGAGGGGATGCCGATGAGGAGCATCATGGCGCTGTAAGCATCCGCCCCAGATCCCGAGAAGGAGGCTTCCGCCCTCGGGTGGGCCCAGGCCCCGGGTTCCATGAGGAGCGCAATCCTCAGCATCTCCATGGGCAGCTTCGGGTGCGCCAGGGCGAGCCGATAGAGCGGCCCGCTTGAAGGCAGATCCATGAAGGCTTCCCCGACCGCCTCGCTCGGCGAGTTCTTGTTCCCAAGCAACTTCTTGTACTGCTCGTACGTTGTCTTATCCACGGTCTCCTCCTGCTCTTGACTCAATCTTAGGGCTCGTATCGAACGCTTGGCGGCCCAATAACCTTAACCAGTAGACCCAAGAAGTCGTGGGCCTGTTCGGTTTTGTATATCGATAGCCGTATATCTGGCCCTTCGACCTCGATAAAGAACCCCCCCACAAAGGGCCGGCACGAGACCACCCAGTACGACTTCGCGACCTTCTCCCGGTGAAAGGCGATACCGCCCCTCGGTGACTTTAGATGCTCGTCGAGCATGTCTCGCTTATTGCGCCACTTGTACACGTACTCCGGCACAAAAGTCCGATCTTTTGCCTCAGGGTCTTTAGGCTTTTTGCGCTTACGCCTGTCCTTAAACGTCCTTGACATCTCCGATCTTATTCCGGAGTTAAAAGCAAGATTCCCTCCCCCGCGTCTTGCTTCAACCCTCGACGCTCCGGTAGACCCCCTTGTCCTCCAGGATCTGGCCGATCTCCTCCAGTTTCTTGAGGAGGTTATGGAAGGCCCGCTCCCCGAGTTCAACCCCCCTGTAGTTCTCGTTAAAGCGCGCGAAGAGTTGCTCCTCCGTACCGGGCCCGCTCTGGAGCAGCTGGTCCAGTAGGTGTTTACGCTGCCTGTAGGTCCTGGCCGTGTGGGAGTTGTCGTAACGGTCCGAACGCTCCACGGAGTATTCTCCGTCCTTGAGGACCACCTGCTGATCCTCGACCAGCTCCCGCAGCGTGAGCTCTAGCCCCTCCCTGGAGGTGTGCATGCGCAGGGCGAGGCTCCTCAGGTCGCCGCCCTTCACGCGCAGGACATCCATCACGCTCGCCCTGGAGGGCTTCTTGATCTTGGCCCGCCCGAGGGGGTTGTTGTCCAGCTTCTTGAAGACCAGCTTCTTTTCCACCGCGGGTGCAGGGTTGTCGGTGTAGACGACAGCCTCCGGCCCCTTGATGCAGAGCATACCCGCCAGGGTGCCGATGAAACGGTTGATGGTGGACTCGATGTCCTTCGGCTTCACTGCCCCATAGAAGACCTTGCTCAGCCGAGGCATCTTGACGCCGCCCTTCTCGTCCTTCGGCTTGTAGTGGACCAGCACCGTCTTCGTGTTGAGCGGCTCTGCTGCCGCCCGCACCTCCCACAGCAGGGACCCAGCAGAGTCCTCGTAGGCGGCGCCCTGCGTGGCAGCGATCTTTGCACACGGCTCCCACCCGTTCCCCCTGGACCCTCGCACCTGCCCCCTCTCCTGGAGTATGGTGATCGCACGCAACACCCTCGAACACCCAGGCTTCGCCGGGGACCACCCGAGCTGGATTGCGATATCGTTCACGAAGAGCCTGCTGGTGCTCTTCTTGAGGATCTCCAGGACTTTCGGGGTGTAGACGTTTATGTCGTACTCTTCACGCATGGACGACGTTCTCCTCTCCGGTTGGTTATTCCAGGAAATGGTAGTCCGTAGCCCTTAGCAAATGACGAGAGTCATCCAGCAGCCTCTGGCAGGTCTTCTTCGAGGCGAGCGTCCAGGACTCCAGGGCATGTCCCACCTGGATCCGACTGTCTGGGATCCAGGGCCAGTCATTTTGGACCCGCATGACCACAGGCGTGCTACGCACAGCCTTGTCGAAGAATTGGGTGGCCGTCACGTCGATAACCCCCCAGTGACCGCAAGAGAACCAGCAGTGTTCCTTCAGGCAGCCCGTGGAGTCGTGGAAGGCCCCAAACTTAAGAGCCCCTCCCGGCTCTAGCTCCCCGAGAAGCCAGGATGCGGTCACACAGGCCCCTGCCAGGCTGCTCGGCCAGAGCTTGCTACGCAACAGGGCTTGGCGGACACAGTAGGCCTTCTTGCGCAGAATCTTGTCGGTAGATGTCATGTGGTCTCCTACCTTTTTATACCTTCTTTTCAACGGATCTATGCGTAGCTGAAGCCAGGAGGATAGGATGGGCTGCAATGTCTGCGTATACCCCGCTAAGACCGCACCTCTTGAGGGGCTCCGGGTTGAATGCGGACATCCGGAACCTGTACGAGATCGTCAACGAGCTGCACGAGATCGCCGTAGCCGCTGCGGGCGGGTCAATATCCATCACTCGCCTGAGCCAGGGCGCCCTAAGTGCCCTGCGGCTGGTACGTGCCAGGACAGCGCTAGGACGACGTCTGCGGGAGATGGCGAACCTGTCGGCGGTTGGGCCGATCGCTCCGGCGCTGGGCATCGGGTCGCTGCTGCCTGCCTTATAGCCCGCTCTTTGACGCACCCACCGCAGCTCCTGTGTTTGCCCCGGGAGCGAGAGCATCCTTTCAGCCCCTTTTTGCGGTATTTACGCGACGCATCAAGCGGGCGAAATATCGGCTTTGTTCAGTGCTTTGTTCAGGGTGTCGAGAACCCCTTGGAACCTCCCTACGGATAAACCTGCTGAAAAGGGCGGGTCACTTTTCTTACGGTGTGGGGGCCTGGCCCGCGGAACAAGGCATCTTTTTAGCCGCTTTTTGTGGTGGGGCGCGGGGCTAAAAAAGGGGCGGTACTTCGCCCCCTTTGGCCTGGCAGAGTGTGGGGCACTTCCACCGGTCAAGTAGAACCCTCCGGAAAGAGCACGATGAACCGGCAAGTCCCTCCCAGGGCCTTTATAGTGGTGCGACCCTCAGAGATCAGAAGTGTCCCTGGCTCTACGGTGTCGTTAGGGTCAAGGGGGATGCAGCCATGCGTCTTAAGGACCCTGAGGAAGGGAACCTCTGTTGTGTAACCGGCCTTGAGCCTCAGCCCTGTTAGCCTAGAGAGGACGGGGAGCACGTATTCTCCCAGACTTGTGGACGTGTTAGGCAGGAGGTTGAGGAGGGGGGATCTCGGGTCAGGCGGTAGGAGTATCTTGCAGGAAGTGTCGATCATCTGCCTCGGTCGGGGTTGGTGGTTAGAGGGGCAGGGGCTTCATGCGTAAGTCCACACCTTCCTTCTTCGGACAAGGTTTAGCATCACGATCTTGGTCGGGATCAGCGCTAGCAGGATCTCATCCGGGCCCAGGAAGAGGGGTCTCGGCAGGTACCCCGCCAAGTCCAGAGGGATCGCCGCCTGATCCACGCACACAGTCCAGCTGGTCCAGTTTTTCAGGAGGAAAAGCTCGCCGGTAACGATAGGCAGCTCTAGCTGCACGGCCAGCCTCTGCACCACGTCCTTCGGCAACGGGTCCATGGTCTCTCGAATGGGGAGTCCGCTCAAGACTGAGCGTGGGTCAGGTGGAATCAGGATGGTGTAAGCGGTCATAGAGCACGACGATGTAGTAAGGGCCTCGGCCTGGGTGGTAGATCGAAATGTCGCTCGTTTTGGAGTGGATCAACGTACCCGCCTCCACCCGCCCTCGGGTCATGGCCATGGTCACCGGGCTAAGCGGTATGGCATAATGCCCACTCAGTATGTTGAAGGTGCCGTGAAAACGCCCACACCAGCCGCCTACAAAGGGCTCTCCCAGCTGAAGGGAGAGGGTCGCCAGCATCCCCACGTCGAGGCTGTGGTGTAGAGCATCGTCGTGCAGTTGACCTATCGGGCTTCGCGGATCCGGTGGCACCAGAATCCTTTTATTCATGGCTGACCTCCTCAAACAGGATCAGACCAAATGGCCCATTTGTGGATCGTATCTCTTGGGGGCCCTTGAGCACCTTCCCCGTCGGATGGCTGCATTCGCTCAGCACGATGCACATCACCCCTTGGGGCACGAGCCAGTAGCTTACAACGATGAGGATGGACCATCCAATCCGGATTCGCATATCCAGGAGCAGGGAAAGCCGGGCCAGGGCCTCGTCGCTAAGCCGCGTTCCCGAGGGGTCCAAGGGCACGTCTATGACGGCCCTTGGATCAGGCGGTACGATTATCTGCATGGTATCCTTTCATTTGTACAGGAGTACAAGCCTGAACTCTGTGCCGTCCTTGGTGAAGAGAATCTCGTTGGTTACGACGCGTCCTGGTGGGACATTTGTGGTATCCAGCGCTACTCCGTACGAACCTGCCCCGACGAGCCAGTACGATGTGAGGAGCATGAACCCCCTATTGAAGGGTATGCCTAGCTGTAGGCTAATCCGTCCGAGGAGCTCTTCAGGGAGTCCAGCGATGCTCCGTGTAAGCAACACCCTGGTGAACAGCGATCTCGGATCAGGGGGCACGAGTATCGTCATATTCGTGATCAAGGGTCAGCCCCCGTGTAGAGGAGTAGAACGCTCGCGTGACCCGCCTTGGACGACCCCAGGATCTCGAATCCGGCGTAAAGCCCTGGCGGGTGTGGGCCGAAGGGTTCCAACAATAGCATGTAACACCCCTCCGACATAATGAACCGCTGGCTAATCCATGTGCCGTGGCCATCTACAAAATGGACACCCGCTAGCATGGGTAGCGTCTCCAACACGTCCGGGGGCAGATCCCTCCCGCCAAAGCAGGCGTATGACAGGTACTCTAGGTCCGGCAGTGCAGGTCGGGGGTCGGGGGGTAGGAGGATGCTCAGGTACATGCAATGGGCCTCACGTGAACAGTTGGACTATCCGGAAGGACGTCTTGCTTGCAATGCTATCGCCCCCGGTAATGACAGTACCCCTCGGCACGCCTGTATCGTCAAGAGCGAAAGCGTAGATGTCGTGGCTCGTTGCCCATCGAGGCATATGGACGCGAAGGGTGAACCCGCGGCTGAACCGTATGCCTATCAGCACGGAAAGGGCGTCGAGTTCATTTTGCTCCAGCGGGGTGGTCACTACCTCATAGGGGCGTTCCAGCAGCCACCCAAGGGTGGACCTCGGGTCGGGTGGAAGGATCAGGCTGATCTTGTCCACGGTTTAACCCAGGTAGTAGACGAGTACACGCTTCCCTACCTGGAGCGTGTAGTGCATGACCTCATCGGAACCCAGGAGAATGACGTCTCCGGGCTTTGCGAGGATCCAGGTGACTGCGTCCTGCGAGGAGCCCGGCTCCAGCGCCACGTAGCCCGGCTCCAGCGCCAGGAGGACAACCCTCGGATCGGTGGCCGTTGGGGCAGTCCAGGCCAGATTATGCCTCTGGCCTGGTTTAGGCTCGTAAAGGGTTTCCACCCCCAGCGAGCGCCTTTGCAACCGGGGCAACACCAACAGGACTTTCGCAAGAGTTCCTTGGGTTTCAAGCTTATCCTTCGGGATGCTTGCGATCGTGTGTACAGTCCTGGGCGATACGTGTTCTTTCAAGTGGTTCATGGGATCACCGTTTCCTCCTGCAAAGAGCCAACACAGGACCAGTGCAGTACACCCAGCAGTCCATGGTCTCCTCCGGGGTTAGCCGGAACAGGTCTCCCTTGAACCCGCATACCCCGTCCTGTGTTCCAACGGTGACTATCCTGCCGCGCGTTAGCGTTACCCGAGCGGCCTGCGTAGGGAAGAGCGCTGCTCGGAACGTGATGGGGCGGAGATCGCTGTGTACAAGAGCGTTCAGCCGGATCCAGATGAGCGGGCCGACACCCTCCAGCCCACAGAAGAGCAACGACTCACGGGCAGTGGCCTCGAAATAGGACCAGCCGTTGCAGGTCTTACTCTCCCTTCCGCTGAATGATGCGACTAAGTCTTCAATGATGCGTGGTTTGACGTACTGTTGGAGCACTTCCACGAAACACCTCCCTGCTCCCCACTCTTATTCCGGTATCTACCACCCTTCATGTAGGAGTAGATGGTCCGCGATAAAATGGACCCAGCAGACGCCCGCCTCACGCGAGGAGAACAGCAGCAGATCGCCTGCATCTAGGGTTACGGCGTCGAGGACACAGCCTGTGGACCCGATTAGCGCAATGGACCCAGAGCCTAGAGCTATCGCCACCACACGAGGCTCTGCGTGTATCCTTGAAATGGGGGCCAGATCTGACGTTGCGCCCAGACGCATTTTCGAGACACGGGCGAGCCGCTCCGGGAAGAACTCTTCCATAATCAGAGCCATGCGTACCCCTGCATTTTTGGTAGTGTAAGAGGCCGCCAAGCTAGGTGCGGCTTTAAACTCCTTGTCAAGTTCGGAGGCCACGATCGGGGTCATGTAACTACGGATTACGCGCATAGCCTGCCTCCAAGAGCAGAAGGACTCTGCACACGCTTCTGTTTTCAAGTCGTTGCCTTCCAGTGCACCTAGTCAGCACTCCAGCCTGCGATGCTGCGGTGTCTTGGAAGGTGATGAAGAACCACGAGTTGCTCACGCAGAGCTCGCACCCGGGCTGGACGTCGAACAGGATCCCCGACGTGACGCTCAACCCCAGGCAGAAGGAAAGGTCTTTGATCTGCGAAGCCCCCAGACGGAGCTCAGGGCGGGTTGCTGATACTTTGCCCATCAAGGGCGTGAACAGGGACCTCGGGTCCGGTGGAAGCAGGATCTTCATTGCACTCGTCCAAGGGCAAGGCAGCAGATTTCCGTATGAACCAAGCCGTTACACATCTCGACCCCGTCCAGGAGCAGCACATCCCCGGGCTCTAGGGTGCAGCTGTGGTCCCTTGCCCGGGCGGTGTAGCTAAGGAAGGAAACCGTACCGTATTCCAGGGCCAATAGAGCCGCAGAGGGGCTAGGTCTGGACTCGTCGTAGCCCGCAAACGCGCCCATGTCGTATGTTTTGCCCTTGAGCATGTGTGAGATCCAGTGGGTCCCCGTGCCGCCTACTGACGGGAAGAGGATCAGGTCCTTGAGGTCGTCGCAACGCTGTAGATGCAGCCTCTCGTACTTAGCCAAGCGGCATAGTAGGGCCGGCGCCACATATCTTTTTAGGTGCTCCATCAACCCTCCCTTGGAACGAGAATCAGTCCACGATACTTGTAGCCGTAAAGCGCCAGGCTAAAGGTGGGACCGTACAAGCGCCCCGCGTGGTACATGGGTGTGCTTCCTAGGAGGATTATGTAGCGCTCTTGTGCAAACTCGTAGATCCCCGACATCACGCACATGTCCGCCCGGACGAATGCAACCCCGAGCTGAAAAGATAGGCTCTTCAGGCGGGCTTCATCCAAGGGTCCGTCAACGGCATCCGTTAGGATAGATCGGGGGTCTGGAGGGATGAGGATTTGCATGATGTTCACGCACGTACACTCAGGGACACGAGGCGAAAGGGCTTGGTGTTGAGGGCCCGGAGGTTGTGCCCCCTCTTCGCTATGCCTGCTGGACAATCAAGCGTGTTATCCAAGGGAAGCAGGTAGATCCAATCGTCTGCGTGCCAGATCGCGGCGAGCGAAAGTATGCTGTACCCAGAGGAGAAGGTGACCCCCGCAACCAGAGACATCTTCAGGAGAAACCAATCCTCGAAGAACATGCCCGCGGGCGTGAACTCCAAACCCACCAGGGGTGACCTGGGGTCTGGGGGTAGGAGAATCAGGGGCAGGTAGTCCGGCAGTCCCGACAGGGTTTCGCAGATCGCGCCTTGGTCCATCTGTGAGATGCTCATCTGTTCCTCTCATTTATGCTGGAAGCACAAGGTGGGCCCCTCCACCCAGACCCTGTGGTGGAAGGCTTCGAGGCCGTTGAAGAGAAGCAGGTCCCCCGCGTTCACGTGCACACCCTCCTCCTGATGCAGCAGGCTAAGCGGAAGAGCGTCTCGCACGATGATGAGCGCCGCAGCGATATCATCGTCGGGGGTCCAGGCTCGGGTATCCAACCTGTTCCACATGTGCTTGGTCAGTGGGCGAAGCAAACAAGGTCCGCTGGGGGCCAGCTGCGGCAGCACCAAGAGTGCGGACATAGGTATGGGCTGCATGAATACGAACCCTGTCCACAGGGCTTCCGCCTTATGGGGGGCCATGTAGCCTTTTATGTGCTTCATCTGTCAACCACCTTTCCTTGCAAGACGATGATCCTACTTGTGCTCCGTGTGAATCGGACAATCGCAGGCCCAATCACAAGCGCTCCTGCAAGAAAAAGCTCCATAGGGTCCAAGGAGATAAGGTACTCCGACTCGTAGAGCGGGAAGAGCCGCCCCTTGTATGCGAGGGGCTGCCCACTCACGAAATGGATCCCGGAAGCCAGAGACAGCGCGTGTACCTTTTCCGGAGTAAGCGGGAGGGGGCTTATGGGTATGTCGTTCAGCAGCGATCTGGGGTCTGGTGGCATGAGCAGCGCGGGTAGCTTAGGGGTTTTCATAACCTCCCTCCTCGTGGGGATGATCAGGATCTGCGGTCCCCTCCAGAAAAGGTGCTCGGGTACGCTGTACTGGTTTTGAACGGGGCAGATCACACGCGGGGCGCGCCCTTGAAGGCTGGGTAGGATCAGGATCGTGTGCGTGTCCACGAAGACACCCCCTTTCGCGTCTTGGTACTTACGCGCCAGCGACTCGACCACGGGGGCCGCCATGTAATTCTTCAGGACATCCATGGTATCTGCTCACCCGGATGAGTACGAGCACATTCCCTTCGTCAACGTGGAGCCAACTC